CGCCACTCGGCCTTCCCTCTCACATTGAGTTGACCATGCAATTGAGTCGCGCACATGTCCGTGCGGTGCTTCGGCTGTCCAAGATCAACTGGATCCACGTCGGCCCTCGCCGTGCGGAGCGGATCACGACCCAGTGCGAGCACTTGCTGCGGCGCGTGCCGCGTGTGACATCCGTGGCGGGCGTGCAGGCGCCGCGTCGCGTGCTGGCCCACTACACCCGGGCCTTGCGATCGATCATGGACCAACTGGGCATGCCGGTCCCACTGGACGCCCCGCGTGGGCTGCCGCGCGCCATGCGCGGGGGGCGGTAATGGCGGAGTTCACGCTCCTCGAGTACCAGCTGCAGCGCGGCCCCCTGGCAGGCGTGCGGGGCACGTGCGCGGCGGGCTGTACGGAGTACGGCACGCGCCTGCTCGCCCCGCCCACCATGCTGGTCCTCCCCGGCGCGAGTGGGGGCTGGTACCAGCTCGTCGGCATCGTGGACGGGGAGCTCCACTACGCCTGGCAGGAAAGCACTGGGCTCGAGTGACCAGCGTCTACGTCTGGGCGGATCTGCTGGGCGGGTGCGCCGACGGGGACGTTCTGCTCGTCGATGTCTGCGACCCGCCGCCGCACTGCATGCGGCGTACCCGCCTCGGGACGACGCAGCAGTACGTGCTGCACGATCACCCCCGCTGGGGGCTGTGCTACGTGCCGATGTAAGGTCTGTGCGCGCTCCTGAAATGACACCTGTACACCACTGGGAGCCGCTATGCACGTGTTTGTCACCTCCGATTCGCACTTCGGGCAGGCGGGAATGCTCGAGTTTCTACGCCCAGACGGGTCGCGACTGCGGCCGTTTGCGTCGGTCGAAGAGCACGACGACCACCTGGTCGCGGCCTGGAACGCCCGGGTGCAGCCCACGGATAAGGTCTATCACCTGGGCGACGTGGCCATGCACCATCGCGCGATCGCGACGATCGGCCGATGCAACGGACGGAAGGTGCTGATCAAGGGCAACCACGACACGCACCGGTTGACCAAGTACCTGCCCTGGTTCTACGACGTGCGAGCGTATCACGTCCTCGACAAACTGGTGCTGAGCCACGTACCGATTCACCCCGAATCGTTGGGGCGCTTCCGCGGCAACGTGCACGGGCATTTGCATGCCCAGCAGTTGGCGGATCCCCGGTACCAGAACGTGTGCGTTGAGCACACCCACTGGGCGCCGCTCGAATTGAGCGAAGTCCAGCAGTTGTTCCGGAGCCCCACGTCATGACGTGGGGCATCGACGGACCGAACACTCACGCGGTGCCACACGGCTTCGCCGCTAGTGGTCTTCGGTACGTGTGTCGCATGGTCCGGCATGCGACGGCACCTGGAGTGAGGGCACGGCTTGCCGTCCCGCGCTCTGACGTGCGCGCGGGACGCCAAGCCTCGCTGCCCTTGGCGTGATCGAGTGCTCACACACTTCCGTGTGACCCTCCCGTGGCTGGTCAGTGAACCCTTCTGAAGGAGTTGTATATGCAGTCGAACGACATCGTGATGGTCAACGTCACCGGGACCAACGGCACCACCCGGCACCAGAAGACCATCTCCCGCCGGTTCAACGGTGCGGGCCTCCCGCTGAACGACGACGGCAAGCCCGTCGGCGACAGCGCCGAGGTGCTCCGCAACCTGCCGAGCGGCACGGCGACCAAGGCCCCGGACTTCCCGACGGCCAAGTTCCTCGAGGCGCAGGGCAAGGGCGCCGAGGGCGCGGCGGAGATCAAGGCGATCCAGATCGCCTACGCCCAGCAGTTCAGCGACTGGGAGAAGTCCCAGGGCGGCGGGTCGGAGAACCTGCAGGTGGCGAAGTCGGTCCTCGAGTACGCGAAGGAGTTCCACGCGTTCCAGGAGACCGATGGTGACCACTTCGTGATGAAGCTGGACAACCTCGACGTGGTCACCACCACGCTCAGCGACGGGCGTACGCTGTACACCGTCACCGGCACGGCTGTCTTCGGCTGAGCCTGTACACCGGTCTCTGGGGGTTCCCGGGGGCCGTTCGGTTGGGGCATCCGCTGCGTAGCGGAGGGTGTCCCAACCACCCACCTTTTGACCGCAGGAGACCAGGTGACGTTTCTGAATGCGATACACAACGCGCTCGGCACTGGACTGCGGCTGTACGTGGCAGAGTCCTACGCTCCCGAACCGCACAAGCCCGAGATGGACTGGCTGCAGAACTACGTGCTGCTGGTGGCCCCCGACATCGAGGCGGCCGCCGAGCTCGCCCGGGCCGAAGCGTCCCGCCCTGGCAGCACGCTGCAGAACGAGCCCCACGAGCCTGCGGTGACGCAGATCTGGGTCCGCGACTTTGGCGCGCCTGCGGCGGCGGGGCTGCTTCGCGATCGTGGAACGCTGCTGGTGTGGGCCGTAGACGATGCTTGACGAACTCTACGCTACGCTGGGGCTCGCTGCCCCACCGCGCGACCTGCTGGTGTTCCGCTGGAAGGGTGAGGCGCTCGAGCAGGACTGGTGCGACTACACCCTGGAACCCGGGGAGCGGCCTAGTGCCCGGGCGGACAGGACGCTGATGGCCGAAATGTTCTATCCGGTCGGGGACGGGTGGTTCGCTCCGGTGCAACGCCACCCACCGCGAGACCAGTGGAAGATCCGGTACGGCTGCGCGCATCCGCGCGACCACCTCAATCAACAGACGATGGAGTGGACCGTGCGCTCGGTGTCGCTGCCCGAGTGGGTCCTGGACTGGGACGGCGAGCATGCTGGCTGAACTGTATGCGGCACTGGGCTTGCCCGTCGCCGCGCCGACGGACGTGTTGGCGTTCCGCGCGCTCGAGTCGGGCTACAAGCACCCGCGTTGCCTTCAGGCCGACACCCGGCCGATCGACGTTCCGGCGCTCGACGGCGGAGAATACTTCGTTCCGATCGGCGAGGGGTGGTACATCATTGTGGTCGCCCATGCGCTGGTGGTCCCGCGCGACGCCGGAGTGCCGCTGGAGAACGGGTGGCTCGTGCGGTACGCGGCAGACTACCCGTCGTCCGGGATGAACAACTACCTCTACGAGTGGGCGGCGCGTTCCGTGGTGTTGCCGGACGGCGTGCAGGTCCTGCCCACCTACTGTCTCGACGCGCCTGAGCCCTACGACGACGACGACGACTACGACGAGGATCTCTACGATGATGACTGAGCTCTATGCGGCGCTGGGGCTGACGGCACGATGCTGCCGCGCGCTGTGCTTTCAGTGGGATCTGGACCTGATGGAAAGCTGGACGCGGGACCGCATCTTGGGTACCGCCGACAGTCCCCCGGTTGCTGATCGCCGCAACCGCGAGCACTACCTGCTCCTGGACGACGGGTGGCACATGGTGGTGCAATACGTCGACGGGCAATGGACGCCAAAGTTCGCGCCGACGAAAAACACGTCGACCCTCAACAAAGAGCTCTTTCAGCAGTGGACCGTGCGCACCATCCTGGCGCCTGCGGGGCTGCACGTTCCCGACGAGCACTGGAGTACCGCATGTCCCTGAACGATGACATTACCAAGATCCTGGTCCCGAACGCCCCGGCACCGCTACCACCGGGCTGGGCCCCGCCACGCCCGCACGGACGCTACCGTATCCGGCTGGACGTGCAGTTCAGCGGCAGCGTGGAACAGGTCGTGGAAGTCACGACCGCGGACCCCAGCGCCCTCGGGTTCTACGAGCTCGCCGAGCTGCTCGACGTGGCTGCGTTGTCTGCGGAAGATGTGCTCGCCGAGGCGAAGGAGACGGCGGAAGTCGCGGATTACAACTACGACGACGACGCCGAGAACCAGGACGAACTCGACGCGTGGGACAAGCAGTTCGCGGACACGCATGATCCGGAGAGCGGTCTGCCGCTCGACGACGACGACTGACCTTTCCTCTTTTACCCTGTGCTGGGAGTGCAACGCATGACTGCTCGGTGGATGTACCTGTCGGACCTGGCCCCGCAGGCCAACATCATGAACCTCGAGACCGGGGAGCTACGGTCGATCAACAGCGCCGCGGTCAAGGACCGCGCGCCGATCGGGCTCCGCCGGTACGTGCTCGAAGAATCGTCGGGCGGGTCGTACCGGGAGACCGGGGAGTGTATGCCGATGACCGAGGAGCTCTTCGCGGAGCTCGAGGACAACATGCGGCTGCCCAACAACTGGAACTACGACTGGCCGCATCTCCAGGTGGAGATCGAGGGTGACGGCGCGGACCATCCGATCCGCCTGGCGATCCTCGAGCGCCTCAACCGCGAGATGGCCGACCACCCGTACACCTTCCAGGTGACCGGGCTGCAGCGGCGGTACTTGATGTACTTCTCCGACGGCAACTACCAGTCGCAGCAGGCGTTCGAGCGGTACGTGCCGCGTCCGGACAGCTCGCCCTTCCGGCGGGACGGCTCGCTGCGCAAGAAGTACAACTGGATCTGGAACTCGAACATGCGGGACGCCAAGGTGCCGGTGCCCCAGACCGAGTCGAAGCTCTACGGCAACCTCGCGCCGTGCCTCTACACCGGTCCGGCGTGGGTCGTGCGGTTCCAGCTCGACGGCCAGGACCCGCTGCTCGAGCGGTGCCGCGTGTACGTCACCGACGAGGGCGAGTTCATCTGCTCCGACTGGTGCCAGCGGCACGACCAGACCAGCTACGGCGACGGCATCAACCTGCAGCGCGGGATCTACAGTTTCGGCGCCTGGGTGACCGGCCCGTGCGTGACCTTCGCGTCGGGACGAGGCGGGTTCAAGCCCACCAGCACGACCTTCACGCGTACCGCGGTCAAGGACCTGATCAAGCAGCACGGGCTGCTCCGGCCGCCGCGCGCCTTCGATGACGTCTTCGCGCAGGCCCAGAAGACCGTGGCGAGCTTCGAGTCGGTGGTCCCGGCCGGTGCGCCGAAGCTGGCGCACGACGCCGGAGACATCACGGCGGCGGCGGTGGCCGAGGCGGAAGCTGTGGCCGATGCCCGCCTGGCCGAGGTGGGGGAGACGCTGAAGCTCCCCGAGGGCGTGGTGCCGCAGTCGCTGCGCTCGGCGGGCCTGAGCCTGTCCAACTACGCGTACTTCGAGGTCGACCTGCCGAGCCACAAGTCTGGCCTGGCCTCGACGCACAAGCGCGGGGTCGTGGGCCTGAAGCTGAACCTCGACGGCTCGGTGACGGCGGCCCTGGTGAGCAACAAGTTCGGTCTGCCCCAGGAGGCGTACGAAGCGCTGCGGGTGGCCAGCGCGAACGTTGTCCACGGCGCGTTCGCCGTCAATGCGGACTTCGTGCCGGGCGTCCCGGCCACGAACGCCTGCCCGGAGTTCTGGTACCTCGGAGACAGCGAGAAGCCGACCAAGGCGGTTGGCGTCGAGGCGCTGAAGCCGTGGTGGCTGTACGACGCGGCGGTCTACTACCGGGACGCCGTGAGCGTCCCGGCGGAGCTCGTCGGGTGATGTTGTTCACCGGCACCCTCGACCGCACGATCATGGAGCACTACCCGTACGCGGCGCAGCACGCCGCGACGGGGGAGGACTTCGAGTACGGGCGCACGAAAGCCATCTCCCCCGCGCCCGTGGTCATCCGGCGGGTGTCGCTGTCGGAACGCTACGAGTGGTACCGGTGCACGCGCATGACGAGCGCGGGGGAGCCCCGGGAGGACGCCGTGATCGCCTTCGAGCCCGCCACCGGCGCTTACTGGTTCTGCGGGGGCACCTCCTCCGTACCGCACATTCCGTACACCGACCCCCGCCCGCGCAAGGAACCGCTGCGCGCGGGCTGGTGGGCCTCGATGTGCGTGGCCTGGCTGGAACAGCAACGGACCCAACCCCGAGACCTGGTCGGCGCGCTGCGCGCCGTCCTGCACGGATAAGGAGCAGTCGATGTGGACCGTCAACCTGACCGCGGACGACATTCACGACTTCCCGCTCGCGGCGCACCACGCATACATGCGGGCGACGTGGCCTGGAGTCTACGAGGACGACGACTCCCTGCCCGAGCTGGACGAAGAATTGGCCTCGCACACGATTCGTGTGCTCCAGGTGGGGACTACGGGGGACTACACGCTGTACGCGCTGGGCGAGCCGGACGACGAGTACTCGTACGGCACCGGGATCACCTGGGACCGCAAGCACGGCGTGTTCTGGTACTGCGGCGGCATTGACTGCTCCTCACCGTGGTCCGACCAAGAACTGGCGGACTACGTGGCACAGAACGCGGACGAACTGCTCGACCCGACCTGGTGGGCCGCGCTCGTCGCCGGATGGCTGCACCGGACCCACTGCGCGCCCAAGCCGACGGATCTGCTGTCGGCGTTGAACCAACTTCTTCATTCTTGACCCCAAGGAACTCTCATGCAACTCGCACTCGTCGGCTGTGGTTTCGTCGGCTCCGTGTTCACGACCGAAATGCTGAAGCGCTGTTTCGCGGGCAAAATTCCCCTCGACTTCCACTTCATCGATGACGACACCGTGGAAGCGCGGAACTGCGCCAATCAGAACTTCTCCCAGGCGAACATTGGGCAGCCGAAGGCCCAGGTGATGCAAGGGTTGGCGCTCGACGCCGACCGAGCGGCCACGTACGTTGCGACGCGGCTGACGCCGGAGAACATCGACGCTCTATTGGGCGACGCCACGCTCATCGTCGACGGGGTGGACAACCTCGCCACCCGCCAGCTGTTGTGGGGATACGGCATGCGCACGGGCACCCCGGTGCTGCACATCGGCATCACCGAGCAGGGCACCGGCAAGGTCGAGTGGACCCATCCGGCGCACCAGACCTTTTCGCTCCGCCCTGAACACACGGCGGGCAAGGACATCCCGGACCCGGCCAGCGGGGTGACCCCGCCGTGCGAGCTCGCTCGGATGCGCGGCGTGGGCCTGAACGCGGGCTTCGCGGCGGCGTGCGCCGCGGCGATCTACTTCGGGTTCGATCCCGAGAGCCACTTGAAGGGCGACACCTCGCCCGGGTGGTTGACCGAATGGCACGCCAGCCCGATGGGCTTCCTGCCGCAGACCGAAACCTGGGGGAACGTGCATGTCTGACCTGTCCGCGGATATCAAGGGGCTGTTGTCGCCTGCCGCCAAGCCGCCCGCCTCGGCCGGAACCCCGCGCCGCTGGTGGGGCGACGGGCCGGACGACGAGGGATACTACACCCGGCAGATGTACGGGCACGGTGTGCAGCCGCACAAGCCCACGACGCCGTACCGGCCGCAGACCACGTACGGGTCCGCAGGCTACCAGAACAGCTACGCGCCGATGCGCGTGGCGGTGGTGCACGCCGACGAGCGGGACGACCGCTACACCATTCCCTACGAGGGACGCGCGTGGTTCGCCATTGCCTCGACGGTGTGGCCCACGGTCGACAACGTGATGCGCGTGCCGGTGGAGCACTGCCAGTTCACCTACGCGGATCCGCCGTTCAACGCGTGCGTGTTCACCGCCGCGAACGACTATCTGCAGGCCCGATGGGGCCGCAAGATGGACCACAGCGACCAGCGGTGGTTGGCCCTGCACCCGTACGCCACCGATGGCGGCGTGCCGCAGGAGTACACCGCCACGTGCGTGCACCAGCTGGTGGCCCCGTACGGCATGGTCGTGAGCCGTGTGCGCTTGCGCCGCGGAAGCTTGGTGCTGGGCGACTCGGTGATGGCGTGGTTGAACAGCCTGGGCTGCAACCCGTTCGCCATGGCGGACCGCAGCACGACCAACGCCGAGGCCGCCGCCAAGATGGGTATCACCCCGGCGGAAGCCGATGCGCTCTGGCGGGTGGAGTTCCATGACGATCCGCTGCCCGGCTCGATCATTGGCGAGCGCGGCTGGAGCAACCAGGCCAGCTCGTCCACTACGGGGAGTGTGGTCACCGGCAACTTCGGTGGGCATGCCCGGTACCTGGCCCCGCGGGGTCGGGCCGGGGACTGGTTCATCTCGGTGCAGCTCGCCCCGGACGACCGGGTGGAATACTTGGTGCCGCCGCCGGACCCGGCGTACGAGCCGCGCAAGGGCAACCCGACGCTGCTGTACGGCAGTGTCACCGGACTGGACGGCCAGCCGATCGCCGTGAAGGACGGGACCAGCTGGCGCCGGGTGGGCGATGCGCCCGCCGCCGCGGCTGGGACGGCCAGCTTGCCCACGCTTCCGGACGTGCCGAAGAAGCCCGCCGCAAGCCACGGGCATTTGGTCACGTGCGGACTGTGCGCGGAAGACGTGAGCACCGCCGGGGTCCTGCGGGAAGCGGACGTGTGCTACGAGTGCGCGGAAGCGCTGTGGGACGGCATGGTCTGCCCCCACTGCAAGGTGAGCCTGAGGCGGCAGATCCCGTATCCGCTCACGTACAGCATCACCGACCAAGGCCTGGTCGAGGACTACGAGTACAGCTGCAACGCCTGCCGGGAGACGATCGTGTTCCAGTCGTTGGACGCCACGCCCGAGCCGACGGAGCACGACTTCATGCTTGAGCACTATCACGAGCTGGTGTTCAACCTCGAGCCGCTGACGGACGACAAGATTGATCAGATCGTCCAGGACGAGCAGGACCAGCTCGAGTTCCCACCCACCGACCCGGCGTAAGCCGCTTCGCTGTCTACGACGCCCTCCGGGGAGCGGCCTGCTGTGCGCCGCTCCCCGGGAGGCGTCTGTGGTTTTCATTCTTCCAAGGAACTCTATGTCCACCGATACACTGTCGCGCTTCCAGGCGCTGTCTCCGGCTGCCCAGGAGCAGCTGCTCGCGCAGCTCACCGCGGCACCTGCCGCCCCCACCCCGGCCCCCGGCACGCGCTCGGCGGCGCCGGAGTCGTACTACGACATGGACGCTGCGGTGCCCGTGACGTTCAAGGCCAAGCTGTCCCCCAGCCCCAAGGCCCGGGACAAGTCGTACGCCGAGCGCTTCGATCACATCTGGGTCAAGGGCCACTACCAGGTGGTCGGCCCCAAGGGCGGCCAGTACTGCGTGGGCCGCGTGGTCCTCGGGGTGAAGAAGGGCCAGCAGGTCAAGGGTATCCTGCGGATCTCCAACGCCAAGTTCCTCGAACTGCAGGCAGGCGGCACCGTGGACGGCTGGATGCGCCCGGATGACAGCAAGGACTCGGTGTTGCTGGGTGAGTTGTCGGGCTATCAGGCCGTGTAAGGTCTCGACCGCACGGTCGAACACCCAACATGACGACACCCCTCAACATGTACGAAGCCCCGAGGGTCACGGTGCTGTCCGTGCCCTCGTTTCTGGAGCCCGCCCACTTGCCGGTCGAGTGGGCGGAGGGCCCGGAACCGGTCAGCGCGCAGGAAAAGCTGATCGAATACGCCGGACGGCTGTGCTACATGAGTCAGCACAACCCGGCGAAGCGCACCACGCCAGAATACCTGGCGAACGTGATGGACCTCGGTCATGGCAGCGTGCTCGAGCACGGGCAGCTGGTGTTCCTGCTCGAAGGCGTGAGCCGCTCGTTGACCCACGAGCTGATCCGCCACCGGGTGGGCATTGCCATCAGCCAACTGAGCCAGCGGTACGTCGACGCCTCGGACACCGCGTTCGTGGTGCCGCCGATGGTGCTGGCATACCCGGACACGCGTCCGGCGTGGGAAGCGCAGTGCCGGGCGGCACTGGCGTGCTACCAAGCCTTGGTCGCCCGCTGGGAAGACCCGCTGGTGATGCCCGAGCTGCTGCCCACGATGCGCCGCAAGCGTGCACGAGAAGCCGCGCGGTCGGTGCTGCCCAACTGCACGGAGACCAAGTTGGTCTGGAGCTGCAACCTGCGCGAGCTGCGGCATGTGCTGCGCCTGCGTGGTGATGCCTCGGCCGACTGGGAGATCCGTCGCTGGGCGCTGGCGTTGCACGCCGCGTCGCTGCCACACGCCCCGTCGGTGTTGGGAGACATCACCGCCGACCCGGATGAGGACACCCTCGCCTTCGGGCGGGAAGGAATCTGAGCATGAGCTACGAAACGGACATCGAAACGCACCTCCTGCCCACGGGGGTGGAGGTCACGGTGAAGATCGAGCGCCGCTGGAGTGACGACGAGTGGGACACCGGGGAAGTGGTGGTCTGCTACCCGGACGGCACGGAGCATGTGTTCTACGCGCCGTCGTGGAGCCCGTACACCATGTCCGACGTGTTCGACGCGCTGACCCGGAAGGGCGCTGAGCCCGCCCGCCCGTCGTGGGCGCTGGAGCGGGTGTGTGCCGCGCAGGCCGCCCTCGTCCAGGCGGAACAGCGGCGGGCGGAGGCGCTGGCCACGTTGCAGGCGTACCCGCCCGTGCCCACGGGGGACGTGTCCGCGGAGTTCGCGCGGGGCTTGCAGTCCGTCGCCTGGGGCTATGTCATGGCGTGCTCGACTGTGGGTCGGCACGAGGCCGACCTGCAGGCGCGGCGCCGGGAGTACTTCGCGGCCGGTGGGTCGGAAGTCGAACTGCTGTTGACGCCGGGAGGTGCGTGATGGCCCACAGCCACTACCACGCCGTGTCCAGTGCGCGTCGCTACGGCGGCGTGGCCGAGGATTACCTGCCGCTGCACAACTTCTTGGACTCAAGCAAGGCAAGCTGGGCGGACCAGCGACACCGGGCGGTGCTGCACCACGCCTTCGGCGTGTTCGTCGCCGAGCAGGTGATTGGGCAACAGGAAGAAGTCCGCCTGCTGCGGGCCGCGCTGGCGCGGGTGCCGCGCTGGGCCCAGCGCCTGCTGGGCCTGCGGATCCCCGCCACCACGCCCGTGACCCTGGAGGTCACCGGCGGTAAGCAGGTGCCCATTCGCCTGGTCGCGGAGCAGCACATCATCGAAGACTGTGGGTTTGTGCCCTCGGTCGAAGACTATCTGCAGGCGGTGCCGCGCGAGAAGTGGATCACCCGTGGCGCGATGCGCTTGAGCGCGGTGCTCGCCGATCCGGACGCCGCCCCGCCTGCGCTGGCGCCCCATGGCTAAGCGTACCTACGCGACCCCCGTCGAAGCCGAGCAGTACCGCGCGCGAGCGCGGGACCTGGTTGGCTCCGCGGACGGCGTGCTCGTGAGCCGCGTCGGACGGGTCGCGTTGTCAACCCGCGCGTGCGACGACACCGTCGAAGGCGCCTGGGTACCTGCGTTTGTGTTCGTGGAGGCGGAATGACCTTCGACCCGACAGCGCTGCGTGAATGTATCGCCGACGCCCAAGCCGCCATGCCTTTTCCGGTGCGCCGGATGGCAGTGTGCTGGGACCGAGATCACCTCTCCCCCAACATCATCGAGTACGAGTTCTTTCCGGAAGGCTTCGGTCCGTATGGGACGTGTGCGCCCAGCGCGTTGAGTCCGGATGACGTGCGCGCATACTTCGACGACCTGTACGATTACGACGAAGACATCCCCAACTGGGACGCCCAGTACGAGCTGGCCTGCCATGTCGCGGATGCCCTCACCCCGGCGGACACACCCGCGTACTGGATGGCCCGCGTTGTGATCGACCTCGAGACCGGGGAGTATGTCCTGTGCGCTGGGGTGTACGGTGCCGCACCCGGCGATCGGGTCACCGGCGTCTATGCGCCGCGGCCGCTGACGTTCCTGGAAGCCCTGCACGCCACGCTGGGCCCGGCGCATGAGTAACGTTGACCTCCGGGCACAGATTGCCGCCGTCCAACAGCTGCTGCAGCCGCACGCCGATACGCTGGTGGCGGAGTGCAGTTGGTACTCGGGAGACGCCGACCCCTGCGTGCACGAGTACGAAGTGCACGTGGCGGCCGACTGCCCCGCAGCCCGCCACCTGCAGGACTTGTCGATGGAAGACGTGCGCTCAGCCGTGTGGGCGTACTTCGCCGGGATGGACCTCAGCGACACCGGCGAAGCGCTGCAAGACCTGACCTACGATATCGCCGCGGCCGTGCTGGCGGAGACGATCGCTCCCGGGCAGGAGGCCACGTTCGCGTTCGACCTTCGGACGGGCGCGTATAACGTCTGGGCCCGCCCCTTCGGGGGCGAAGCGTGGGAGCAAGTCGTCGGGGAACTGTTCAACCCACCCACGAATCTGCTGGACGCGCTCCGGCTGACCCTCAACTAACAAAGGCACTCCCATGGACCCGACACATCTGGCCGCCATACGCCTCCTGCGTGACGCAGGCGCGGTCGCGCTGACCTGGGAATTTGAAGGTCGTAACGGCGCCGGGGTCGCCGTCGACCTCGGCGCGCTGGTCGAGGACGACTTGCCGGAGGCCCTGACCCCCGGCAGCAGCGCGCTCGGTTCCCACTTCGACTCGGCCGAAGAGTGCGTCAACGCCAGCTACTCGCTGCAGCACCTGCCGGGCGGACCGGCGGTGCCGTCCCCCGAAGTTGTCGCTGCGTTGTGCTGCTGGCTGCTGTCGACCTACTGGCCGATCGATCCGTACGGCATGGATTGGCGTACCGGCCACGGCTCGTCAGGCTCGGCTGTGCTCGACCTGCGCACCGGCGCGCTGATTGTCGACGGCGTCCGGTGTGTGCCGACGTTCCACCAGAACTACCGCGCGGCCGCGGTGCCGCTCGGCCCGACGACCTTGACGGACACCATTACCGGACTGTTGACATGACCAATCACGTACCGTTCGGCACACCCGGGTGGCTCGCCGAGTTCCACCAGAAGCAAGCGGAAGCCGCAGCACAACAGGCCGCCGCCTTTGCCGAAGAGCAGACCGCACTGCTTGCCGCGGGTGTGGTGGCGGTCGGCTGTGAATTCTCCGGCAGCGGCGACGATGGGGAAATCAATGACATCCGCGTGCTGATGGCCGAGGATGTACCGGCGCCGGTCGCGGCGTCCGTTGATCTGTCCGAGAGCGTTGCGGAGCTGGTCGATCGCGGCTGCGACCCGGCCGACGTGTCGGGAGCCCCCGACCCCCGGGACTTGATGTACTTCGCCTTGGACCGCTTCGACGGGGACTGGGTCAACAACGAGGGCGGCTACGGCCACGCGCTGCTGGATCTGCGCACCGGGGTGCTGATCATCGACGGGTACCAGTATGTGCAGCACACGGAAGCTGCCTGGACGGAGTGCAAGTTGCTCGCCCCTGGTGTCGCGACCCCCCGGAACTTGGAGCAGGTCCTGAAGCAGACGCTGGGGGACACGTGAGCACCAAGGAATTGGTGGCGCAGCTGCTGGACGCCGGAATTGTTGCGGTGGCGTGGGACTTTGACGGCGAGGACGGCGACGGTACGATCGACGGGGTGGGCGGGTGTAGCCCCGATGACCTGCCCCAGCCGCTCGTGCCGGGAGAACCGCACACCACCTCCGTGCGGGATCTGTACGACGGCACGGAAGGCTTGGGCAGCTTTCAGGCATCGCAGTACGGCAACGCGGTGCGTGCGCTGTGCGATGATCTGCTGGTGGCCCACTTCCCGGTGCTCTGGACCCACGGCGGCGGGACCTACGGGTACGGCGTGGTGGACTTGCGCACCGGGGCGGTCGTGATTGAGGGGCACCAGAGGCTGGTCACAGTCGTGCCCGTGACCGCGACCACGCACGCGTCCACGGTGCACGCCCCTCCAGCGGACTTGCTCGGAGCGGTGCACCAGGCCCTGGGGTCCCCATGACCCTCGCGCATGGACTGTGGTACGGCACGCACGGCATGCTGGTGACCAACGCGGCGGGACGCGTGCTCCCCGCGTTGTCCACGTATGACGGCCCGGCGTACGCCACGGTCGTGGCCATCGATACCACGGCGCTGCGCGCGTTGTACGCGGCGCATGGGCGCGCGTTCACGTTCGGCGGCGACGTCTTGACGGTAGACCTGATCCACGCCGACGGCTCGCGCACTCCAGCAGAGCCGGAATGCCTGCAGGACGTGGCCACGTTCCTGGCGCAAGCGGCCGCACTACCACCACCACCACCACCACCAAAGGGCACCCCGATGTACGATCCGCACACGTGGCTTGAGACATTCAAGCTGAAGGCCGCCGCGACCAAGGCGGCGAAGCAGGCCGAACTGCGCACCGTGCAGGACGCGCTGCTGGCGGTCGGCGTGGTCGCGGTCGGCTGTGAATTCTCAGGAGGCGGCGACGAGGGGTCGATTGACACCGTGAGCCTGCTCACGACGGAGCACCTGCCCGATCCGATCACGGACGACTGCGATCTGCCCGACAGCGCACAGACACTCGTGCAAGACGGCCTCGGCACCGACGAGGTGGCGGGCGGTCCGAGCGAGGATGCCGTGCGGGAGCTGTGCTACTTCGGACTGGAACGCTTCGACGGGGACTGGATCAACAACGAGGGCGGCTACGGCTTCGCGCTGATGGACTTGCGCACGGGGTTCTTGATCATCGACGGCACGCAACGCACGGAATGCAGCGCCTTTACCGCGTGTCAGCTGCTTGACCCGGTGGCCGCACCCCCGCTGACGTTGGAGCAGGTGCTCCGCCAGACGCTGGGGGAAACGTGAGCTTGACCCGCGAGGACGTGCTGGCGCTCAGTGGACGGGTCGACGGGAGCCGCGTGCGGGTCACGGATCGATGGGGCGGCAGCACGGTCGGGTATATCGTGCACGCCACGTCAGCGTACTTCGGACTGCGCTTCTACCAGGACTGCTACGGGAGCGACCGCTCGATCTTCTACCACGACGTGGTCCGCATCGAAGGCACGCGCAAGAACCGGCGCGGCTACCCGCTCTATTGGGCGAAGACCGCGGTGGTCCAAGACGGCGCGGCGCTGGATCTGACCGGCACGCTGCAGAACCTGCTGGCTGGGGCGCAGTTGTGACCGCCCTGGCCGTGGCCACCTTGGGCCTGTGGCTTGCCTTGGTGGCACATCTGCGTAACGAGCACCTGCTGTAAGGTCAGTGTCCGCTTGCCGAACAGACGTACACCCTTACGAGGAGCGTACGTGGCGGACACCCCGGACCTGGTCAATCAGCCTCCGCACTACAAGACGGGCGGCATCGAAGTCATCGACTTCATCGAAGCCAAGCAGCTGGACTTTCACTGCGGCAACGTAGTGAAATATGTGGCACGTGCCGCCCACAAGGGCGCCGAGCTGCAAGACCTCGAAAAAGCGCGATGGTACTTGAACCGCGCCATCGCCAAGCGGGGTGGCGCATGATGGCCCATCTCGTGGTGTTCGGCGGCGTCGTGTTCGTGGTGAGCCTGCTCATCCGAATCGCGCGCGTGCTGGGCGCCAACAACCCTCGTTAAAAGGAGCTTTGCATGGGCGTCGTTGCCCTGACCAAGCACCCGCCCGGACTGGTGCGGGACATTTCGACCTGGTTTGATCGCGATCGGGGCGCCTTGATTGCCACGGCGCTGCTCGTGCGGGTGATCGCGGACATCGCCCTGCGTCCCGATTTCGCCGGGACCCCGCGCTTGGCGTTCCTGCTGTTCATCGCCGCCAGCGCGTACGTGCTGCTGCGGCCCTGGGGCCGCACGGTGCTCGATGACTAGCTGGCTCGCCGACACCGCGGACTGCGATCGGCGCATTGCCCGCGGGCAGTGGGGCGAGGACCGACTGCGCAACAGCTGTCGCTGGCCGGTGGGCCCCTGGAACACGGCCAGCAACCTCGCCTACGTGGTGGCCGGGGCGGTGGTGTACTGGCAACGGCCGGGTGCCGCCGCCGCGGTGATGGCGCTGGCCCTGGTGGCGTTGGGGCTTGGCAGTGCCGCGTACCACGCGTGGAAAACGCTGTGGGCGAACCGCCTGGACCACATCGGGATGTACCTGGTGTTCGGGGCGTTGCCGATGTACGCCATGGCCCCCGACCACCCCGCCACGCCCTGGCTGATGGCCACGACCGGCATCGGGCTGGTGGTGCTCTTCATCTACGTCTCGCCGCAGGTGTCGATGGACATCCAGATGGCCCTGCTGTTCTGGTTCAGCGGGCTGCCTGCATTGCTGCTGGGCGACACCCTGCTGGCCGCCACGGGCATCGGCTGCTTCGTCGTGAGCTACGCGGCGTGGCACCTGGATCGTCGCCCAACGCCCGCGCTGGGCCGTTACGGCCACGCAGTGTGGCATCTGGGGACCGCCGCAGGCATTCCCCTCTTATTCCTCGCACGGAAGGCACTATGACTCCCGAGCTCGCTGCCCGCGTGGCGGCCATTGACGCGGAACTGGTGCGCCGGTCCCAAACCGGCGAAGGCGGACTCATACCGCTGGCTCGAGAGCGCGGGGCGCTACTGCGCGCGGAGGCCGCATGACCTGGAAACTGCTGGGACGCTCGCCCGACGACAGTGAAGACGCGTACATGCACGTCGTGGCCCTGGAGAACGGGGCGCTGCTGTGCCTGAACGTGTACATCCCGGTGGAAGACCACGACGGCTGCGCTGCACTGGAAGTGCTGGTGCGGGATGCGGACGGCGGCACGGTGTTCGACCGCTACAGCGACGCCGTGCCGCGTACTGCGGCCTTGGCAATGGCGGGGTTGTCCACATGACCTGGTTACCACCCGTCATCGACGATGATGATCGTGTGTTCGAGCGCACCGTCAAGCTAGGGGGCGGGTACGAACTGCGGCTGGCGTTGTGCATTCCGCATAACGAGTGTCCAGACTCTACGACGCTGAATACCTACCTGGTCGCCTCCGACGGCACGCTGGTCAACGACGCGCATTACGACTGTGTCTCACGCGCTGTTGCGCTTGCTATGGCGGGGGTGCGCAAATGACGGCGCTCGCCCCGCCGCGCGGGCCGGTGCCCCCGGCGCGGCTCCCTATCGCACGCTGGTGGGCCGAGCCCGACCCCGCGTACGTCAGCATTGAACCTGTCACGCGCTGGGAAGAAGTCAACCAGTGGGGCCACACCGTGGCCCTGCGGGTGAATCACCGCCTGAGCGCTGAGCTTACGCGCCGGTTCCCGGACGCCAGCTACCCGCCGGGATTCCCCGCCATTTCCCTGACCACCTGAGGTTGGCATGCCGTGGTACACCGTGCGCTACCGCGAGGTGGCGGATTACAGCGTGGACGTTGAAGCCGCGTCCCCCGAGCAAGCCGCTGAGTCGGTCCGCTCGGACGATTTCCCGCAGGGGGTCACCGTGCTGGAGTCGCTCGACGAGCGCGTGATCTACGACGTGGAACCCTGCGACCCGGTGGCGGGCTAAATGCGCACCGCGCGCGCCAAGCCCACGAAGCAGTTCGAGATACGCGTCACGGAGAGCCGTGAGTATTGGATCACGGTCGACGCGGTGGACAAGGGCGATGCACTACGGCAGGCGTGGGCGATGCAGGGGGCACTGGACCCCAACGACGCCAATGAGATCCACTTCCACAACGTCGAGTTGATACACGAAGAGGACGACGATGACTGACTTGCTGACAACCATGCACGCCACCCTGGGCGGTGCCCCACCCCAGCAGGTGTGGTACCTCGAGGCGCGTTCGGACGAATTCGACGACTACGTCTGCGAACTACCCGACCACAACGAGCGGGGCGGCTACGTGCGGATCACCATCGAGTATGAGGACGGCACGGACGAGGCGCTGAATGCGAGCGTGGCGCTGGTGCTGAATTCCATCCACGGTGAGGAGATCGCGGAGTGCTACGGCACGCTGTCGCTGGAGCACGCGCTCGCGATGACGGGTGCTCCGGCGGTGCGGACGGTGTCCAATGGCCACACCTGACCCGGAGCAGTATGTGCCGACGATGACACGCTTTGTCACCAAGGCGGACTGTTACAACGACGGCGGCAGCTGCCACGTCGCCGTCAAGAGTGCCCAGGGGCAGGTGACGACCGTCGTGACCCACGACCCTGCGACCGACACCGAGCACGTCCGCGTGACACACGCGTTCTTTGACGGCACCACGCCGACGCGTGTGGTGTACGAGGGTCCGCTCGGTCCCACGCCCGTCACCTCCCGCTGGACCCTCGCGCTCGAGGACGGCATGGTCTTGGAATACAAGATCTGGATGGACGAGCAGGACACGCTCGGCGGTTGGCTCTCGGTGTGGCTGACCTACGCCGACGACGGCATGCTGGAGGAAGCGTCGATGGGCCTCACCCTTCAGAACGACGCCACCGGCAAGGTGCTCACCGAGATGTCAACGAACCTGGGCCTGGACGCCGCTGTCGCCATGACCGGGGCGCCCGTGTACCGCGAGCCGACGTGGGTCACGCTGTGACCCACCGCACCGTATGGTGGCATAACTACTTCGAGTTCGCCACCCGGGAAGAAGCGGACGCCTTCATGGACGGCATTCGCGTGGGGAGCGGCGAAGACGTCGCCGCCACCGCGAGTCCCCGCCCGGGGACCACGGCATGGGTGGTGGTGACGTGCGACCCGAACGACCCGTACGACCCGCGCGAGCATCCACAACACGTCCGCGCCGAGCAAGACGCCCTGGCCAAGCTGCTCGTCACGGGGTTGTGGTCGAACTGCCTGCCGCCGCAGGAAACTGAGTAGTGAGCCCCACCCCCGCGCTTCGAGTCCGTCGGCTTCGGCGTGCGCCGACGTCCTCGAAGCTTTGGAGTGTTCGTGTCCGCTACTGATCCCCTACCCTTTGGCAAGTTCGCTGGGCGTACCCTCGCCAGTTTGGCGCAAGGCGCCGAGGGCGAGCAAGGCTACGTCCGGTGGATGGCCGCCAACTTTCGGGACGGCCCCTGGAAGCAGGCGGCCACCGACGCGTTGGCGGTACAGGTCGACGCCGAGCCGATCGCCGCCACGACCTTGCAGGTCGGGTGCGTCGACGACCGGATGGCCTGGATCGACTACCCCTACGACCCCGCGGTGACCGCCGCGCTGCGGAGCGCCATCGATGGGCTGAACTGGCACCGCGCCTCGCGCCGGTGGCTCTTCCCCCGGGCGCAGCTGCTGCGTCTGCTGGATCGCGTGCAGGCGCTGGGGCACGCGGTCGATTTGACCACGGAGGCTGCGGACGCAGTAGCGGCGGAACGCGCGCGCCGTGCGACCCTCGACACCATCCGGGCGCAGGGGTCCAGTGGACTGCAGGTGCCCACGGTGCTGCCGTTGTTTCCGTTCCAGACCGTCGGCGTCGAATTTGTCCTGGCTGCTGGGGGTCGCGCCGCAATCACGGACGAGATGGGCCTCGGCAAGACCCCGCAAGGTATTGGCGTCTGCTTGATGCTGTCCCAGCAGCAGCAGATCGAACGCACGTTGGTCCTCTGCCCCGCGTCGCTGAAGATCAATTGGTACCGGGAGTTCCGCAAATTCGCGGATCTCGAGGCTACGATCTGGTCCGGCAAGAAGGTCGTGGGCGACCGCACCGGGCCCGTGCATATCGTGAACTACGACATCTTCCCCCGGTTCCGGGAAGAGTTCGAGGAGCTGGGCATTGACTTGCTCATCGCCGACGAAGCCCACTACCTGAAAAACGGCGACAGCCTGCGCACCCAAGCGGTGTTCGGCGGCACCAACAAGAAGCGGAAGCGCGTGGCGCCGTTTGCGGTACCCTACGCGGTGTTGCTGACCGGCACCCCGGTGTTGAACCGGCCCGGCGAGATGTACTCGCTGCTGCACTACTTGTATCCCGATCGGTTTCCGGACTGGTACTCCTTCGCCAACCGGTACGGCGCCTTTCCGCCAGGCAACCTGCGCGGGCTGCCCAGCACTCCGCGGAACCTGGACGAACTGCACGAGCGCACCAAGGACGTCGTGATCCGCCGCCGCAAGGCGGAGGTCATGCCGGAGCTGCCGCCGCTGCTGGTCAGCGAGCTGTACGTCGAGTTGTCCGCCACGCAGCGCAAGGCCTATCAGCGCCTGCTGGGAGACCTTGCCACCGAGTGGACCAAGGACGCCAAGGCCAAGCGTCGGCCGTCGCTGCAGCAGCTGCAAGTGCTGACCGCATTCTTGAACGAAGTCAAGCTCGTCAAGGTGCGGGAGCTGCTGGCGGAATTGCTGGCGGATGAGGGCCGACAAGTCCTGGTGTTCTGCACCCGTCTGGCTCCGCTGCAAGCGCTGCGACAAGAGCTCGGCGACCAGGCGATGTACATCGACGGCAAGATGTCCCCCACCGCGCGGATGGCAGAAGTCGACCGCTTCCAGGCGGGGTTGGCCCGCGCGGCGCTGCTGTCGATCCGGGCCGCCGGGGTCGGGTTGACCCTGACCAACGCCGACGTGGGCATCTTCATCGACCAGGACTTTGTTCCGGCGACGCACCAGCAGGCCGAGGCCCGCGCCCACCGGTTTGGGCAGGTCAACCCCGTGAACATGTACTACGTGCTGGTCGACGATACGATCGACATCGACTTGCGTGCCTTGCTGGCGGAAAAGCTGCTGGTGACCAGCCAGGTCACGGACGGTATGGCCGAAGACTCGGCCCGGCTGCAGTCGGTCTTCACCGACTTCGTGCGCCGCTTGCGCGCGCGCTACACCCAATTTGCCGAGGTCTTGGACCCGGGAGACAATGATGACTGATCTGGTCCAGGCGGTGAGCAACGCCCTGAACCCCAAGCCGGTCGAGCGCCTGCGCTCGTTCCGCATGAGTGTGGTCGGGGAGCTCTGCTTCACGGTGTACGCCAAGAACGCCGACGATGCGGTTACGCAGGGAGAGCGCGTGCTGGAATACTTGGACGACATCGATCTGATGCCGCCGGTGTCGCTGTCTCCAGCCGACGCCGCTGCGTATGGCCTGAACCCATGCGCCATGCACCTTATGGCGTATCACGCTCCGTACACGGAGCCTGTCGTCGCGGAGTACAACCCGGATGACGACTGGACTGAGGACGACTGGGAGGTTTTCCCATGAAGCCCGCCCAGCTGGTGGCCCTCGCGATTGCCATCGCCGACGCGCTCGACCGCGCGGACTTGTTGAACCACCAACGGACGGACGATCCGGCGGGGGAGGCGATTGACGTGGTGCACGGCGTCCTGGTCCGCGTTGCGAAGCAGAAGAAGAAGAAGAAGAAGAAGAAGAAGAAGGGGAACACCTCATGAACACCGGACTGCTCAAGGGGTGGCAGTGCCCATCCTGCGGAAACACGGCCAGCTTCGAGGTGACCGCGGTGTGTACGGTGGTGCTGGCGGATTCCGGTGCGGCGCAGGTGCTGGACTGGAATCCTCGCTACGAAAACGCAGTGTGTAGCGGATGTGGGATGACAGGTGTGTCCGAAGATTTTCACCAACGAGAGGATGGGCCATGCCTAAGTTCGCCGTGACCATGCTGGTCACCGAAGAGTTTCGCGCGGTGATCGACGCGCCCAACGAGCAGCTGGCGATGGCCAAGCTCGAGGATCTCCGCTGCCAGGGAAGCGTGGACGACTACTTTTTCACCACGCCCGACGTGGAACACGACGCGGAGCGGCTGGAGGATGACAGCGACGACGTGCCAGACGAGGTGGTCCTCGAAGACGACGCCGAGGACCTGCGCGCCAACTACGACTGGATGTGTGGCTGATGTCGGATCCCAACACCCCACCTGAGGGCGTCGACTACTGGGCCGACGATCCCCAGCACCCGGTCGCGGAATGGCAAATCGAAGTCGCAGATGGCGACACCCGCCAGGGGTACTGGGCGTGGGTCGCTGTGCGGCGACTGTTGTGTGCCGATGACGATTGATCTCCAGGACCCGCTGATCGCGGCGTTGTGCGGGCAATTCGAGATCCCCACGCACGCGCGGACCTACCAGGTGGTGCTCCCGAGCGAGCTCACGTTCGTGGTCTCCGCGTTCAACAGCGACGATGCGCTCGCGCAGGGCTTGCGGGTTGCCGCGACGCTGCACGCCTTGGGGCGCGGGCCCGCGTGGCTCGACCTGCCCAAGCTGGCCGCGGCGCAGCATGACGTCCGGCTCGCGCGCTTCCTGGCGTCGGCGATGCCCCTCCCCAACGCCGTTCCGGCGGCGGTCACCTTGCTCCCTTAACCCCCGAGCTGCCTATGGAGGTCCGACTAGGACCCCGCGCGTCTGCCGAGCTGGACGCCCTCCCAATGCGTGAACAGAAAGCTTTCCGCAAAGTCATGGAACGCTTTCGTGGTGCCCCGCCGGACGCGCGGCGGCAGATGCTCACAGCGATGTACGCGCCTGCTTTTCGCGACCGCGGGGTGACGCACGCCATTCGCCTGAACCGGAAGTACCGGATTCTGGTCGGGCGTGCGGACGACACGTATGTCGTGGAAGGCGTGGTTTCTCGCGGCGACAGCCGCTTCTACCGATCGGAGTAAGTATGGAAGCACCCGCCCACGCCCCCAATGTTGGGGGGACGCTACTGGTGTGTTGGACCAACGCGGCCCTTGGTCCGGGAGACGAAGCCACGGACCACTACGAAGTATTCCGCTGGGATCACCCCCAACACGAGCTCGAGCAGGTGGTCGCCGCCCAGGCGCGGTACCAAGCATTGGTGCAAGCTGGGGCCACGATCGTGTCCTTGGCGCGCGTCGAGCGCTCCACCGACTACCCGTGAGCCCGCCGGGTGAGCACCCTGTCCACACCCGAATGCGGTGGTCGATGAGCATTTGCTGCGGCGGCCCCTGGATGCTGTACGCCGAGTGGGTCGCCGTCCAACAACACGCCGCGCTGATCGCGCAGGGGAACTATGTCGGACCTCGTAGCTGAAGTGACTGCCGCGCTCGGGCAGCTGAAGCGCATGTGCTACCGAGCGGAGATCCCGGCGTCTGTGTTTGTGGACGTGTGGGCGACTTCCGTCGACGACGCCTTTGCGCAGGCTCGCGGGCTGGGGAGCATTCTGCATGACGTCTGGAACCCAAGCTTGGTAGAGACCGATCCCGAGTACACCGCGGCGGAAGGCGTGCATTCGCCGGTACTCAACGCCGTGGTAGTGCCTGCCGACAACCCTGCGCAGCATGAGATCGTCCTCACGTACACCGCCGCGTACATCGGAGAGCTGTAATGCTTGAATACAACGTCTGGTCTGAGTGCCACGATCTCGACGAATGGTTCGGGGACCCCGCGGACGCTGAGGCGGCCTACCATATCCACCGCCTCAGCGGGCAGTGGACTGAGGTCCGGTTGACGGCCTACGCCCTGGACGCCAATGGGGATGTCGACACGAGCCGGTGGCTGCGTCTGCACCCTGGCGTGCCCGATGTGACGGCGGCGCAGTTGGCAACAGTGGTCGGACATTGGAACGAATTCCCTGCCCACCCACGCGCAACGTGGAAAGCGCGGGTCGCGGACGACTCCACCAGGGTGGGCTACTGGGACTGGGTCGCCAACCAATTGGAGGGCGCATGGCTTTTACCCTCGTAGCGACCGACGGGAGCGCACAGCGCTACACGTGTAGCCTGGCCGTGGGGACGCACAGCCTGCTGGCCGAGGTGATCGTCGAGCCAGACGTAGTTCGGTTCAGGCTGTATATGCGCCCGGTGGCCATGCCGTTGGCTTGGTGGCTCATTGCCTCGGAGGCGTACTACGACGCGCATTGGCGCGGACGGCTCCTGAGCCTGCTCGACCTGCCCGCGCCCGATCCGTTTCTCTCCGCACTCGACGGCATCTTGAACGACGGCGCGTCGCCCACGATCACCGAAGGGGACAGCAGCGGTGTGGTGTCGGTGGACTGGGCGCCGCTCGACGGGCAATACGCAGGCGTAGTGACGTGGGGCGGTCCCACGCCGTCGCCGGACTTGTGGACGTGTTACGAACCGGGGCACGACTACACGAACGTCGGTCTGGCGACCGAAGTCGCGAAACCCACCGCCAAGCGGAGTTGGTGGCAAAAGCTGTGGAGGCGACACGCATGAAAGAATACTACCGCTTCGAAGTCACGGTGGAGTGTGACCCCGCCGTGATGCGGGAGCGCTACCCCAACTGGCGCTTCAATTTCCGCTCGACGCGCGACTTCGCGCGACACTTGGCGTCGAGCTGGGCGGAACGCCAGCTCCGCCGGTACGGCTACCGCACGCTCGTCAAGCCCTTGCCGAAGGGGGACCATGTTCCATGACCTGCTGACCCGACCAGCGCATACGCGCTACCGAAAAAGTGTTGTCGACGTCCCCGAGAGCCCGCCTTCCAGCGGGCTCTTTGTTTTGAAGTCTGCGACGTCCAACAAAAAGCTGGGCGGTGGCAGCAGCGTGGTCACCAAGGGGCGGTACCGGGGCATGCCCTTGTACAGCCTGACCCTGGAAGAGCGCGCTACCTGCTGGGACGGGTGCCAGAACTGGGGTCGCTGCTACGGAGATAACATGCCCTTCGCGAAGCGCTACGTCCCGGGCGATGCGCTCGAGGATGCCATCGCCCGTGACGTCGCCCGTTTGCACGCCAAGCATCCCGCGGGATTCGTCGTCCGGCTGCACGTCCTCGGTGATTTCTATTCCCCCGCCTACGTGCGGTTCTGGCATGAACTGCAACGCGCCACGCCGTCGCTGCATGTGTTTGGCTACACCCATTGGCCGCCTGGCAGTGCGATTGGCTACGAAGTCACCCAGTGGGTGTTGGCCGAGCCCGATCGCGTGGCCATTCGTCGTTCCGATGCGACCGACCCGCACGACCCCCTGCCCCCGGCCTATACGGTCACGCGCTTGGCGGATGTCGTGGGTGACAGTGTCGTGTGCCCGGAACAGACCGGTCGCACGGCCAGTTGCTCGACCTGCGGATTGTGCATGGATCAGCGCGTGGCGATCAGCTTCTTGGACCACTCGCGCCAAGCACTGCGCGTACTCGCAACACCCGGGTAAGGTGCGCTGATTGACAGGGAAGTACTACGGATTATCATTCCGTATTGCTCTCTATGGTGGACCTCCTGCCTCATCCGAGGCACGAGTCTTTTTCCCTTGGAGCACTATGTCAGACCGGGACCCCCGGCTGGTGTCTGCTGAAGAAATCCTCCGCGCAATCGGCGGCCCCCGCGACGTGACCAGCAATGTGAATATGCTGCACCCGTTGGAGGTCCAACTGCCGCGCACCTATCTCGAACACGTCATGCGGGAGAGCCTGGCAACGTTGCGGGCCGGGGCCGCAGACGATCCCGCCACGGTGCGCGCCATCCAGCAGCGCATCGACTTCCTGGGCTGGTTGGCTGGACAGCCCGAGCTGGTCGAGATCGCCTTGTATCCGGCTGCCGACGACGGCTTGGATGACCTTGAGGACCTTGAAGACCTCGTCGACGACGAGGATGAAGATTTTCAGGGCGGCCGCCCGCCGTTCTGACCTACACAGAGAAAGTAGGCGGGGGTATGGTGGAGTTCGCAGAGGCCCACCGGCAGTGGCAGGCACACTTGGACACGCTCGGCGCCACGACGCCCCGAACGCGCGGCAACTACGCGTACGCGGTTCGGGCGGTAGCCAAGCGGGTCCCCTTGCTGGGTCCACCTGCCGACGTGCGGGCGGCGTTGCAGCAGGTGCGGGCCGAACTGCAGGAGCGGGTGCAGGCCGGGGAGGCGAGTCGGAGCCTGATTCGGCTGACCGTCGCCGCCTTGCGGAGCTTTTATAGCACGCTGGTGGCGCTCGGCACCTACCCGGAGAACCCGGCGGCGGACTTGTCCAGCACCTCCGTGCCGGACGGTGTGCCGCGCCCGTTGGCGCAGACCGAAGTGAACAAGCTGTTCACGGCCATCGACCCCAGCACCGCCGAGGGGCTGCAGGACCTGGCCATGGTCTGGCTGTATTACCACTCGCTGCGGAACAGCGAAGTCGCGGAGTTGCGGGTGCATCACGTCCAATACTCGCCTGGGGACGAAACGTTCCTGCTCCGGTTTCCGGCCAAGGGGGGTAAGACCCGCGTGGTCACGCTGATCCCCGAGGCGGCCGAGCCGTTGGCGTTGCACCTGCTGCGCCACTTCGAGCTGCCCACACCCGAGGGCGTGTCGCCCCTGGAGGCGCTGGACCGTGCGCTGAACGGCCCACTGGCCGAGGAGCGGGGGCCGGTGTTCTGGCACCACGGCAAGCCGATGACTCGGCGGGCGGCGAATCGGCGGTTTGCCGCGCTGCGCGAGGCGGCGCAGCTGGGGGCGCACGTTGTGCCCCACGCGCTCCGCCACACCTGCGCGACCAACCTGCTGAACGCCGATGTGGACATTCGCACGGTGCAAGAGATCTTGGGGCACTCGTCGCTGCGGCAGACCCAGGTGTACACGGCCGTGCTGACCAGCAAGAAGCGGCAAGCCATGGGACGGCTGCCCATTCCCGGAGGCGCGGTCCATGGGAGCCCTTGAAGTCACGCTGCAGTTGCTGGGACTCGCCGCACTGGTGGGCGTCGGGTTGTGGTTCATCTCGACCATGCTGGGCACCATTCCGAAGCGCGAACTGGGCAAGCCGTTCCCCGAGCGCATGGCGTACAACTACCAGTACGCCGCGCACTGCACACCTGTGGCCCAGCGACTGAACCGGGGTGTGGATCAGGCCATGATTCAACACGCCGCCGCCGAGCTCTTGGCGGCGCTCGACGTGTATGATGAGCCCGACACGCCCGATGTGACTGGCGAGGTGGCCTTCAAGGCGGACGAGCCGCGGACGCTGGCGGAGTTTGACGGACAACAGCACATCGTCCGCCCGCTGTCTCTGGCGATCAAGGCATTGCCGCCCACCAAGCTGGTCTTGGACCACAAGCTGCTCACGGGTCAGCCCGGCTTGGGCAAGACCCTGTTGGCCAAAGTGATCGCCAACGACCTGCGCCTCCGGGCGGAGGCCTTGGGGCGGACGCCTCCGGCCTTCGTGGAGACCTACGCGGCGAACCTGAACGGGGTGGACGCCCTGGACCAGGTGGCACGCCAGCTCGAGCAGACCGGCGGGATCTGGTTCATCGACGAGATCCACGTGCTGAACAAAGAGCTGGCCACCAAGCTGTACCTGTTGATGGAGGACGGGCGGTACGCGTTCGAGGGCACTACGACGCCCCGGGCGATGCCGAACGTCATGCTCATTGGGGCCACGACCGACTACGGCGGACTGCACGCAGCCTTGAAGCGTCGCTTCGGGGAACCGCTGCACGTGCGCGCGCTCACTCGCGGTGAGTTGCACGCCATGCTGCCGAAGTTCGGGATGCCCATTGACGAGGACGCGGCCGAGCTGCTGCTCAGCCGGTGTCATCAGTCTGGCGCCCCCTACGAATTGAAGATCCTGTTCCGCGAGTGTGCGATTTTTGCCACCGCGGCCGGTGAAGCCACGATTACTCGGGAAGTGGTGGACGACGTGTTGACAACGTACGAGATCGACGAACACGGCCTGCGCCCGCTGGACCGGGCCGTGATGCGGGCGCTGTTTCAGCGCCCACGGTACCGGGGCAAGGCCCAGGAGTTTATCTGCTACGGCGGGTCCGAATCGGACGTCTGCGCCGTGGCCCGGTTGGACAAGGTGGAGTTTCAGGAGACCGTTCGGCCCCGACTGCTCAGCCGGGGGTTCTTGGAGGTTCGCGCGGGGGTGGGCTTGGCCCTGACCCCGCGAGCAGTCACGGAGTACGCCCGGCTCCAGTCGTGATGCAGGTCCTGAACCTGCAGGCACGCCCCCAGTTGGGCCCTGCCCTCCACCTCGCACAGCAGCGCCTGGCTTCGGCCATCGGCGCAGGCGTCGAGGTCCTGGCCTTGCCCCTCGCCGCCCTGGACAGTTGGGCCGAGCGGGCGCATGTGGACATGGTCATTCTGGACATGGCGTCCCTGCCGGGGGCGCAGATCCTGCACGCGGCGGAGCGAGTGCTGGAGCAGTGCCCGTTTACCAGGGTCGTGATCGTCGCGGTTCCGCTCAATGGCGGCGACGACCCGGAAGTGCTGTTCACCCTGGGAGCAGTTGGGGCGTGGAAGGTGGTGTCCGGCGCCGACGCGTTGCGCCCCGAATGGTGGGTGGAGACCTGGAGTGCGGCCTTGGACGCCCACGTCAGCCGGGACTTTCGTCGCCTCGTTGAGCAGCGCTTGCCGGACACACTGGGCGCGGGCGTTGTGGCCCGCCTGGCCGAGCACGCCCACGTCCCCACCGTTAGCGGGGTGGCAGATCGGATGATCCGAGTGCCGGGGCTCACGCTGGCGAGCAAACGCCGACGCCTCTGGGAGCTGTGTCAGCAGTACGGCCTGCCTGCACCAGAGAGTGTGCACGACGCCCTGCGCTTGCGGCTGCTGAAGGAGCTGTGTCAGCGCGAATGGCCGCCGCCCAGGGCCGCAGTGTTCATGGGGTACCAAACTCCTCGGAACATGGCCCGCTCCGTGAAGCAACGATACGGGGTCACCTTGGCACAAGTGAAGGCCTTGGCGCCAGGGGAACCCGGCTGGCACGTGTTGCCGGAATTGTGGGACGCGGCGTAGCACCAATATTGGGGGAAGCGGCTGCGCGCCGCTTCCTCTTTTTTTTTCTGTGCAGGGCACATCGATTAGCCCTCGTCTGCCCCCGCGCAACGACCGGTAGAGGCCACCCGTGTGTGTCCCTACCCTGGCTCCGCCGAGAGCTACTCACAGCGGCGCGCTGCGTCCCGATTAGCCCTCGTGTACCCTGGCGCACGGTCCACCTGCCCTGGTCGGTGTTGGTAGTACTCGTGGATGCGCGCGGAGTCACTCAGGGCGTCGACACGTAACGACACTTAACGACCACTCCCCAAGTCGGCCTCTAGGCGAACCAAGATGGTGTATTGCGCACCCAGGTGTTGACGCATCTTTGGGGCACACCCTTCTTGGAGGCTGTATTTCATCTGTTGCCCTTGGTGCGACGCTCGTGCCCCGCCTCGATCGTGTTGCCCGCCATGCCTGCAGGATCTCTACCCGCAATTGTCGTTTCATCATCGGGCTGCAAGGCCCCGCCGAGTGGGAACAACACGGCCGCGTGGCCGCGTACCTGGCGTACGTCGCGTTGGGCGGCGACCCGGAAACCCCCGCCGCCTTCGACTGGGAGCACCCGGAGCTGTTGCAGCGCACCCTGCATGAGCTGCGACGGCTCACCCTCGGGGACCAGTCCGATTTCGTAGACGTGCACCGCCGCAACTCTAACCGCAAGTCGGGGGTCTACAACGACGCGTTGTGCTGGGACGCGTGGCGCTGTGCTGCCGACGAGCTGCTGACCGCGAACGAGTCGCGGACCGCGCCCGTCCAAGAGTACCTCGGAGCGGATGATGCCGCGGCGGCGCTGGACCTCGCGACGGCTCAGTCGGAACTGCTGACCACCCTGGAACACGCCCTGCCCCCGCGCGAGTACAACTGGTTGGTCCGCCGGTTCTGCCTCGGCGTGGGCCAGCAGGAGCTGGCCGACGAATTGATCGCGAACACGCCGCGATACCAAGGCCCAGGCGGCCGCGAACGCGCGATCAACTACATCAATGTGGTCATCTGCCGGGCCAAGCAGCACGCGCGCGAAGCCTTGGGCTCTCGGTGGGCCGCCCTGGCCGATGGGATGGTCTGATGATTCTCCGCCTCTTGCCGTTTGAGGACGACGGGCTGGTGAACGTGGCGTTGCACCCGGCCTACCCGTTCGCGGAGCTGGTGGACCTGCTGAACGGGGGTGTGGAGTTCGAGACCCCCGTGGAGCTGGTCGCGGCGGACGGTGCGGAGCTCTACGTGGACTTTGCGGACTATCGGGCCGTGAGCGTGGAGGACACATGCCTCTGATCGGCTACACGTGCCCTCCTGCCGGGGTCGAGCCGGGGCGCACCAACGCGGTCGAGCACTGCTTGACCGAATGCGTCCAGCCCTGCACCACGCCCCCGCTGTTGGCGGCGATGTATAAGGCGGACGTGGAGAACTACCACCAGGGCGATTACATCAGCGCAAGCATGATGGCCGGGTCGGGCTGTGCCCGGCAGGTGATGTTCGAGCGGTTCAAGGACTTCCACGAAGTGCCGACACGTCGGTACTGGGCGTTCCGAGGTACCCACGCCCACGCCATCGTGGAGGGTGCGCAGGACTTGATCGCGCAGTACGGCTGGCTGCAAGAGATTCGGATGGCCACGGAGTTGACGTACGATCTGCCGCAGCCCGTGTTCGAGAACGGCGTGTGGACCGGCGACTTTGATTCCACCCAAGACCTGATCATCAAGGTCCGGGGCACGTGTGACGCGTATAACCCGTTGCGGGGTCCGGACTTGGTGGACTGTAAGTCGATGGCGGACAAGAAGGTCGACATGATGATCAAGGGGTCCACCCCCGGCACGTACAGCAAGAACCTGCAGGACAGCTGGGTGGCCCAGCTCAACATTTACCGGTACCTGATCAGCAAGACCCCGGTGCCTGCCGAGGTGCACGCGGCGTACGCGTCCTTCGGGCTGCCTGCGCTCACGGATCCGTTGTTCCCGGCCCCGGAGCGGTTGTTCATCCAGGGCATTGCGATGATGTCGCACCCGGTGAGCGGGTCGCGGCTGGCCCACAAGCAGTACGGCAAGTACACGATCTACGACATCGACCACGTGCCGGTGTGGTCGCTGCAGGACATTGAAGACTTCATCCGGCCGCAGGCGCTGATGTGGTACAAGGCGCTGAACATGAAGCAGACCCCGCCGGTGGTCCCGAAGGACAAGGACTGGCTGTGCCGGAGCTGCGCATTTGAGGGAAAAGACTGCTTCCCCGCGGACGAGCGCGGCCAGGAAGCCCCCTTCCCCGGGCCGTAAGGTTTTCGTCCGCTCGTCGAATAGGGTTGCACCGCTTACTGGAGCGCAACCCTATGACGAGCAATCTCTCAGACGCTTTCACCTCCGCCTACACGCTGGCCTACACGGCCCGCGTGGCGCAGGGGAACGTCGTCGGAGAAGGCTCAGCGCCCTTCCGAGCGGTGTTCAGCGCGCTGGTGGCTGGGGCCCAGCGATGGGCGGACACCCTGAGCGATCGGCACACCGACCGGTACGAGCTGTTGACGGTCTCTCCGATCACCCCCTCACCCAGTTTGGAAATTTCCCACCCGCTGGGCTTGGCTCATCAGGTGGAGCGCGCGCTGCACAACTTCCAGATCCTGCTCGCAGCGTTGCGGATCCCCTACCTGGACGATCCGCTGACGCTCGCAGTGTTGACAGAGGTGCAGCGGGAGGCTGCGCACCTGTCCCGGACGCTTTCTGCCCAGATGGGCTAAACCACTTTTTCAGCGAGCAAACTATGGCGAAGACTCTGCGCTTTCGGGTGCACAACTGCAAGGCTGTCAGCAAGAACTCCCTGATGGTGTTCGATCTGGCGATCGGCTATCAGGACGAGGACACGTTCGTGGGCGTCGTGGACGTGCGCGGCTGCTGGCTCAAGCAGAAGAACGACGGCTCCGGCAACTACGTGTCGTTCCCCTCGAAGCAGCGCTTTACGCGGGACGGTGAAGCGGTGAAGGACGACAACGGGTACAACGTCTACGACAACATCGTGGATCTGTACCTCGAACTGGGGGCCAATCCCGACAAGGCAGACAAGCGGGCGCCGACCAAGGCGGCCTGGGCCTTTCGGAAGTGGCTGATCGACGAGGCCACGAAGATGTACAAGGAGCTGGGGGCCTCGGCTCCGGCCGCGGCCGCTCCGGCGGCGAAGCCTGCCAGCAAGCCCGCGAGCAAGCCTGCCCCGGCGCCCATGCCGGATGCGGATGATGACGACGGGGACGGCGGCTACCCCTTCTGATGACGGACCGACCGGCACTGAGCTACGCCGCGGTGGCGGTCACCCTGGAGCTCTCCCGGCTGCGCAGCAGCTTGCGGGTCGGGATGGCTCTGGTCCAGCGGTTCCCCCAGGAAGACGACTGGTGGGCGCTGCTGGACGACCCCGAGATCATTGACAGTTTGAACGCCCTGGCGGAAGTGGTGAACGACATGCGCGTGGATACGGCTGAGGCCACCACGGCAGAAGAAGTGGCTGCAGGAGTGGCTGCGCACCATGACCGGGCGGTAGAAGCGGTGAGTTTGGTGGCGGAGGTGTTGGGCGTGCCGAGTGAGGATCTCTTGGCCGTGCTGGCCGAAGCCTAAGCCGTCGTAGGACTAACCACACAATCGAAAACTCGTGGTGGGGTCGACCTACTGATCCCACTACTCACTGAGGGTTTGCATGCGCACGCCACCGTTCACGCTGTCTGACGACTTTTTGGCCCCCTACCAGACCATCACTCCGCCCTTCGGCTTCAACGGCCTGGGGGAGTTGGTGTATTTGCGGACGTACAGCCGCGTCAAAGCGGACGGCACGCAAGAACGGTGGTGGGAAACCGTGCGCCGCGTGGTGGAAGGCACGTACACCATGCAGAAGCGCTGGATCACTGAACACCACCTGGGCTGGAGCGAGCGCAAGGCGCAGCGCTCGGCGCAGGAGATGTACGATCGCATGTTCTACATGAAGTTCCTGCCGCCGGGTCGCGGGCTGTGGGCCATGGGCTCGCCGCTGACGGAAGGTCGGGAGACTTTTGCGGCCTTGAACAACTGCAGTTTTGTCAGCACGAAGGACCTGGCATCGGACCTGGCTGATCCGTTCACGTTCCTGATGGACGCCTCGATGCTGGGCATCGGGGTGGGCTTCGACACCGCTGGGGCAGGCATGCTGGCGCTGCACGCGCCGAACCCGCTGCTGGCTGAGACTTACGTCGTGCCGGACACCCGTGAAGGCTGGGTGGAAGCCTTGAAGCTGAAGCTGCTGTCGTACTTCTGCCCGGATCAGGGTGTGGTGGAGTACGACTTCTCGCTGGTGCGTCCCGAGGGGGAGCCCATTAAGGGCTTCGGTGGGGTGGCGGCGGGCCCTGGTCCGCTTAAGGACCTGCTGGGCGCCGTGGACGGGGTGCTCGAGCGCGAGCGGGCAACCGGCGACGGCACGTTGAGCGTGACTGGGATCACAGACATTTGCAACCTGACCGCCAAGTGCGTGGTAGCAGGTAACGTGCGTCGAAGTGCTCTCATTAGTTTCGGCGAAGCCGACGACGAGGAATTCCTCGACCTGAAGAATTACGAAGTGAATCCGCATCGCGCTGCATACGGGTGGACCAGCAACAACTCGGTGTTCGCCAAGCTTGGCATGGACTACGGTCCGAGCACTGAGCGCGTGGTGCGCAACGGTGAGCCGGGATACATGTGGCTGGAGAACGCGCAGGCCTACAGTCGCATGGTGGACGAGGCCGATTTCAAGGACGCGCGCGTGATGGGGACCAACCCCTGTGGTGAACAAGGATTGGAATCGTATGAGCTGTGCTGTGTCTCGGCCGACACTCGGATCCATACTCGCGCAGGTGCGCTGCCGATTGGAGACCTCGTTGGGCAAGCTGTCGAGGTCTGGAACGGTGCAGAGTGGTCGGAAGTCACACCATACCTCGCGGGGTACAACAAGCAGATGTACCGGGTTACGCTGTCTGACGGCTCGTTTCTCGATGTGACCGACAACCATCGTTGGCTGGCGCGCCCCGACACAGCCCGCAAGTTCCGGGACATGACAACTCTGCAGCTGACGCCCGGCGATGTATTGCCTGAGTTCTCACTGGGAGACGTCGTTGGCGAAGCGCAGCCGATGGCGTACGAGTACGGCTTTTTTGCGGGTGATGGATACATGGACAAGGGTGTCCCCATGCTGGCGCTGTTCGGGGAGGCGAAACAGTCTATCACAAGCTCCATCTCGGGGCGCGTCTATGCGGAGGAGTTCCCGAAGGGGTACAACGTTTCGCGTCAGCGTGTCAACTTGGTGGACGTGTGTGATGCTGCGCTTGCGACACAGCTTCGGCGCAGTGACGGTCTTCCCGCGGAGGTGTTTACCTGGGACCGCGAGAGTACGGCGCAGTTTATCGCTGGATACATCGATGCTGACGGGTCCATTAGCAATTCCGGAACGGGCGGGGAAGGGCTCAAACTGCACGGCCCTGAAGGAAAGATGCGTGACGTGCAAACGCTGCTGCGGCGTATTGGTGTTGACCACGCGTCCGTGTATGTACTCAAGGGCCAGAAGAGCACGCTGACCATCAATGGCCGGGAGACGCATCGCAATTATGACCAGTGGGTTTGCCAGGTCCCCTCCTTCGAGGCGGATGCGGTACCCACTCGGGTCAAAGTGCGTTCTTCCACCGCGAGTCGGTTTGCAAAGAACAATGCCCACCCTGAGGGTGCGCTGATTGACCGCGCACGGAAGCAGCGGGTGGTCAGCATTGTGCCGTTGGGTATGCAGGACAGCTACTGCTTCACCGAACCGAAGCGCGGTATGGGCGTGTTCGGCAACGTACTGACCTACCAGTGCCTGGTGGAAACGTTCCCAACAAACCACGACTCGCTTGAAGACTATCAGCGCACCTTGAAGTTCGCGTACTTGTACGGCAAGACGGTCACCCTCGGACGCACGCACTGGGAGCGCACGAACCGGGTGATGCTCCGCAACCGCCGCATCGGATTGTCGCAGTCGGGCATTCAGCAGGCCGTGGCGAAGCTGGGCATCGAGGAGTACCGAGAGTGGTGCGAGGCAGGATACGCCACCGTGCAGTACTACGACAAGGTGTATTCAGAGTGGCTGGCGATTCCGCGCTCGATCAAGGTCACCACGGTCAAGCCCTCGGGGTCGGTGTCGCTGCTGGCAGGCGCCACGCCGGGTATGCACTGGCCGGAGGCGTTGACGTACGTGCGCCGCATGCGCCTGGGCCGCAACAGCGATCTGCTGCCTGCACTGCAGGCCGCGGGGTATCCGATCGAACCCGCGGTGGGCAGTGAAGACTCGACGTTGGTGGTGGAGATTCCGGTCCGCATCGGCGATGCCGTGCGCCCAGCCCACCAAGTGTCGATGTGGGAACAGCTGGCGATGGCCGCGTTTCTCCAGCGCTACTGGTCGGATAACCAGGTCTCGGCGACGGTCACCTTTGATCCGGCGACGGAAGGTCCGCAGCTGGCGCATGCGCTGGACTACTACCAGTACCAGCTCAAGGGCATTTCGTGCTTGCCGCGCACGCCTGCCGGGGCCTACGCCCAGATGCCATACGAGGCGATCACGGTCGAGGAATACGAAGCACGTGCCGCGGCGCTGACCCCCGTGCAGTTCGGGTCGACGCACGACGAGGCCGTGCCTGAGCGATTCTGCTCTAATGACACCTGTACGGTGTAAGGGGACGACGATGCACCACAACACCAAGCCGCTCTTCGAAGACATGCACGTGTGCTGCTTCCACCAGCAGTCCAGCTACGGCACGACCTACGGGGCGTACTCGGAGATTTGCTGCCACTGCGGCGCGCACCGGATGCGGTACCCGGGCGTGCCGGAAGGGCACGGGCCGTACTACCCGCGGGACAACACCTGGATTCCGTACACACCGTTCTCGGGCGGCACCACGAGCGGCTCAGGAACGTCCTGGACGTTCGCCGAGTGTGCGAAGGACTGCCAACACCTGAACGACGGACGGTGCACGTGCGGCCCGACGATCACCAGGGCGCAGCCGTGACCGAGCTGTACTACTTCTTCGACCCGCGGGACAAGGCGTGTACGGTTGGTGAACGCGTGGCGGCTGTTGCCGCCGCGCTGGAGCTGCCGATGCAGTCGCTGAGCGCGCGGGACGCTCCGGCCGGACGGTTGGTCCTGGCGTTTGGGCTGTTGGACATTCCCGCGGTCGTCGTGGTGCGCGACAAGCACTACGTGGCGACGATCGACGGGGCGGACCTGCGAAATGCGGTGCGCCTGGAGCGGCGCATCGCCCGGCTGATCGCGTGAGCACGAAGAAGGCGGGCATGCTGACCACCTCGAAAGAGTGGGCCAAGCATTTGCGCGCGTACTGGAAGCGGAAATTCTGGAAACAAGAACGGAAAGCGGCGAAGACCTACACCAAGAAAGCCCCCTATGTCGATTAAGCTGCTCGGGTGGGCCCTGGTGCTCGCGCTGTACGTGACCGTCCTGAGCTGGTTGTTGGAAGATCAAGGGACGTGCACCTGCACCGATTGTGGGGCGCGCTTTCCGCAGGGACGTCACAAGTGCCCGCAGACGGGCCGAACCAAGGTGTGCCGATGATTGTGTTCCTGGGAGACTTGCACGGCCGGTGGCAACGCCTGGAAGAACTCGACGTGCTCCTGGAACCCGGCGTGCCGGTGGTGCAGGTCGGGGATCTGGGCTGGTGGCCGCACTTGGTGCCGTACTGGGAAGCCTTGGGCCGGAGCCTGCAGCGCCCGGTGTATTGGATCGACGGTAATCACGAACATTTCCCGTCGTTGCCGCTGGAGGCGACGCGCCCCGTGGAACTCGCGCCGAACATGCACTATGTCCCGCGCGGCACGATCCTGGAGCTGAACAACCTGCGGTTGGGGTGCATTGGTGGGGCGTCCAGTGTGAACTACCAAGCGTGCACGGCCGGGGTGGATTGGTTCTGGCAGGAAGAGCTGCGGCCGCGAGACCGGGCGCGCGTCAACGAGTGGGCGCTGCCCGACGTGGACGTGCTGGTCACCCACGCCGCTCCGCAGTCGGTCGTTAACGTGTACTGCCCAGCGCGTGAGCTTCCGAATTGGGGACTGCCGGTGACGTGGACGAGCCCGGTCGCGGAGTTCCTCGAAACCACCTGGCAGCGGCTGGGGCAACCCCCGCTGGTGTGTGGTCATTACCACCGACCGGTGCAGCACGACACCGTGCGCATTTTGGATATCGAAGAAGCCCTGGATTCGACGACCTGGTTGCGTCGGTTGTTGCTCGTCCAAGAACTCGGGTAGCGGTCGTCAGGCGGGCGCCAGCCCGAGCCACACCAACGCGGGGTACCAGTCGTGGAACACCCGCACGTGGGCCAGCACCCCGACCTTGAACAGCACCATCCGCGCGATCCCGGTCTGCTGGCCGGGGTAGACCACGATCGCGGTACTGCGCTCTTCTAAGAAATCATAGAGCTCGAGGCGTGACACAAACTGCTCGACGTCCGCCTCGGAACGCAGGGCGCGGATCTGACGAAAATCCAGGAGGACCTTTTGTGTCGTTGCCCACTCGGGCTGTTGGGAAAGCAAACGCAAGGCGGCGACCAAGTCTTCAACGGAACTGTCTCCCACCCCATGAGCAAAAGCACAGAGCTCCGCAGGGACGAAGTGCCAAGCAAACGGGTACCAGCGTTGCATAAGCCTCGACGCACTTTAGAAGTTGGGCAGGAATCCTAGGTGACCCCGCCCCCGCGCGCAACCCCTAACGACGTCTCCTGCAGGACAATTGGTGACCCAATTGGTGACCGCCCCGCGCAAACCCGCATTCCATAAGGGCTTTCCGGCTCCGCCTGCGCTCCCAAAGCGGACGCGCTACCGGACTGCGCTACGCCCCGTGTGACCTAAAAGATTGGTCTTTATGCGTTTGCAGTGTTTCGTAGTTGTCGCTAACTACTCCCTCCGAATGTTTCACTTTGTTCCAAAACACCCCTAAAACCCTATCATTTTTCGCCAATTGGTGACCAATTGGTGCACCCTGTTCAGTCCACCTCCATCACCGCGCGGACGTCGGCCTCTGACACCAGCTGGTAGTGGCGCTGCAGGGTTTCGATGTTCTTCCACCCGCCCGCAAACGCCACGTCCACCACCGGCAGGTGCTTGCGCTTGGTGGCCCACAACCGCCGGTACGGGTGGAACTTTCCACCTTCCAACGGAGGCACACCAGCTGTCTTTTCTGCGGACTGCAAACACGCCGCGGCGTAGTCGCCGTGCCAGTGCTCCTGGGGGTTGCTGATCTTAGGGAACAACCAAGGCCCTGGCACGTCGAGGGCTGTACGGGCCTCCAGCAAGGCCGCCAGGCGCGGCTGGAGCCACGAACTCACCGGCACCCACCCTGCCATACCTTCCTTGTCGGACTCCGCGCGCTTGTACACGCGCTCGAGTTGTACGTCCTCGAGCCGCAGTGCGCACAACGCCGAAACGCGCCACCCCAACGCTTTGACCAGATCCAGCAGCCCACCGAACAACCCTTGCGAACCCACCTGGTCTGCCACGGCACGCACCGCGTCGAAGCGCTCGTCCGACGCGATAGGCCGCCGGGGCTGCGGGGTGTCGGGAATCACGACCTGCACGAGTGGGCTTCGAGTGATCAGCATCGCGGGGTTCTTCATCCCCAAGTTCACCACCCGACGAAGCCACTCCAAATCCAATCCCACCACGCGATCGGTGCAGTTGGCCTTGAGCGTCGTGTCCGGAATGTTCAACGTCCCGGCTTTGCGCTGCAGCTTAAAGCGCTCCAAGATCACCGGAGGCAGTGCGTGCACCGGTTGATGCAGCGGCAACACCGCGCGCCAAATGCGGAGCTCCAGGGCATCGGTCTTGGCCTGCTTGGGGCGGCTCAGGGGCAGCCAATATTGGACGTACCAGTCCAGGAGCTGGGCCCAGGTCGTGCCCGGATCGCGGGTGGTGCCTTCGCGCACCGCGTACAATTCCGTGGCCAGCTCGAGGGCCGCGGCCTTGGCCTTCGTGAGCACCTTGTCAGTCAATTGACGGTACCGGCGCTTCCGGGTGTTGGGATCCGTCCAGCGCAGCAACAACGGAGCTCCGGGACGGCGCCGAAGCACCGCCACCTTCGCGCCGTAGTGTCCCACCGAAGCGAGTTGTTCCATGGGGAAAGAAGCTAGCGGGCCGGGTTCCGTTACACAAATGGTGACATTGGTGACCACTGCCGGAGCGGACTAGCTGGTGGGCGTTTCATCCTGCGACAACCACGCATGCTGGGCGGCCTGGTCCTGGAGCACCAACCCGTTGGTGCGGGCGAAGGCCAAACATGCCGGGCACACCAACTCATAGCTTACTACCCGCTGACCGTCACGGCGACGGACAGCCAGAGCCACCGGCTCCGCCAGCAGCGCGGGCACGGGGTGGGCACACGCTCCGAAGGTCACGGGGCACCTCGCACCAGCGCGTCAAGGTCCCACACACCCGCGGCGCGGATCAGTTTCTCGACCGGAGGCTGCGGCATCTGCTTCCGGCGCATCACGCACCACGCCGCGAGACCCCAGACCTCGTCGTGCTGCCACATGGCATACGCCGTGGGAATGGCGGTGAAGGGAAGCGGTTCCGCGTCGGCGCATCCCCAAGCAAACACGTCGCTGCAATTCACCGACAACTGCACCGCGTTCAACCGACGGCCCACCTTGTCGTCCTCGCCGTCATGCCAGAAACCATACAGGCTCACCACCTCGTTGATCAGCAAGTGGGCCACCCGCAGCGACACCTCGGGAGAAAGGGCGTCGTCCGCGTCGTCCTGTGATTCGGCTGTGACAGCTCCGGCAGCGATGCTTCGCGTCACGCTGCGCTCCCCGCGGTGTCACGGATGTACCGGGCGATCCACTCCTGCAGCTGGCGTTCGGTTTCGTCGCGGAAGCCCTTCATCGCGGTCAAGCTTTCCTCCAACGCCACCACGCGCTGAGCGAGCGCGATGCTTTCGTTCTCTGATGGACGCGAGCATCCGTGAACGCCGTAGCTAAAATCGCCCTTGGCGATGTTACGCACACGAGCGTTCGTCAGGTCAGTCATGGGGCACTTCTTCAAGGAACGACACCACGCTCCGCCAGACGTCGTCATCCGCCTCGCTCAGCATCATCCACCCCGCAGCAAAGCACTCGGAGTACGCTTCCCACGCTGCCAGCGCGTCCGGCTCGCTCAAGGCGAATCCCCGGGCCTCCGCAATGGCCACGATGCGCTCGATATCTGCTTGGTACACATGCGTTTCGGACGAGGGCGCACGAAAGCGCAGGCGACGTTCACTCATGCTCCAGCTCCTCCATCGGCAGCCGGTACAGTACGAACGGGGTAGAGGGCCCCACGTACCCGCCGACGTAGTTGAACTCCAAGTATTCCTGCGCTTCATCGGCGCACATACCATCCCGCTCCATCAAGACTTCAATCATTTGCTGAAAGTCGTAGCACGCCACTGGTCCCACGCCGCAGCGTTCCACCAGGCCCAGCCAGGCAGACTCGAAGCCAGGCCAGCACAACAGTCCGTCCTGTTCAATTGGCACTCGGCCTCCAACGCAGGTCGACCACATGCAGCAGGCAGATTGCCGAACACACCGCGGCGAAAATCGCTTCGAGCGGGTGTCCTTGGAGGTCAAGTACGAGTGCTTTCAGCAGGAAGTACGTGCCCAGGGCTCGCAGGATATTTTCCAAGGTCACGTGCGCTCCTCGTAGTCACGGACGCGGGCAAGGGCGTCGTCAACTGCACACGAGAGGTCGAGTCGCAGACCGGACTTGTCCGCATGGACCACCGCCTCCGCGAGCTGCATCATCGCCTCGGTGTGACTACCCGTCGGCGCAACGCCCCAGAACGTCCACTCGCCGTTTGCCTCACAGACGGCTTCAGTTTCTTGGCTCCACACCTCCACGCGGATCGGTGTGTCGGTTCCTCGCCGGGCGCTCACGGCGTGACCTTCGGACAGACCTTAATGCCCGGGTTGGCAGCCACGGCGGAATGCTGGATCAAGTGGATCGGCAGTGCGATCGGCCACAGCACTCCGCCGAAGCGTGCCTTGTCCAATCCCTGGGGGTCGCCGGGACACGTATCACGGGCCAGCAACGAGGCAGTCCCCATACCAACCAGCACGTACAGGACCGCCCCTGAGAACAGACCCAAAAAGAACTTCCGAGCGTCGCTCACGTGTTCTCCTCGAAAACGATTTCCCCGCTCACGTGCTCGTAGTTGGCCGTAAAGCGGCACACCCCGCAGTTGTGCGGGTACATCGGCGGATCCATGGTCAGCACCGCACCCGTCGGATGCAGGGTGCCTCCGCACTTCGGACATTCGTGATCAATCCGAAAGGCGAGCATGGGGGTCCGGCGGCTATGACGCATCAGTCACCTCCCATACCGCTTGGCGGAACGCGTAATTCGCATCCGACTGCAGCTGGAGCAACTGCTCCCGATCGGCCTTATGGGCAGCCTCGCGGCTGTCTCCCTCGTACCAGTTGCGGTACCGCGCCTTCGCGTCCAGGTACTTGGCGAGGGCTTCGTGGTAGTCGTCGATGGGGTGCATTCAACTGGTCCTTTGCAATTTGGGGCGCCATACTTGTGCCTTGCGGTCCGGCGCACGGCGCTCAGCAGCCGACTGCAGTGGGTAGCCGAGCCCTCGACCCCGGTTGTGATTGCACGTCTGACACGCAGGCCGAAGGTTGTCGTCACGGTTCGTTCCACCGGCGTGCTTCGGCCGTAAGTGCTCCAACGTCATCTCGTCGAATGGCAGCAGGTTACGGCACCAATGGCACCGTACGATCCCGTCCGGCCAACGCGCGGCGTTGTACACCCGCAGGCGCCTCGCCTGGCTCGCCGAGCGGCGTGTCGGCTCAGCCACCCCTCCCCCTAAGCTCGCGGACGCGGGCGAGGGCGGCGCGGTAGGCCAACATGGCCGTCTGGCATCGCAACGCCACGTCTTGCGGTGGACCTTGTGCTCCATCGGTGAGATCGAAATGATCCTCTGCGGCCTCCATCTCCTCCGCCGCCTCCGCGAGCTGCATCATGGCCTCGGTGAGCGAGCCGGGGGCGGTCGGCAATGACTCTGTGCCCCGTCCAAGGCATCGGATGCAGGACCACTGCTTCGGCGGGATGCCGAGGCCCCCGCTACCGTAATGCGGGTCGCGCCCCGTACCAGCGCACGCGGGACAGACCACCTCCACGCTGATCGGCTCACCCATCCTTCCCCCCGATCTGGGCGAGGCGGGCTCGAAACGGAGCGGTGTGATAGCACCAATTGTCCATGCGGCATGCCGTCGAGCAGCACATGCTCTCGAGCTCGGTAAGCGCCGCCCTCGCAATCGCAATAGCCTCGTCGCGCTCCTGCCGCACGTCGGCGCAGGTGCTTCGATACGCGGCCCAATCCAGAATCCAGACCACCCCGGCCAGCAGAAGCAGCGGCAAGGCGAGCATTTCGATAGCATTGGTCACGGGTCACGCACCTTGACGCAGGAAATGGACACGGCCGCTCTGCTGGTGACGTTGTTTGTGAAGCACACCACGCCGTATTCCGCAAACACGTGCACTCGGGGGCGGTCAGGGGCACTTGCGGCAGCCGCGCTCGGGGCCAACCACGCCCGGACCACGGAGAGAACCGCGACGCCAAGCATGACCATCACCGCCGCCTCCCTACCCGACATCCGCGGCCTCCCGTTCGTAGATCATCGCGAGCTCCGGCTCGCCGAGCTGGGAAACCTTGAGCGGTTCCGTACCCACGGACATGCGATAGATGTCCTCGGCGCAGCTACCCACGCACACCATCAACCGACGCCCATCGGGCAAGTCGCCCACGAAGGTGAAGGAGTACTTGTAGTAGCTGCAGAATTGGACCAGCACGTCGCCGTACCGGGCCAGCTGGTCGGCCGTCAGCTCTTCAGTTTGCATGCCGCGCCTCCGCCTGCTCACGCTCACGCACCATGGTCAGCGTTTCGGCGTAGCCCGCGATGTCCACGGCGTTGTCCCGCTTGGCCCGGTTCATCTCGCGGCTCACCTTGACCAGGATCATGGCCAACGCTACTTCCCCCGGCTCGATCGGGGCCGTGAGTTTTTCCCGCCACATCCCGGACCACATCGCGGCCGTGCGGCTGAAGTCCACGATCGGGTGACCGTAGTCCGCCCCACGGTTGCCGTGCACCAGCCGCTGGGCTTCCTCGAGTGCCGACTCGTTCGGCACCACCGGCGGGGGCGCGGTGTCAGGAATGGTCGTATGCAGCAGGGCGTCGCGGACCTCGAGCCCCAGCGCACGGGCAATATCATGCTCCAGCCGCGCCCCCTTGCTGTGCTCCCAGCCGGGAAGGAGGGCAATGGCGTCCACACTCAGCAGCGCCTTGATGTCTTCGCGCATGTACACGGGGTAGGACAAGGTCTGGTCGCCGTCGAAGTGGTCGGCCGGGTTGACAACCTGCCACCCTTCACGACGCCAATCCGCGGCAGCCGCATGGAACGCTGGGAAGTTGTAGTCCTCGATGCCTGTCATCGGGCCGGAGATGTACACTCGACTACTCGTCATCCGTTGCTCCTCAAGATTTGGTGTCAGCCCGGAGCCGCCACAGGCTTCGCAAGCATGTTGTTCTTGTCCAGGCTCGGGGTCGCCGCAGCATTCCCCCGAGTCTCGTGCGCGCATGCAGCACTGCGGCACCGTAGCGAGGTAATAGCCGTCACCCCCGCACGCCCCGCAGGGGTGGTACATCAAACACTCACGCCGGTGGACCCGAAGCCGCCCGTACGCTCCGTGGACTGCCCCACCGTCCCGACCTGCCAGTAGGCTTCGTGGCGCGGCTGGATGACCAGCTGGGCCACGCGATCGTGGTGGTTCAGCAGCGCCGCCCGGCTCGACACGTTGGTCAGCACGACGGCCCACTCGCCGGGGTAGTCCTCGTCGATCGTCCCGGGAGAGTTGACCACCACCAGGCCCTGCTTCAGCGCCAGCCCCGAGCGGCTCCGCACCTGACATTCCCAGCCCGTCGGCAGCTGCGCCCGGAATCCCAGCGGCACGGCCGCCCGGTCCCCGGGGTTCAGCCAGAAGCCCAGCCCTTCCACCTTGACCACGCGCTGCTCATTGGTGCGGCTGTACACCACCACGCCCTGGTCTTCCCGCAGGGCGGACAAGTGCGCGTAGGCGTCCATGCCCGCTGAACCGGCCGTGCTGTACGTCGGCAGCGCGGCGTCCGGGTAGAGCGGTTCGATTACGACTGTTGCTTGCACGACGTGCTCCCCCGAAAGGCTGAGGCCACCAGCCACACGCCCGCGCCACCCACCCACGCCGTGCCCGTAGGTACCACGCCCGCACGCGCCAGCAGGGACCAGCCCAAAACGCACATGCCCACCTTCACGGCGACCAAGATCACCTTGGCCAGCAACAGTCCCATACCTTCTGCGATCGTATCCGTATTCGCCACTCCGCTACTCCCTCAAAGGTTCCTCACCATTCGCTCGGCAGGGCGCCACCTTACAAACGACAAACGCCAGCTGGTGAGCTGGCGTTGGGGCGACGGACAATCGGGTGGTGGGCTAGAACACGTAGCGCAGGCTGACACTGGCGTGGGGACCGCGCATCTTGCCGTCCCACAGGTACATGCCGAAGTCCGCGGAGGGGACCAGGCCCTTGCCCACCTCAAACGCCATCCCTGCCCGCACCTGGGCGGGACCGGTGGGTGAATACGACCCTTCGATGTAGTTGTAGACTCGCTTCCGGGGCAGTGGCACGTCCACGTACGGGATCTGCACCTCCGCCAGCTCTCCGCGCCAATTCACCACGGCGAAGTGCGCGTCACCCGTGCGCACAATGCCCACCTGAGGGCTGAAGGCGGGACGCGTCAGCTGGTACTCCACACTCAAGGGCCCAAAGGCGGGCGGGGCGGTCACTTTTCCGGCGATCACTCCCGCAAAGGTGGAGTCCAAGAACTCGGCGGTGCGGGTCTCGCCGATCACCTCGGTGTACAAGGTGTCGTGGCGCACCAGCGTGTCCCGCTTGGGCACCCCGATCTGCACCCCAGCGATCAGCTTCCCGTTGAGCTGGCGCGCGGCCTTCAGCAGTTCTGCCAGGGAGTCGCGCTCCACGACCGTGACGGCCAAGCGCGCGGCGGTCTCGGCGCTCAGGCGCTGCTCGGCGATCGCCTTCGCCTTGTTCGTCCGGGACGCGGCAAGCGCGCTCGAGACCACGCGATACCCCAGCGCGGCGAGCAGCAGCCCACCCACAAGCAACGCCCAATGTTGACGCTTCATCGTCCGCGCACCAACAGCGACTGGATCGCGTCGAGCTTTTTGGAGACGTCCTCGAATTGCCGCTGGACGGTGTTGCTCAGGTCATCGACGCGGCGGCTCAGCGCAGGCGGGCCGCCACTCGCCAGGTCGCGCTCGAGCAGGGACAGTTGGGTCTCGAGCTTGGCCACCCGCTCCAACGCGCCGCGGCTGATTTCTCGTTCCCCGCTACTGTTGAGCAGGAGCACAAAAAAGGCTCCCATCACTGCGGGAACCGCCCAATTCAGCATGCGGGCAGTAAAACTGGACCAGGTGCCCGTCATGCTGTCGCTGGGGCGCTTTGTTGGTGTCATGCCACAGTTCCCCGATTCAATAGGCTACGAGTAAGTCGAATCGGGGACTGTGGAATCGTGGGGCTACGCGGCGGGGGTCACTCCACCATCCGCCAGCTCCAGCGCCTCGTACACCAACTCGCCCGTCGCCTCGTCCAGCTGGGCCAGCTGTTCCGGGGCGATGCCCTGGGCGTCGAACACCAGCGTCAGCACCCGCTGCCCTTCACGATCGGCCTCGGCGAGGGCGCTCCGCAGGGTGTTCACTGCGCGCTGCGTGTCCTGAATCTGCTGCAACTGCACTGCGGTAAGCTTCTTGCGAACTTCGGCCATGCGTCATCCCCCTGGTGTAACGTGATGCCCCTTGAGCCGCAACGTGGCGGCGAGTTCCAACAATTCCCATGCTCGTGCCTGCCAATTGACCCCCGCGGGCAGTTCCGCTGCGCGATACATTGCCATTTCCAGCAACGCACGCCCTCCTGCCTCCAATGCGGTCACACATTCATGACATGCCATAGTCTTTCCATTCGTCGGTGACGCGTAGACCTTACGGGACCAGCGTGGCCGCCACCGTTACCACGGCACCCACGGTGAGTCCCGTGGCTTCCGCGGCGGTCATGCCGCCGATACGCACATTGATCGGTGCCACGGCGGTGCCGTAGCCGGGAGCTTGCGACGGCTCGTTGGGGCTCAGGATCACCGCGTAGGCAGTCCCGGTCATGGTGACAACTTCCTGGCGTTCAATCACGGTGTACTGCATGGGTCGAACCTTTCGTTGCGGTTAGCCGCCGCCACACGGATCAATGGCGGTGATATTCACGGTGTCGTAGACGTAGCTGCTGTACTGGAATCCCGGGTCGTTCGCTGCGTTATAGGCCCGCATGGCCAAGTTGTACGTCCCTCCCGCCACGACGGTGTGGGTGAAGAACTGCCCCGAACCAAACCCCGCGGGGGTCACGCTCGAGTAGTAGCTGTTCACGTTCGTCACCGTGTACGGTGGTGCCGCATCGATGGACACCTCGATCGGGAAGGCGCTCAGCGGCGACTGGAACACGTGGATCACGTAGCGCGGCTCGAACTCGCCGCCCCCCACGTCTTCACAGTAGGTGACATCGCTGACGACGACACTTGGGGCCGGAGGTGCCACCTGTACCGTGATGTTCTTCGACACCACCGGGGTGAAGTCACTCCACTCGCCGTACTCGCCGTTGCGCACGAACCGATGGCGCGCCTTCACGTAGAAGTCGGTATTGCTGACGTTGTCCAGGCCCGGAAACGACCGCGAGGCCGAATCCAGGCCCCCCGCCCCACCGCCCGTGAAGAACGTGGTCACCGTGAACGGCGTGGCCGCCGAGTACCCATACGCCCACTCGACTTCCCCGTCGAAGTATTCGTACGGCTCATCGCCCGGAAAGGGGTCCAACGTGGGCGGTGGATTCAGGAAATCCAGCTCAGCAAGCACGTCCGCGGGAGCGGTCTTCGTCAGGGTCAGCGTACCCACCGGGGCCACCGGCATGGGCACGCGGAAGACTTCCTTCCACACCCCGCCCGTGCGCAAAAAGGCGCGCCGCAGCCGACGCCAGCTCAGTGTTCCGCCGGACCGGTGCCGCACCCACAGCAGGTACCGATAGTTGACGTCCTGGGTCTTTGGCGGGATCCAGTCCCAGGTCTCCCCAGTGCGCACGCGCAAAAAGGACTTGTCCATATCAGTCGACGATCAACCACAGCGTACCCTCGGGAGCCGGGTAGTCCCCGCCCCCAAAGGCCACCGACGGCACCGTGGTGCTGGTGGTGCTGTACACCTTCCCCACCCGCGCGGCGCGCACGGATCCCCCGGCGGCCGCGCCGATCAGCGGGGCGTCGGCGGGACCATCGTCCCAGCGCACGAACGCGTCGGACCCCGTGGCGTACCCCGCCCCACCGAGCACCGCGCGCGTTGCGTCCGCCGTACCAGTGATCAGCCCGCCAGAGCGCAGTGCCGCGACCGCCCGAATGTCACCGTTCACGTCCAGCTTGTAGGCCGGATCTGTGCGCGCAATGCCTACGTTGGTGCCGTTGTCGTACAGCAGCGAATTGCCGACGACCGTCGACGCGGTAAACTTCGCCAGGTAGTTCGTCGTGCCACTGACCGTGCCGCTCCCCCCGCCCCCGCCACCGCCGCTGGCATCCAGTGCTCCGGTGGTTCCGTTGTAGGTCAGGTTGGTCCCCAGCTTGACCCGCAGCTGCCCCGACGCCGGATCCACTTCCAGCCCACCACCCAGGTTGAGCCGCAGGAAGTATTCGGCTTCCATGCCGACCGTCAGGTCTTGCACGAACGTGAAGCCCTGGGGAACGTCCGCCACGGAATACAGCTTCAAACTCAGCCGACTCGTGGTGTAGGTCTCACCCGCCACAGTCGCGTTGACACTAGTAATCGTCAGTCCCTTGTCCACCCGAGGCTCCACCCGCAGGTACGGGAGCCCCGTGGCCGTGTCGCTCAGCCGCATGCCCGACAGCAGCAAGTAGTTCATCGCCACGTCTTGCTTGATCGTATCCACACCCAGGGTGTGCTGCAGAATGCGCAACTGAATCATGCGGGTTCTCCGGCATCTTGGCAGTACGCCACCAGGGCCTCAAACTCCACCATGGGGTCGCCCCCGTAGCCCGGCATCGCCGGACCATTGGTCGCGGCAAAGGTTTGTACCGTCGCCCCACTGGCGGCGTGGACCAGCCGCACGCGATACATCCAATCCGCCCGGAACAAGAACACCCCCGGGGTGGGCTCGTACGACCCGGGGAACTGGATGTCCAGTGGCACGTAGATGCAGTGGCTGAAGTGTTCCCAGCTGGTGTTGGACACCGGCACGGTCACCAGCGTGTTCCACACGAACGGGTGCACCGTCGACACGTCGATGGCGATCATGTAGAACGGGCTGGGGAACGACGCGTTCAGCGCGGCACCGTTCCACGTAATACGTCGCGTGTGGGGGGCCGCACAGTACGCAGGCTTCTCCGTGCCGGGATAGAACACGCAGATCCCGCGGTCCGTCGTCGCCACCGAGGCGGTGAGCGTCGCCGGTCCCGGCGGCGGTGGGGTCGCCGTGGAGGCCCAATAGACCGCCTTGGCGGTCTTGTAACTGGTGGGCCCGCCCCCAAACGGGGTGAACGTCACGGTGTAGTTCCATTCCCGACGCACTGCGTCGGCCACGGAGGACAAACTCACGATGTCCTCGCCCACCGCGTGCAAGAACCCGCCGATGTCCGGGTCACCCGGCGTCACGCCGCTCGGGTCCATCTGCACATCCCGGCCCGCGACCAGGGAGACGATCGTGCTGGCGGTGTCCGACCGCGACGCCGTGATCGTCACGGTACCGGTAGTGCTCGGAAAGATCGGGTAGCGCAGTTCCACGTGGTCGGAGGCAGGCGACGCGGTGGCCGTCGCTTCCTTCAGGCCCGGCGTGGATGGTCCCCCCGAGACGGACGTGGCAAAGGAGCGCGCCCCGTCCCGTCCAAAGGAATTCTCAGGGATCGCGATGCCGTACCACGTCCCCACGGACACGTTGAACGTAAAGTTCGTTTGCGACACGCTGCCGCTGAACCGCAAGTACTTGTTGTCGACCGGGCCGTCCTGCGACCCCTCAGTCGTGGTGGGCCAGTTGCCCTTCCGCAGGTACACGCGCCAGTACTTGGCGTCGTCGTCCGCGCCGCTGATGCTTGCGGTCACGGTATCGGTCGTCGAATCGTAGCTCAAGGCGAAGCCCAGCAGGCGCGCTTCCGAGTCCGGATCCACCAGGGCGAGACGCGGGTTTTCCTGCACCACGCCGGTCTTGGTCCCAAAGAACTCGAAATAGAACTCGGACGCTCGGCTCCGAAACTCCTGCCCCGCGGTTGGCAAGAACGGCGTCACCGTGTCGTCGACGGCGATGTTCGTCCGCACCCGCACTTCCACGGCACCGTCCAGCAGCTCGTAGCCCTCGGTGTATTCCGCCAAGCGCGGCACCGTGCCGATCAGCGTCATCGTGGTGGCGGTGTTAGCCGCCACCTTCCGGATCACGGGCAAGGGCGGCTTGTCGGTTTCATCCACCAGGCTCTTCGGCCGAGGCAACAGTCGAATGTAGTAGTGATTCAGTGGTGCGGAGGCGTAGGCGTTCACCGTCCACGCCGCGAGCCCATCGGTCAGCAGGGTGTTGCCTTCCACCGTGCTGAGGCCTGTCGTGTCGCCTGCCGACACCACCGCAGGCAGCGGCACCACGGAGAAGGTGGCACGCACCGTGTTCTCGCTGCGGTCGCCGTTCTCGTCCTTGTTGTCGAACGTGACGTACGAGCGCGGGGTCCGCACCAAATTCCGGGTCACCGTACCGCCCGCGGTGCCCTCCGTCTCGCTGGCCCCCGTATTCCACCCGGCGTAGGGCACCAGCGTCAAGGTCTTCTGCTGGCCCAGCGTCAAACTCACCGTGCCGGTGACGCGCTTAAAACTGCGGGTGTCCACGTGCCGCGGCACCAGCTCGGTGGGTTCCGGGGGCACGGCCCCCGCCGCAGGCGGATCGACGTACCACTTCACCCCCAGGGTGTCATCATCCACCACCGCGACGAACGTCACGGTGTTGTTGCTCGGATCGATGGACGTTTCCAGCGACGTGATCGACGGGGTGGAGTCGAAGTCCACCAAAAAGGTCAGGGTGTCGCTGTCCAAGTCGTTCGCGTCGGTCGCCCACACCCGAATCCACATGTTGTCGGACTGCCGCTCGAGGGGCACGAATCGCGACCGCACGCCGAGCGGGTCGTCCAGCACGGCGTCCAGGGCGTTGTCCACCAGGAACGGGAAGTCTTCCGCCTGCTGCGGCACCGGGAACAGCACGCGCGGCGTGGTGTCACCCTTCCGCTGGTAGTACAGCGACACGCCCTCGAACGCGGCTTCTTCGGCGGCCATCGGGCTGTAGGCAAAAATTTCCACGAGCGCGTACTTCGCAGGATCGTTGTACGGAGCCCCGAAGAACGTCTGCTCCGCCGCCACCAGCTGCCGGAACGCCACCACCGGGCCCACCGGGGTGTCCGGGTTGACCACGTCGTCCGCGGGCGTGTAGTTCCACACCGCGGCGTCGCTCATGGGCTGCTCATTGCGGGACCGGTCGAAGCTGGCGAAGTAGTACGGGCCGTAGTCCTCGGCGAAAAACGACATTTCGTCTTCGCGGTCAAACAGCCCGAAGTCCGTCATCACCTTATAGTCTTTGTAGATCAGCAGCGCCGTCCCAACGGCTGGGCCAACCGGGGGCGCAAACGGATCCGCGCTGTTCCCGTAGACCTCTGGGGACTGGTTCAGCGTGATCGCCCCCGCCGTATTGGAGACCACCGTGTACACCAGCGGGTCGTCGCCAATCTGCACGTTGAAGCCAATCAGTGCGTCAACCTCGAGCTCCGGGTCGTCCACTTCGACCACGGGCCCTGTGACGGAGAACACCTCGTAGGGGTACTCGTCGTCGGCGGCACCATTCATGATGTCTTCGCGGTAGTACACGTTCACGCCCTGGTAATCGCGGTCATCCGGTGTCTTAAACCGGACAATCGCAATCTTATTGATCACCTTCGGAAAGCCTTCCTCGAAGACAATCGGTCCCGGCGCGAAGGTGTCACCTGCCACCACGTACCGCACATCGCTCAGGCCGGACAGCACAGCTTCGTCCAGCAGGCCCACCGACTGCAGCGCGTACTCGTAGGGCAGCCCCGCCACCACGGCCAGGTCCTTGTATTCCATGACTGGAGCGCTGCCGGTGCGGGCGATCCGGATCAGCTCGCTGAACGAGCCCACTGCCGCCTGGGCGCCCACCCAGCCCGGATCAGACTCGCTGAACCCCAGTGGGAGTCGACACCGCACCTCGGTGTTCTCGTCGTCATCCAGCTGCACGCGCACCACGGTGCCCACCGCATACGAGCCCGACAGCAGATTGGCGCCCGTCGCGATGGTGCCCGTGTGGTCGCCCTTGATGGTGACCACGAACTGATCGTCCAGCGCCACCGCGCCGACCGTCAAGATCAGTCCGTCGTCGTCCACCAAAGTGCCGATATCCGTCGGGGTCCGACGCAGCACGCGGTACCCCCCGGCGGTGGCCGCGGCGAACCACGTCAGCGTGTTCACCGCCGCCCCGGTCTGGGCGTCCAAGTACCCCGTGCGCAGGTTCTGCCACACCGGACGCGGCGGGCTTTCCGACAACCCACTCAGGGGCAGCGACACCGGCACCTGCACCGACGTGCGTGGGGCCTGCAGCAGCACCGCCACCACGTACCGGCCCGGAGGAAATTGCAGCGGAATCGAGCCACTGCCCTGCCCGCGGCGCACCAGTGTTTCGTCGACGTACACCGCGTACTTGCCGCCGCTGCCCCCGAGCTCGAGCTGCAGATTCGCCGACACGGACTTCGGGGTATCGACCACCGCGCGGAGCATTTGCACCGTGCCCGTCGGCGCCGTAAACGACACAAATCCGTCCGCGCACTGCAGCAGCGCACCGCGGCCGGTCGCCGACAAGAACGCCTGGTAGAACTCTTCCAGCTCCGGCAACACCGTGCCCGGAAGTTCCAGCAACAGCCAGGACTGCCCACTACCGTCGTTCAGCGCCGACAAGTCGCTCTGCACGGCACCGTACCAATTCCCGACCGGCCCGCCGATCTTGTTGGTATCCTGCCGAATCAGCTTGCGGACCATTTCCAGCAGTGACAACGCCATCGCTTAGCTCCCACCCCGGCGCGCTGGTACCAAGACCAGGTGCGTCGCCAAATAAGTCGTCTGTGCCAGTGCCTTGCCCACGGCCACTGGCTGATGTCCGGTCGCGAACGGGGACAACAGCGTTGCCTCGAACTTTTCCGAACTGTTGTGGCCGAACGCCCATCCCGAGAGCAGTGATCCGCCCGTGATGTCGTCCTTCCAGCCCACCCATGCGCCCGCGTCGTACCGCACGCTGTTGTTCACCGAGCTGCCCTGGTAGCGCGTGCGCCACCAGTACGCAGCGGCGTACGCTTCCCGGCCACTCTCAAAGCTGGGGAACAGTCCGGGCGATTCCCACACGTACTCGGACCGGAACTTCAGCCCAAACCATTCCAGCACATTGGTATGAAACTTCGGATACGCAGGGTTCTTGCGCGCCATGCCCGTGACAATCTCTTCGTACACATAGTTGTTGATGTAGTACGGCCCCGACGGCGCAATTTTGACCGGGGCTTCCCCGGGGCGCTTGTTGCGGCTGTACATCCCGCGCAGCTCTTCGTAATGCGTCCACTCGACCTGCCGCACGTAATCAAGGGTGTCGCCAGTAACGGACAACGCGCCCGACCCTACGGCGAGCTTAAAGGGCCACTGGCTGGCGTCCACCTTGGACTTCGGCCAGAAGCGCAGCGGAGAGCCCGTCGGCTCGCGCACCGGGCTCGACCACACTTCGGCCGCCGCGATGTCCGCCCCTTCGTTCTTCTCTTGCCCGTCCACCTCGCCCACGTAGTCGTGCCGCTCACTCTCGGTCGTCGCAAAGCAGTAGAACTGCCGCAAGTCGATTTCAGAGTTCTCGGTCAGGTTCAACGCGGCGTAGCTCGGCGTTTTGGTGCCCAAGTACCGCGGCACGCACATCGGCGGCACCAGGTGGTACGGATGCAGATCTCGGCTGATCGACGGCACCCACGTGGGATTGGTCTCCCACGTCCAGGTGCCCAGCGCGGCGGGGAGTACCCGGTTATTGGTCGCCCACTGCGCGGGCATGATGCTATCGGCCAGTCCCAAGTGCGCGATGGTGTACTGGTCCGCGGCCAGTCCGAGGGTGAGCCACGGCTCCTGGGCGAACCCGATCGTAGTGGCCAGCCCGCTGGTCGTCATCTCGTGCTGCCACCACCAATGCTCCAGCAGGTGGTCCAACAGAGACCCCGAGCTCGCGCCGTGCGCCGCCAACTGCCCCGACTTCCACCCCGGCTCCTTGGTCCACTGGCGACACACCACCGTACGCCGGTGCGCGTACATGGCATCGTCTTCCCACGTCACCGCCGTGGTCTGGTTACTGATCTTGGCCTGGTCCACGAAGCTGCGGTTGATGCCCCAACTGGATCGTCCGGACCGGTCCGTGGCGTACGCCGACAGGTAGAAGAGGTAGCTCATGAGTGCGAAGTTCAACCGCGCGCGACCTGAGGCGATGCCCCGGGTCTCGGACCAACCCGGCACCTCCTCGAGCTGCAAGTAATCGCCGAATTCCAGCGACTGCGGCAACCCAGTGAACTCGAAGGCCGCTCGGAAGTCCTGCGGGCGGAACACCCACTCGGTGACCCCCGCGTCACCGTCGGTCCACTTGAACGTCTTCGCCTTGCGGTACCCCTGGTCATTGAAGCTCAGGGTGTGCTCGTCATTGTGCAGCAGCCGGTTCACCAAGATGCGCTGCTCGACCGTCGTTTCCGGGTACACTTGTCCCGTGAACTGTGCCGACTGGTCGCCAATGATTGCCTTGAGGTGCACCTGGCGATTCAACTTCACTGAAATTTCCGACGTCCGGCCCGCCCACAGGCCCCCGGGGCGATCCGCCACCTTGAAACGCACGCGCACGGGCTTGTCGTTGGCGATATACGCAGCAAGACTCGTCTTCGACCCCGAACCGCCCGCGGGCGTTTCCCAGCCGCCCGTACCGCCCGGAACGTAGCCGCCCGCGCTGGTCCAGTCGTCGATCTTGAGCTCGATCTTGGTGGGCTCCGGCAGGTGCGTCAGCACCCGCAACTCGGGCAACGCCAAGTCCTGATCGTCGATCAGCCGCAGTTCCGCATCCACCGGATCCGTCAAGGCCTCGAGGTACACAAACCACTCCCCGAACGTCCCCTGCCCGATCAGCGGCTTGCCGCTACCGTCCAAGCCGGTCCACACCACCGCCAGCTCGCCCAGCTTGCCGCCGCTGAGCTCTTGGTTCCAGGCATAGAAGCCCTTGCCGATGCGCGGCCGCTGGTCCGGCTCGAACGTGCCCTCCACCAGCGTGGCGTACAGCTCGGACTGCGTGGCATTCCACTCGCCCAGCTGGTCCACGCCGTCCCACTTGAACTGCCGCTTAGCGCCGACCGTCAGGTACTGCCAGTGCCGCTCCGGTTCGGCTGGGTCGGCCGTCGGCTCGGTCAACCAGGCCACGATCGTATTGTCCACCGCTGAACGCACCGACAATCGGTAGAGCCCGTCCGCCAGGACGTCCATCTGTGCGGTAACGACCTCCCCCAGTTCCGAAGCGTACGGGTCGTAGAACGGGCTGTACGGCAGGGTATTGCTGAGCGGCACCTTCGCGGCCGTGTACGGCTCTGCGCTCGCCGCCATGCGCCGGTACCGGACGTTGAACGTCGGGTACGCCGGGCGGGCGAAGCGCGCCGCGACGCCGTCACCCTGCTTCCACGGCAGGGCGAGCTGCGGCGTCGCGTAGTCCACAGTGAAGAATTCATGGTACGGCGTGTTGGCCAACCATCCGGACAGCGCGCCCACCACGTGACTGCCGTTCACGCGCGCGCGCCAGTCGATACCCAGTGTGACCGGATACTCCAACGTAAACTTCTTGCCCACGCGCACTTCCACCGCACGATTCCCGGTCCGGGGCACCGTGACGATTTCGTAGTAGAACAACCCCAACTTGTCCGTACCCGCCGGGAACATCTGGCCGGACGGCAACTCGGCAAACGCCGCAGTGAGCGTCGTGTCGGACCCCAGCTCAACCCGTCCCACGAGCATTCCCTGCTTCGGGACCGCCGGGCCGTCAATAAACGCTGAGTAGAGGGTCACACTGGTCGGGGCCACGCCCGGAGAACCCGTCGGACTGATCTGCACCGTCCCAGGCTGCGGGGGCCACGGCGCCCCGCCCGGCAGGACCAACGACGGCACGCCGCCAGGGCTGGTCACCGGCACGTTCGCGTACTCCACGATGTCCCCGCCTGCCGCCACCGGCAGGTCCTTGCTCGGGATGTACGCCTGGCTCGTCGGGTTCAGGACCTTGTGGCCGCTGACCGAGGTGTAGCCAATCTGCATGCGCGCAATGGGCCGGTTACCGAACTTCGACAAATCGATGTCCGTCCGGGGCTCATACGCCGGGTAGTCCGGCCACGAGTTGGTATCAAGCGTGGTGCGGAACCGATTGGGCTGCAGGGTGTGCGTGACCTTGCGCACAAACTGCGTGGCCGTGGTGTTTGTGGTGTCGTAGCGTGTTTCGGCGACCGCAATCGGATCGCCCACTTCCACCATCGGCAGCAGCGGGTGTTCCACCGTCGTGCCCGGAATGGGCACGGACTGTCGATAGATAAACGTCTGCGCCAAGTAGTTGGCGAAGCCGTCGTCCGCAATCGAGTCGTCGTAGATCACCGCGTGCTTCGGGTAGCCCACGTGGTTCTTGGCCAGGGGGTTCACGATCGACTGCAGATCCACCGCGTTGGCCACCACGAACTCAGTTTCCGTCGGCGCCTTGGCCTCTTCGAACTTCTCGCTGTCCGTGATCGCCGCCTTCTTGCGGCCCACGATCGTGACCTTGTTCCGCACCTCGTCTTGCTGCGCGCGGGTCGTCACGGTCAGCGCCGTGTCGTCAGTCGAAAGCGTGGGCAGCTTGGTGCGCAGCGGGTCCTGGGCGTAGCAGAGCAAGCAGTCGATGTACGACTTGGTGCCTCCGCTCAGGGTATCCGCCGTCAGTGTGACCACGTACTCGTCGTAGTCGCCGGAGAACAGCGTCGCCACCGTCGGGTTGGACCCCTGGGCAATCACCGGGCTGTTAAACAGCAATCGCGGGTCTTCCAGCACGTCACCGGACACACTCGGGTTCACGGTGCCCGTCGCGACCGGATCGCCGCCGCTCGACTTGCTCACCGAGATCTCCCAGGCCCGCGCATCAGCGTTCCGTGGAAAGGCCGCGTCAATGCGCGAGGCCCGCACCGTCGCCTGCACGGTCACCGGGTCGGTGGTCGTGAAGTACGTGGCGCCGTAGGCCGACGGATCCAGTTGCTCCGTCAACGTGCCCACCGTTGCGTTGAGTTCGGTCAGCTCCTCGATGTACGTCGGCAAATTCGCGGGGCGCAAGAACGCAGCTCCCGACGCATCGAAGCCGCACAAGTACCCCAGCCGGTCCGTCAGCTCGCGCGTGCGGGCCCACAGGTCCTTCGTGGGCTCCACCACGAAGATGTATTCGTCGTCGAACGGCCGCGATTCCGTGAAGCTGAAGCCCACGTTGCCGTAATGCACCGGGCGCGGCAGCTTGAGCCGCAGCCCCTTGGTGGACACCGCCCGGAAGCGTGGCAAGGTCGAACCGCGGACCAGCACCGGCGTGCCGAGGCCGTTCGACTGCACGGCCACTTCGGTGCGGCGGTAGCAGCTGGGGTCCACGCCTGCCCGGACGCCCATCTCCTCGACGGCGTACGCCAGCGGCCAGTTGTCGAAGGCCGGGACGTTGTACACCGGCTGGGCCCGCTGTCCCGGCTCTGCGTTGAACAAGTCCAGCAGACGGAAGCCCCGGGCCATGTAGCTAATGCGATCGGGCGTCTGCTCGTACTGCTCGACCATGCGCCCCTCGAGCCCGACACACGTGATCGTCAGCTTGCCGTCCGAGCCGGATCCGAAGTCGTCCACAAAGCCCGTGAAGAGCGGTGTGTATTCGTCCAGGGTGTCGGGCCGTGCGACGCGGATCTGCACCAGCCGCTTGCGTCGCAGCGAATGCTGCAACGACCCGCCGTCGTACACGTCCAGCTGTCCCGGGTCCGAGGTCAGCGACGGGCGGTTGAACACCCACCCATGCCCGTCGTTGTTCTCGGGGTTCAGCAGCGGCACCACGACTTCTGCGCGGCTCGCCGCGCCCGGCTCCTGGGTGATCGACGCGCTCAGAATGAACGGCAGCACGGCCGCCTCGAGCGGCGCATCGGCCGCGAACAACGATGCGCTCAGGACCGGCGCTTCGGCCGTGGCCCGCTCGAGCTCGTCGTCCGCGGGCAGTGCCCCCGGCAGCGCCTTGACGACCAGCCCACCCCAGGGCTCGGTGCCGGACTGCACGTAGTAGACAAACAGCTCGTCGTCGGGCAGGAAGGTGTGGGTCGCGGAGTAGCTGAAGCCGTCGATCACGAAGCCCACTTCGCTCAGGTCGTCGGCGAACAGGTTCGTGGTTACCCCGCCCCGCACCACGTCAATCCGAACGAAGCCACTCCCAGCCAGCCCAAACGTCAGCGTGTCGCTCCCCGGCAGCCAGGCCCGCATCGCGGACGGCAGCAGCACCCCGGAGAAGCACACCGCCACCTGGCCCGGCGTGGACACACCCCACCAGCCGGGGGCGCCGCTGCCCCAGTACGACTGCACCACCGGCCACCGGCCCGTGCGCCCCGCGCCCTCGTACACCACCGGACGCGACAGCCCGCTCAGGAAGTCCGACTCCGGGTTCGACGACGCCTGCAGGGCGGCCACGTAGGTGCCCCAGCTCTCACTGGTGACGGCCTCCTGCACCCGGAGCCGCATACCGGTCGTGGCCTTCCCGTCCTCCAAGGAGGAGTAGGGCGTGTCCCACGCGGCCACTTCAAACTGCCACTGCTGGTCGACGCTGAAGAACGCCGCCGCGCTGGGCACTGGTTGCATTGCTTATGCTCCGGTGTACGAGCCGCCCTCGATCGGACTGCCCGGATCGAGGTAGTCGTCGTCTTCTGCTGCCCCCACCACCTGGCCGCCCTCGACCATCAGGAGCGTGCCGTCGGGCAGGTACGTCAGGTTTGCGCCCGTACCGCCATACGCCAGAGCCAGAATTCCGCCCGGGAACGACCCGCCGCCCGAGGTGCCGGTACCGAACTCGCCCACCGGAGGGATCGGGTTCCCCGCGAAATCTTCCACGACGAACGTGAACTTGCTCTCAGAGTAGCGCACCGAGCCGCCGTCGCCGCGCAGCACGCGGGTGGTGTCCAGGACGCGCACGCGCCACCAGGCCGGTTCGATCCAGCTCACGCGGATCTCGTTGCCCGCGTTCAGGGCGCCCACCAGCTCCTGCTCCAGCACCAGCGTCGTGCCCGTGGCGTAGTTCACTGAGTGGCGCACCCAGGCCCCGCTGGCCATCAGCGCGTCCACCACGGCGTACTTCAGTGTCGTGGGGTGCACTTCCCCGGTCAGATCGGGCACGGTCAGCGTCTGGCCCGAAATGCCCGTGACGGTGGTCTCCAGGCTGCGGCCGCGGTTGAGCAGGTTGGTAGTGCCGTCGTAGATGTACACATACGGACCAATGCCTCGAGACTGCAGCGAACGACTCTTCAAGCTTTCGAGCCAGCGGTACTGCATCTCGTAGCGTCGCGCCTCGGGTCCGAAGTTGGACCAAATCCAACTGCGGCGGCGCGGGTCGCGGCTCGGCATCTGGACGATCACGCGTCCGTCAGCGGTTTCCACCTGCTCGCCGAGCTCGGTCGAGGGATAGTCCACGCGGGTCGGGGTGGGAAACAGCTCGACTTCGAGGCCCGACTTGGCCCCGTTCTCGTCGGGCATCGCCACCCAGAACCCCTTCTTCAACACGGTCGTCATGGTCGTCTCCGGATGGCAAAACGCTCCCCAACGGCACAGCACGTCGGGGAGCGCTTCGCGCTACTTTGCAGTCCGCCCCAAACAGAAACTCCCCGTGACACTAGTAGGTCGAGTCACGGAGAGGTTCGTCGAAGCTAGGGAAACCTTACGCGCTACGGACGTCGAAGCTGGTGCCACGGCCGCCCAACTGATCCCGGAGAGCCGTCGCCACCTTGTCAGCAATCACGGCTTCCGACTGCCCCGGGGCGCCGTACACGTTGATCTCGATCGGACGATCCCCGGCCCCTTCCGTGCCCGTGCCGCCCGACCCAAAGGGCTGGAAGCCCGGGACCACAAATCCGGCCGGGACGTTCAGGAACCGGCTGCCCAGCGTCAGCTGCTGGGTCTGCACTTCAATCGCCTGGATCTGCTCGCGGGTGTTGCGCTCAATGCGCTCCAGGGCCGCCAGCTGGGGCTCGGTCTCCGGCGGCTTGGACTTCCCGAACAGCCCGCCCAATGCCCCGCCAAGGATTCCGCCGACAAACGCGCCGACCGGACCCAGCGGGGTGGCGCCACCGATCAACGCACCGATCGAGGCCCCCTCCTGCCCGTAGCTGTCCTTGCCGCCGATCGCTCCGCCGATCAGCGCACCGGCCAGCGGCAGGGCGACGTCCGCGGCACGCCCGAACTTGCCCAGCTTGCCGCTTCCGGCGAAGCTGAACTGCTTGCTGCCCCCGCTCGTCGACGGGGTGGCCGTGAGCAGCGCCGGATCAAGCGCAATGGGCACTCCGCCCGGAATGTCAAGTACCGTCGGCGTCGGTCCCGTCGGGCCCGTCGAACTCGACGTGCCCCGAGACTTAGCGTACCACGCCACCGCGGTCGTCGCGGCTGCGGCCCCGCCCGCACCGGTCAGCCCACCGACACTCCCCGTCCCGACCACCGAACCAGCCTGCGCGGCGGCTGCGGAGATTTCCTGCTGGGTCGCGGCCGTCCACGCCGCCACACCCTTTCGGAAGCCCGCCTCGATGGCGGTCTCCGTGGACAGCGCACCGCTGGCAAACGCGGATGTCAGCTTATCCCCGAGCAGTCCGGTTTCACTGAACACATTCCGCAAGAACACGTCAACCAGGCGGGACTGCGCGGCCTGAGCCACACCCTCGGCCAGCTGCTGCAGGCCCTGCCCGCTAAAATTACGCGAACTGGACAAGAACGTCCGCAGCGGGGCGACGAGCTCCTGCACCAGCTGCGCAGACTCTTCCCGCGGACGCCGCTGCAGCTGCGCATTGGCACCGGACAGCACCCCGAAGCGCGCCACCAGCGCTTCAGACTGCGCGTTCAACAGGTCTTCGCCCAACTGGTTGTCGATGTCATTCATGCGTGCCGCAAGCTGACCATCGCCCACTTCGAACTGTTCCGACGCAAGGCGCCGCTGCTCTGCGGCCGTCGCCTCCGCCAGAGCCGACCGCTGCTGCTCGACCAGGGCAATCTGCCCCAGCTGCAAGGTCACCCCTGCCTGCGGGCGACGCGGGTCCGCCTGCGCCGCCGCCACATCCGCCTGGTTCAGTGCCCCGGTCAGTGCGGTCTGCCGCTGGGCGGCGCCCTGAATTCGCGTCAGTCGTCGGTTGATTTCCTGAATGCGCTCCTGTCGCTGAATCTCCGGGAGGATGTCCTTCTCCACCGCATCCGTCGCCGCCTTCAGCAATTCGCCCAGGCCGCCGATCGTGCTCAGGAGCCGTTCCGTCGTCGCCTGGTCCTCAGCATCCCCAAGCTCTCCCAAATCCGCCAGGGACTGCTTCAGCTGCAAGCCGATCTCTCCCACAGACCCGCCCGCCTTAATCGCCGTGTTCACAAACGCGCCCAGGCCCTCAGTGCTCGCGATCCGCACCTGCTCCTTCAGCAGGTTGATGCGGTTAAGTGCCCGGTCGCCTTCCGCCTTGGCCCCAGACACTTCGTCCACCAGCGAGCCAATCGCTGCTGCCTCACCCCGGCCCGGCGCCAATTCGTCATCAACAATCCGCGCGCCGAACTGCTTCTCGCCTCCGCCGAACTGCCCCTTCGACGCCACAAAGCTCGCCTGCGCGTTAATAAGGTCCCGCTGCAGGGTGATGGGCAGCGTCCCCAGGTCCTGCAACAGCTGCTGGGCATTGTCCGACCGAGCACGTGTCGCATCGAAAGAGATACCGAACCGGTCCTGCAAATCCGACTGGACGCGATTCCGCGCGGAGCGCTCCGAAAAGGATACAATCGGAGCAAACAGCCGATCACGCACGCCACCAAGGGCCTGGTTCTTCGTACTCAACTCCGCCAGCTGGGACGTGCGACCTTGCGCGTCATTCAACGTATTAATGATCCGCTGTGTGCTACTAGTGTCCTGCCCAGCGGTGATCTCCCGCTGCAGCTGGTCGTCCAGTTTCTCCACGGCCAACTGCAACGCCTGCTTAATTGCTGCGGCGAACGCCGACCCTTCCTCGGACCCCAAAGCGCCGGTCTCATTGGCCAGCATCTGCACGCGGCCCTGCACATTGATTGCCGGAGCCAGCTGATCAACCAGCGCCTGCGCCACTCGATCCAGGTTCGCAAACCGATAGTTGCTCTCCGTCAAGGACCGCCGCTGCGGATCGTTAGGGTCGGTAATGCCCCGCTCCGCAATAGCCTGGCGCAGCCGTTCCTGATTGCGGTCCGGCACGACAAACGGTACGTTGGCGTCCAGTCGCTGGAACAAGCGCAAATCATCGGCACTCAACAGCAACCGCTCGCGTGCGACCTTATCCAACGCCGCCAAGGGGGACTGTCCCGCGTCCGCCGCCTGCTTGGCAATCTGACTAATCGTTCCTGACGCGCCAAACTGCACGGCGCTGAGGTCACCAATCTTCTGCCCTCGGAAACTCAGCGCAGAGCTGAGCGACTCCAGAATCGCCTGCCCGGGGTCCCGAGAGAATACCCGAGTCCCTGAATATTCTGTCGCGTCCGAGCTCTGCCCCGCGGCGGATGCCACACTCCGCAGCTGCTTGCTCAGATTCACAGTGTTCTGCTGAAACTCCGCGACTACGTCTGCGAGATCCGTCCGAGCCTCGCTGAGGTACGTATTGGGAACAGCGAGCTCCAACTTCGCCGATTCCTTCAGGAGTCCCGCAGCTGCTGCGATTCGTTCCGATTCGTCGCCAAGCGCAACGAACCCAGGCAGGGCCTTGTCAAAGAATTCTACGAGCCGATTATTGGTCTCATTGAAGACCTGATTCCGCGGCAACGCGCCACTCGCCCGGTCCCGCTCCACCGAGGCCAGCACTTCGCCAGCGCCGCGCTGTACGATTTCCAGCAGCGCTTCCGGCGTCTGCCCGAAGCCCAGCGCGCGCTGCTCATACTCCTTGAAGAACGGACTCTGCTGAAACTGCTCCCGGTCAAACGGCTCGGCGGTGCGTACCCGCTCACGATCGGAGGCCCGCTGAAACAGCCGAGCGCCAGCTTGAAAGATCCCTACTGCAATTCCAAAAGCCGCCGTGTACGCCCCAAAGGAGGCCAGCCCGCCGAGAACCGTCGCCCCAAGACCACGGGCGAACGCCGCGCTAGAGTCGAGTCCACGCCGCAGCAAACTCGGGCCTCCAACGCCGACCATCCCATTCGCGCGCAGGGCGGCACTCTGTGCTGTTGCCTGCGCAGTTCGTGCCGCAGCTGCGGCATCCGCCTGAGCCGCCGCCGCAGCGGCATCCCTGTACGCCGCCCGACGCGCCTGCAGATCCGCCAATCGGCCCTGGCGCTGCTCGGGCGTCCCCCGGCTCTGCCGCTTCCGCCGATACTGGCCCGGCTTAAACGTCGGCGGATCCTTCGCCCTACGCGCGGCCCCGAGCATGTCCGCACGCGCGAGGCGTGCCGCCTCACGCAGAGGCACGGCTTCTTGTTCCGCGCTCACTGCCGCCGTCCGCAGTGACCGCAGGCCCTCAACCACCCCCGCCGCCTCCTCAGCACCAGACTCGGCCAGGACAGGAGCCACGCCACGCGACAGTCGCTGCTGCAGCGCCCGAGACACCAGCGACACCCCGCCCAGAGCCGCGCCGCCTAGCGCCACCGGCAGTCCAGGGTTCGCAGCGACTGCCCCGAACGCCCCCGCCCCGAGCTTCAGCCCGCCCTTCAGTGCCGCGCCGAGGCCCGTGTCCACGAGCAGCGACGAGGCGAACGCGGTAAACGCGGTGGCAAACTGGGTCAGGCGCGCACTCACCGAGTCAAGTCGCAAGCGCACACGATCCTGCGTATCCCCGAATGCCAAGGCGCTGACCTGTGCCGTCTTCAGTGAGTCATTAAACCCGCCCAACAGCGCGGCCGCCAGGTTGACCTGTCGCGCACCGGCAAAGGTGACCAACAGTTGCTGTGCCCGAACGGTATCGCCGCTGGCGTTCAACTCCTGGAACTTTGCCGCAATGTCCTGCAAGATGTCCTGCAGGGGCCGCAGCGTGTTGGGCGTGTCTCCCGCCAGGTTGATGCCAAACTCACCCTGCAGCGACCGGGCGACTTCCGGCGCAGACAGCCGCGAGATCATGAACCGAAGACCCGTGGCAGCCTGATTGCCCGACACCCGCGTGCGCTCGATAATGGTCGTCGACGCGCCGATGATCAGGTCCAGCGCGTCCACCGCACCGAGCGCCTGCGGTTGTAGCTGTGCGGCGATGGAACCGGCACGCTGAATAGCCGTCGACAGGTCCGACGCGCTCACGGCGTACTGCGCCTCAATACGCGCGATGCGGTCGAGAATCTCGAAAGGCCGCACGCGCCCTTCCATGATGTTCTCCACCGCGATCAGGAATTCAGTGGCCTGCTTGGCGTCAAGATCCGCACCCGTCTGGGCGGCAAGCGACGCTCGAGTCAGATCCACCGTTTCCGTGGAACTGGCACCGGTCTGCGCGAAGAACTTGCTCGACTGCACCGCCTGACGAAGCGGCACACCGAAGTCAGCGGCTGCCCCAATGACGCCGCGCCCGATATTCTGTGCTTCCCCGCTCGAGCGCGAGCTCAGCACGCCTTGAATCTGCTTCAAGTCCACTTCAAGACCGACAGCCTCGGTGGCCGCCTGCCGCAGCTGGGACGCCAGCGTGAACACGATTCCGCCCGCAAACACGTACGCACTCAGCGACTGCAACTTGGTCTGCAAGCGATCAATAAACTTACCGCCGCTCTTCTCCACCTCCACCGCCGACCGACTCGCCTCACCGAGCAGCTGCCCCTGCTTCCCCAGCTCCGCGTTCAGCGCGTTGTACTTCTTGGTCACGGCCTCCACATTCGCCGCGTCCTTTGAGGACAACGTGCCGGTGGCCCGCAGGCGCAGGTAGATCGACTCGGTCTCCTTCAACACAGCGTTCAGCTCAGTCTGAAGCGCTCGCTCCTGGTCAGCGCGCCGACCCTGCAACGCCTTGTTATCCGTTGGCGCCTTGCTGCGCGCCCCGGCCAGGGCGCTTTCCGTCAACGCACGGCGCGCCTCCAGCTCCTGCAGCTGCGTCAGGTCTCGACCAAGTTCCGTCCGCTCATTCTGCAGGCCCAACACCGCCGTGGCCGCAGACTTCACTTGCGGGGTGTTGCCCCCAAAGAACCGGGGATTGGCGTCGGCCACCGACAGCGACCGCTCAGCAAACGACCCGAGCACCGCGTCAAACTGCGCAGACTCCTTGGCCAAGCCGGTACGGATGTTCCCCACTGGCAGACCCGTGGCGAGGTACGACTGTTCCAGCAGCTGCAAATCGCGCTGCTTCACCGCCGAGCGCTGCAACTGCTTGAAGTCTTCCGTCAGCAACTTGGCCTGCTGCGTCACACTCACCGGCAACGCGGGCAGCGCGGTGTCCGCGTCGAGACCCACGAACGGCTGAGCCGCCGCAGCCACCCCACCCGTGCCCGGCAAGCCCCCCTTCGTCAGCCGACGATTGATTGCGGCCAGCTCGCGCTCCTCCTGGACCACACGTTCCTTATCGCTCGCAAACTTGACCCTCGCCGCACGTTCCTGTGCGTCGGTGCCGGTGCGCGTCGCAATCGACTGGAACTTCTCAAAGGTCACCGCCAACGGCGCAAGCGTCTTCTGCATCTTGTCGAAGGCTTCGATCATCGGGTCGAAGCCCACCTTCGACAACGACTCCAGCGTCTTCAGCACCCGCGACAAACTAGTCTCGACCTTGGCCAGGACCTTCTCGAACTCCGCAGCCGTGCGCACTTCCGGCGACAGCGACGCTGCCCCGTCGGGGCGGTTCAGCACCGGCCCAACCACCTCGGAGATCACACCGCCTCGCCGCGCACGACGGCGCTCCGCCTGCGCCATCAGGACACCGTCGAGGACCCCACGATCCTTTTCAATCGCCCCCGGCTTGTAATAGGCCCCACCGAACTCGATCTCCTGCTGCATCGCGAGGATGCGCTTCTCGCGAGCCTCACTCGGGTTCGTCGCAAACTCCGCCTGCGCCGCACCCAGCAGGCGCTGCGTTTCGTCCAAGCGGTCTCGGGTTGCCGGGGCGAAGGTCCCGCCGGAGTCAAACCACGCCCGCAGCTCGCGCTGCCGCTGCTCCAGCGACTTTTCCGTGCGCACCCGCTGTTCCGCCACCCCGCCGGACGGCCCAATGGGCGTCGTCTCGACCGACAGATCAGGATTGAAGTCCGGCCGGTCCGGTTCGCTGCGCGCGCGGGTCTGCTCAAACGCCGTCTTTGCCCCGGTGAAGTCCCGCAAGAACGCAATGATATCGTCCGCGTTCTCGCCTGCCTTCCGGGCGCTCTTCGGCGTCGCCCCCGTGATCGACGACAGCAGGTCGTTCCGTTGGATTTCCTGCACCAGCTCCTGCGGGAGGGCCACGCCCTTTTCGTACTGGCGCAGGGCACCGACGTAGCGCTCCAGCGTGCGCTTTACATACGCACCGACTTCTTGCGGGAACAGCACCAGCTCGCGCTCGATACCCGGGTTCGACTCCTTCAACAGGTCCGCGCGCTGCACCGAGCTCCGGAGCGCCCCCAAACTTCCGCGGTACTGGTCCGGGCTGATCTCATCCGCGGAGAGCTTCCGCTTGAGTTCGGCTTCGTACTGGGCCGTGCCAGCATTGACCAGCTTGTTCACCCCGGCAAACTGCGCCCCGCGCAGTTCGGCGTCCGCCGAATACAGTTGACCCGCAAGCTGCTGTGCCTGGCTCTCGAACACCCCGCGCTCGGCGCCCTCGGCGCGCTGGGCCGCCTCGGTCACATCAGCAAGCTGCTTCTCCAGCTTGCTCCGACGATCCCGCACTTCGCGGTACTCCGGCGCCTGGGTGACCCGACGCGTCGTCAGCGAGGCGGCCAGGTCTGGCGACGCCAGCACTCCCGACTCGGTCGCCAGTCGGAACAGCTCCTGGTCGCGCTCCGAGTACCCCGAGAGCACGCGCCCGGCCCGGCGGTTCGCCCAGGCCGTGAGGCCAGTCGGCTCACGCTCAAATCCTGCCATCGCCGCGTCGCGCTGCTTGGCGCTCACAAACGCTGGACCGCCCTCGCCCCGGGCGCGCTGATCTTCCACCAGCTTAATCGTTGCGTTCAGTTGCCCGTCAATGACCGCGAGCGATTCCCGCTTCTCGATAATGTCCTTCTCGACGCGCTTAATCTCCGCAATCGCGGCTTCACGCGCGGCAAACTGCTTTGGGTTCGCGTTGTCCGACGTGGTGGGAATCACACCGCCGTCCGTCACACCCAGGTCGGCGGCCAGCTCCGCCCGGCGCTCCTGCAACTTCTGCAGCTGCAGGCGACCAGCGTCTCGCTCCTCCAGCATGCGATCCCGCTGCTGCTCCCGCGCCGCCAGCGTGATCCCAGGCCCCGACGGGCGCATTACCTGCTCGTACTGCCGCGCCTGCCCCTCCGTGACCGGCAGCACCGCGCGACCATTGGGCAGCACCGGGCCCGATGCCGCAGAGCGTGGCACCGCCGCACCCCCGCCGCCCGACTGGAACTGCAGCCCAGCCATCGCCTCGGTAATGCCCGCACGCAACGCTTCCCCGAGCTGCTTCGCTCCGGTTTCGAAGGCCAAGGAGAGTGCCTTGGAGTCGATCGCCATGGTGAGCTCAGCCCCGCCAGGCGTAGCGCGAGCCGACACCGATGCCTTGCCCAGCGCCTTTGACTGCCGAGCCACACGCTTCGCCAGCTCCTGCACAATCGTATTTGGGTCGAACAGCCGCGATTCCGCCTCTGCGAAGAAGTCGGGCGCGACTGACTCCCGCGCGGCATCCAGCTCCTTAACCTTTCGACGGAAGCCCGCAGGCATCTGTCGAGTGATCATCTCGCGCGCTACCGGCGAGAGCGTACCGCTGTCCTTGATCACGCGCTGCGTAGCGGCCAGAACCTTCTTGGTTTCCTCCAAGGCCGCGGTCGCCGCGATCACCTTCGGATCGGACGGTACCACCGACCGATCGTTGGACCCACCACCCCCGCCGCCACCGCCCGCCATGGCCCGCAACGCCACCGTGAGGTCGCGAATCTCCTTCTCGAGCCCACCGCCGCTGACCGGACCCGGCTCCGAATACCCGCCGCCCTCGCCGCCGCCCCCGCCCTTGACGCCCTTACCGTACGCCGGAGCCGCAGTCGCTCCCGACGAGACCGCCTTGGCGACCTGCTCAGAGATCTTCCCCAACGACTCGGTCCGCACGCGCACATCAAACTCCGCACCCTTGGTGCTGAGTTCCTGGATGGCGCGAATGGTGTCATAGAGCTGCTGCAAGTCCTTGAGCTGCGTCATCTCTACGGCAATGACGTACTCGAGATTGCTCTTTGCCATGGGGTTACCTTGCGTCCGAAGTCAACAGCTGATCGAGCATTTCCACGACGGCTGTGCGCAGCATGTCCGTGTCTTCCGTGTACATCCCACCCTCAGCCGTGGTGAGCGCGTTCATCGGCTGTGTTCCCGCCAGCAGCAGCCCGAACTTGGGCCGCGGACTGTAGTACCACGTCTTCATCGGCCCGACGCCTGGGTTCGCGCCATCCTTGGCCTTACTCCGCCGAATGCCCGTGCCGAACTCCACGTGGCGCCAGAACGACCGGTACCGAGACGTGCTCGGGCGGCCCGTAAACGCTTGGGTCGCGGACGGTGTTTCGAGCTGATCGAGGTACGACATCAAGCCCACCCCGATCAGCGCCCCACCATCGTCCGTCGGAACTTGCGCCACGAAGGACGCTTCCGTCATCAGGCTCAGCAGCGCCATCAGCCGCTTCCGGAACTGGTTGCCCGCCATGTTGCTCAGGTAGTGCGAGCCCTTCCCGGGCTTCTGCTCCCCACGACGATCCTGCGTCCCACCCAGGCGCTTCCGCAGCGCGTCAGCCATCGCCTGTGCCCGCTTGCTTGCCCCTTCCACCGCTTCCAAGTCTCCGCTGATCTGTGCCTCGTTCAGGCGCTCCAGTGCCGCGTCGAGCTTGTCCTTCAGCGCGAGGTCCGTCATCCGCTTGCGCGGCGAGTACAGCGTCTCCTGTCCGTTCTGCGACAAGACTTGCATCTCCAGCGACTTTTCCACATTTGCCAAGAACCGGCGCCGGATCTGCCGCACCAGCGTGCGAATCACCACCGCCCGGAGCAGGCTCGCCACCGCAGTCTGGTTGACTGCCGACTCCAAACGTGCCGCGGCTTCCTCGAAGCCCACGGTCTTCATGTTGAACCGCACCTTGATCGTGAACTCCCGCGGCACGTCCCGCGGCAAGGTGGCTCGCATTTTCTCACTGGGCGCCACGTCGTACGCCGCCCCGGCACTCCCCGCGGGGGAAGTGCCGAGTGCCTCAGCAACCAGCTCGGCGTCCGTCCTACGCTTCCGTGTCATCGCCCGCCCTGGTACTGAGGAATCGAGACCGGACTGCCTCCGTACGAGGCGCCGTTGCTCTTGGCCGCCTTGCGCGCCTGCTCCCGCGCAAAGTTTTCGTACCAGCTATCCATCGCCGCATCGTCCGCGATGATCTTGTCGTCCGGCTTGTCGGTGGGCGACATGTTGTGAATCGCCTCATAGAACCGGCCGTACCCCAGCAGCGTCAGCTGTCCGTCATCAACGTCATAGGCGCACTGGACGCCGAAGAGTCGGGCGCCGTCGCCACCGGCGGATCGGTATCGGGCTTGGAAATCTGCGGAGCGGGCGATTCGTCGGAGTGCCCTGATGCCCCAGTCTCCGAGGGATCCGCCGTCTTGGCCTCGTCCGCGGTCAGAAAACCGAACGTCTGCAGGTACTCCCGTGCCTCGTCCGGAATGCCGTTCTGGAAGAAGTAGGCTTCCACCAGGAGCCACTGGACCAAGCCCTCCGGCAGGTCGTACAAGTCCTGGAACGTCGGCGTCAGCGGCCCAGCGGGCAGCGAGTCCTCGCCCAGTCGCTCGGCGGTGAAGTACAGCCGGGCCATCTCCTCCGCATTGTCCCGGCGCTGCTCCACCGACTCCGCGAAGATCTTGGCGTGCCGCAGCTGGAGCTCCGACAGGCGCAGCCGCTCGCGCTGCAGCTTCAGGTACCGGTGCAGCCGCTCCCGCAGATCATCGATCAGGTGCAGGTGCTCTGCGGCCTCCACGTCCGGCACCGCCTCGAGCAGGCGCTGCATGTCGTAGTCCGGGCTGTACCGCTCCCGGGACTGCGATGCGGCGTGCTCGGTGTCGTAGTCCGCCTGCTCATCCGACGTGAACTCGAGCCACCGGTTGAACCGCACCAGCAGGGCGTCCCGCGTCTTCTGCTTGGTGACGTGCTCCTCAACCTTGGTGCGGAACGCGGCGGCGGCTGCCATCAGATCGAGCGACCAGTTGTCCTGCGCGATGCCGTCCGCGAACAACTCGCCCATGGCCTTGTTGGTCGACGCCTGCAGCCGCTCCAGCTCGGCGCTCATGTCGGTCGTCCACTCGCCACGCTCAGCCACCAGCTTGAGCAGCTGCTCATGGCTCAGGATGTCAGGGTTCTGGAGGTCCCGGTGGTACTGGCGCTGCACCACTTCCGCGATCTTGCGACGGCGGGCCGGGTTCATGCGCGTAAAGCGGACCAGGCGAATCGTCGCCCCGTCCTCCTGCGCGTCCTGCAGCGATGCGGGAACTTCCTTCGTGCGATAGCCGCGACGCAGCTCGTCTTCGAGCACTGCGTCCAGCCGCTTCTGCGTCTCTTGCTCCATTACTCCCCCGGAAAGCCGTATAGTCCACCCTCAGAGCGCGATCGCTCCCCATTAAGTCGGCCCCACCAGGGGGCAAACGAAAGCGGCTCGTCACCGAATTTCCGAGCCGCTCCGCCGCCCTAGGGTCCGTGGTTAGATGTTGAACCCGTTCACGGTCATGGCCGTACCCCGGAAGGTCCAGGTGATCTCACCGCGGCCGCCGACGTTGACCCGGCTGCCCATCCCGTCGACGCGAACGTCGGGGAAGATCAGCTCCTGGATCTTGGTGCCGTCCTTGGTGAAGTAGTGGATCACCACGGCGAACTCAGTCTTCAGGTACTGCGGCGAGAACTCGAACGTGTTGTCGTACACGTCCGGACCGGTGAAGGTCTTGTTCATGACCGCCTGCCAGTCCGCCCAGTCCGTCTCGGTGACCGTCGCGTTGACCGTCATGTTGAGCGGGAAGGTCGGGGCACGGTGGTAGATCGTGGTGCCCTGGCTGTTGTACGCGATCTGCCGCAGCGCCTCGGTCCGGAAGTCGACGTTGTAGTCGATCGACTGCACGCGGAGCCACTGCTCGGCCGAGTTCGGCGTGGTGGCGTTGGCCGGGGCGATGTACACGTTCGCCTGGAAGCCGCGCACACCGTACACTGCCGTCGGACCCGTACCCACGGTATCCGGGGTGTGCACCGTGGCCCAGTTCGTGGTCGGCACCTTGCGATACATGGTTGCCATGGCAACCACACCCTGCGGCACGGTGTACCCGCCCGACATGGTGATGATCGTGGTCGCGAAGGTCGCGTAGACCGGGTCGGTGTTCTCGGTTCGGTACGGCACCGAGTCGATCGTCACATACGCCAGCTCCCAATCAGTCGCCGTGTACGCAGGATCAAGCAGGGTCAGCGTGGTGCCCGTGGTCCGCTCGCACGGCACAGTCCGGACGTCGTGGAACGGCGCCGGGAAGCCGACGACGTAGAGGCCCGACCAGTTGACCGTGTCGCTGGCGGCGCCGTTGGCCTGCACCCGGCCCGCGATCGACGTCGGGTAGCAACACGCCAGATACGTCGAGCGGTTGAACGTGAGCTGGTCCGTCTTCTCGTGGAGCACCGCGTCGAACTTCAGGTTCGCCAGGTCGTCCTGGTCGAACGAGTACCCGTTCACACCCGGAGCGCCCGCCGGATCGTAGGCAAAGCCTTCGAAGGCGTCGGTCCCCGCGTTGAACACGGTCTTGAGGCGCGCGATCAGGCCCGCGAGGTTGCCGTTGGACGAGAGCTCGAACGAGCCTGAGGTCTCCAGCTCCATCAGCGTCTCGAGACGGGTCGTCCGGCCCAGCTCGAACACGTCCTGCGCGTTGAAGTTCGGGGCCCAGTTGAAGTTCTGGACCAGCCCGAGCGCATCAAAGTCGTTGATGCGCAGCGTCTTGTCGGAGCCAAGTACCTGCAAACCTGCCATCGGAATCTCCTTCGTGACATCCGCGCGTCACGCGACGTGTGAACTGTATTACGCCTCGTAACGGAGGCGCGCGCTCAAAGTGAACTCAAACACCATGCTGTCAGCCTGCTTGGGGTACTGCTCCGAGGCCACTTCGGTGCGCATGACTTCGGCATGGCCGATCAAGGCGCGTGTCCCCGCATCATGGTCCCGCACCGGCATGAACTGGGTCTCGTCGAACACCACCCGCAGCAGATCCACCAGGAACCGCTGCTCTCCCCGATCGCGCGCCAACCCCAGCAGCAGCACTTCTGCGTACCGAGCCCGCTCTCGCGACCCCAACCCCAACAGCTGGCCATTGAGTCCGTGTGCCACCGCCAATGCCATCGTCGGAACAGGCACATCCTCCGGCGCGGCCACAGAGCCGTCGGTATTAGGTCGCACAGGAGCCTGTGGAAACGAAAAATCGTCGTCGCGGATTGTGAGGATTCCCCGGGCAGCTGCGAGCCGTGCCGCCACCGCCTGGTCGGCCAGAATCGCGGCTTGGTTGCCGTAAAAGCCGGGGTAGACCCCATCGGGGGTCTGCAAGGAGTCCGTGGGCAGCCAGTACAGCAGGTACCCCGCCGTCAGCAGGGCACTGGACAGCGGCTCGGACCAGCTGTTGATCAGATTACTGAGGGTGTACTGACTGAGCGCCATAGCGGATACACTCCTTCGACATATTCCACAGCTTCCGGATCACCGCGTTGCGCCGAGTATTGAAGGCATGCGGGGAGGACGCCTGCACAGGGTCCATCGCCGCCAAGTCTTCCATGGTCGCCATCACCAGCTTGATCGTGGCGTTCACTTCCGCCTCAACCACCCGCTGGTACTCGTCTTTGTCGTGTGTCATATCAGTGCTTGGCCGCTCCCGTCAGCATCACGTAATACGTGCCTGCGATCGTGCCGCTCGAGGCCAGCTTGCGGACTGCCAGCACCCGGTACTTCCGTCCAGTGACCACCACCGACGCTGCACCGTCGAACACAGTGCCCCCGTCAGGCAGGTCCACGTCCTCATCGACCACACGGGCCAGCGCTTCCGTCTCCAGGGCCCACCCGCCCAGCTCGGCCTGCAGCTTGTCCCGGGAGGTCGAGGCCATCGACCACAGCTCCGTGAACAGACACGGCACCGCGACTTCGGGACGAACCGTTTCGCCCTCGTCGTCGACCGGCGCCTGGGGATCAGCCTTGGGGGTCAGGGGCGAGGCGCCCGGCGGCAGCGGAAACACACCGGCAGGTGTCGGCCGCACCAGGGGATAGCGCACGGTCAACACGTATTCGCTGGTACGAATACGTTCGACGACCCGCTCGCGCACGCGCGCTGCGTGGACGCCCATTAGTGAATCCGCGCGTTCGCAGATTGCCGCTGGTACGTGACCAGCAGCTCGTCGCGCTTCAGCTCGAGTCCCTCGAGCATGCCACGGTACGCCTTCTCCGCCTGGATCGAAGACTCTTCCTCCAGCCCTGACCGCCAGCTGATACCCAGCTCGCCACGGTCCACGCGCTGGCGGTATGTGGCCCACAGCACGTCCGCCGCCACCGCATAGACCAGGATCATCGCCTGGTCGTCCGTCGCGCCCTGGAGGCCGTACGTGCCTGGCTGGGCCTTATTGGTGCCCACGGCGATCGTGGAGAACCCAGCCACCTGGCGCACCCCCAGCTCCAAGGCTGCGTCTCCCGCGGCCTCCAAGAGCTGGGTGTCCGTACGGCGCTCCGCCGCACGGTCCACGTCGGCCACCTTGCGACGGACCATCTTGAGCCACTGCTCAGTCGTTACCGCCATGTGGCCTCCAAGGCCCTCAGATTAGGCCCGGGCGAGTCGTCCGCCGCGGGGTGCCATCGGAGCTGTTTCCGCGTCCCGGTACTCACGCAGCGGGTTCAGTTCATCCAGCCGCTCGTAACACAGCTCTTCGGCGATACGGAACTTGCCGGGGAGGTCGCGCACGGCCTTCCGCGCCTGCTCCGGATCGTCCGCGTACTTCTTGCCCAGCTGGAAGACTTCCTCATCGACCGCCTGGATCACCCGGCGCAGAGTCGCCTCAGAGGTCATGGCCGCCACCGCGGCACGCATGTCTTCCTCGGGCTGGTCGAGGATCCAAGAGCGCGGATTCAGCACCACGTTCTTAGCGGCATCCGGATGCAAATCCTCGGGACGATCGGGCGGGGCCAGGTTGTCGGCTTCTCCGAGCACCGAGTCGTCCCGGACAATCAGCCCCTCCCCCACGAAGCGACCGGTGCGAAGGGACTGCCAGAAGACGTAGCTGACGACCGCCCGCACCTTGGGGTCGTGCGTCCCCGGCACCTCCGCATGCAGCGAAAACTCGACCGGCTTGCCCGTGGAGGTGTCGATCAGGCCCAGCGTGTGGTTGGAGACATTGCGGATACCCACGACCAGCTGCCCGTGCATCATCGGCGCCCGCGCCGCCACAGCACCCGCCTGGCTCGCCAGGGTGGCTTGGTCACGGCTCAGCCGCTCAATCGTCTCCAGCGCCGCACGATACCGGGCATCCAGTGCCGCCAACGCTTCCTTCTCTGCCTTCGTTGCCATTCGTTCTCCCCGTGCCGAAGCACTATACAGTTCCCTAGTGTTCTGCCCCGCACCAACGACCTTACAGCAGTAGGGGAGGACGCACGGGCGATTGCCCCTGCCCCCTCCCCTCGCTCACCTCTCACACCGAAGTCTTAGACTTCGATGACCCGGTAGGCGTACGGGTTCCAGACCAGCACGCCGTCTTCGAGACGAATGCCGGTCGTGAAGACCCCGGCACGCGCATCGGTCTCGGCGTAGTTCAGGAACGCGACGTCCACATCGGCCATCACGGCGCCCTTGTTGGCCGACGCGATGTAGACACGATCCTTGCGGATGACGTGCCCCTGAGCCTTGCGGCTGAAGCGATCGACCATCGTCACGATGGGCGAACCCTGGTAGACGCCGGTGACGCCGCGAGTCTCGAACTCACGGATCCCGTCCTGCGACCAGCCCGTGAAAGCGCGGATCGCCGGGTAGAGCGCGATGTGCCGCGCGAAGATCGTCGGCGCGTCGCCGTCGTCCTTCAGGCCGTCAAGGGCCTTCTCGAGATTGGTGGCGCTGAGCCCCGTATACCGCAGGGTCATGCCCGACACCCCGGTGCGGTCGGCCGTGGCCGACGGAACACCCGCGTCGATCGCGTCGCAGACCATGCCGACACGGTACCGGTTGATCGACTCCGCCATCGTGTTGATGACGTCCGAGACGGCGATGGCGCCCGCGGCGATCTCCTCGAGAGGGATCTCCACGGAAAGCTCCTTGTGGGAGGTGCTCATCGAGTACTCGGTCTTGGTCATACGCTGCGAAAGCGCCTTGGTGCCGTAGGCACGCTTGGTCACCTTCAGGTTCGCGCGCCACTCCTGGAACAGGATCTGGTCGCCGAACCCGTAGTCCTTGCGATCCACCATGAAGGGGATCGGGTCGGTGAGGGCCACCGTGTCGTCGATCAGCTGAACGATGAGCTCAGCGATCTCGAACTTGTTGGCGTCGAGCTCCTTGAGCCCCTTCGGGTCAATTCGCCCCTTCTTATCCGCCCCAACAGCCGCCTTGAACATGGCGTCGAGTTCGGTCTTGTGGACTGCGAGCTGATCCGCGGTCCGGCTAGCCACCTTGAACTGCATAATGACATCCTCCAATCGGTGATCGGTCCGTGGATTAGACCAGCTCGACTCGGACCTTGCCGTTGCCGAGCACCTCGAACACGCGGCCAATCACCGGTGAGATGATGGCACTAACAACATCAGCCTTGCAGAACAGGCCGTCCTTGACGCCCAGGGCGTCGCCCGCGACCGGTGCCACACCCGAGCGCGCAGCGTCAAGCGACGCATGCAGCAGCGAGGGGTCGTACTCGATGATGGCGCCGCGACCGATTTCCATGATCGCATCGCCAGTGGCGATCGCCGTGAGGCGCGTGCCGAAGTCCGCCGGAACCCCGTCCGAAGACGAGACCTGGAGGGCCTGGTTCGACACCTTCATGGCCACGCCGTACGTGCCCGGCAGGAGGATCGCGGCATCCGCGTCATCCACCACCAGCGCCGTACGCTCGCCCGCCGCGTTGTCCAGCTTGATCACGGCACCGAGCGGAATGGCCTCGCCCGCGATGGCGGTACGCCGGGGGGCGTCGTAAAAGTTTGCAATGTGGAGCAGCATGTTTCTCCTCCTGAGTGGTTACCGCAATCGCGGATTAGCTACGGAGCGCCGCCACGCGAGCGCCCAGATCTGCAGCCCCGTCAGTCCCAACCGGAAGCTTTCCCTCGTCCTTCGTCAACTGGAGGTAGCTGAGCTTCACATCCGTGAAGCCGACCAGCAGATCGCCAGTGAACTCCGCCCAGTCCTCATCCGACGCCACGGACCACCGCGAGGTGAACCGCTCCTGCTCCTCGACCGTCCGGCGCGCAAACGCCGTGCGGTACGTCTCCGGAAGGGCGTCGAACCGCGAAGCCCAGCGGGCCGTGCGCTCCTGCGCTTCCTGGGCCGCGGCAATTTCAGCGAGCTGCGCCGTAGCCGTCTCCAGCTGCGCCGTCACGGCAGTCAGCTGCTCCGTCGCCAGCGCGAGTTCGGCCTGAAGGGCCTCTCCGCGAAGGCTCGCCTCGTCCGCACGCGCCGTCGCGGCCGCAAGGGCTGCCTCGGCGTTCGCCTGGGCCATGGTCGCCTGCTCGACCGCGGCATTCGCCGTCTCGATCTGCGCCCTCAGCTGCTCGTTGGCCTCGAGAGTGACCTCAAGCGCCGCCGTCTGCGTCTCCGTGTTATCCACACCTGCCTCCTTAGTCCGCTGTGCCCGTCGGGCCGTGACCAGTGCCTTCGCCTCGCTGAGCACAGACCGCATGTGTTCGATTCCCTGCGATCCGACTGCGAGCCACTTGACCTGCGCCACGACTCCCGGCAAATGGGAATCCTCGTGGTGACGCGCCACCCACGCTTCGCGGACCCGAACAGCGAACTCTTCAGTTGCCGTCTTCACCGCTCCGCCCCGCTGCGCCACCGGCGCCAGGCGTCGGAACTGTTCGTTACCGCGAACATTTCCAGCCATCTGCCAGATCTCGGGGTATTCCGTCCGAAGCGCCTGCGCTTCAGCCACCGGAAAGACCGCCCACTGGCTCGTCTTGAGCCCGACCGCCATGGTGTCCCCATGCGTCGGGAAGTCCGTCGTGCTCCCAGCGCGGGCCGCCATCTCCGACGCCACCGTCGCTTCGAGGTCGTACTGGAGGCTGGCGGTCGCGAGGTCGTAGCTCTGCGCTGCGGCGATCTCTTCCTCTTCGCCGGACATCTCCACGGCGCCCTTGGCGTCCGGATCGGCAGGTGGCACATTGAGGGCAGAGAGGGTGAAGAACACCGGCTCGATCATGACCTCGTTGTAGCCCGAGTCATCGATGTGCAACTCGACACTCTTGGGAATGCACGCCATGGAGAACTCGCAATAGCCCCGCGCCGCTTGCATGGCCAACATTTCCTGCGCCTGCTCCTGGAACGCCCAGGCCCACACGATGCCCTTCGCCTCAATCCCCAGCGCGCCTTCGCCATTCTTGGCGTCCGGGTCCTGCTTGGCTTCAGCGGAGTACCACACGCCGATTGCCTTGGGGTCTTCACTCCACGGCAGCACCGCGCCGTGATTCCAGTCCATGGGGAGCAGATTCGGGGAGGCGATCTTGGCCGCCGCGGCCGCCAGGTCCTCTGCACGGAACGACTGTCCGTTGTTGTTGCGTCCCTCGTGCGCCAGCCAGGCGGTGACCATCAGCTTCGTGGGCTCGCCGTCCGTGACCATCGGCATCCAGCTCGCGGCACGGACTTCTTGCGCCTTCGACAGACGCTCATCGCCAGACATCGGCTGCACGATCGCCCGCGCCGTCACGATCCGCACATTCGGCGGCAGTTCCCGAGCGGCGGGCGAGGTGACAGGATCCTGTTCGGCTGGCGTACCTGCCATGAGCACCCCAAATGCGAAAGTCGTGGACAGAGACCCCGTCCACGAATCAGTCGTTGTCATGTGTGGGGAAACGCAGCGGGGAGAGCCACTTAGGCCCTCCCCGGTTCGCCCCGCTAACGTGTGCCCGCCCCCGTATGCGCGGCGGCGAGTCCGCAACCCCGCATTCTGCCTACGGTTGCGCGGGTTTTTTACCCGCCCAAGCCGTACGGGACCTCGGTCAGAGGCGGCAGCGGAAATCGGTCGTACAACTCCGGCGCACGCGATTCCGCGAAGTACCGTTCCTCAATACTTGAGATCGTACGCTGTCGCCGTGGGCTCATGTACGGCTGCATCCGCTTCATCAATTGCAAGGCCACCCGCCCGGACACCGCCATGCGATACGTCACCGAAACGTCAGTGCGATTGTCCCGCCGATCGCGCCGGGAGTAGCTCCGGCGCAGCAGCGCCGCAATGCGCGCGATGACCTGTTCGTCCTTCATTTCCACTTCAATCCGCGGCCGACCTCCGGTGTATCCAAAATACCCTTCACCCTCGAGCAGTCCGACCAACCAGAAGAAGGTGTGGGAGTCGTCGACAATGGCCCGCCGCGCTCCCACCGCCAGCCCCGCCTCCAAGACCTACTCCTCCCTCGGCGCGCGGCCCGCGCCAGGGTCCTTCCCGTCGCCCTGCCCACGGACGCCGCCATCCGCCTGTCCCTGCAGCCCCTGCGGCGGCCGGAACGCCTCCTCGTACGTAGTGGACTCCGGCGGCAGCCCCTGCTCCAAGCACCGCTGCTGAAACTCAGCCTCCGGATCCCGTCCCGCACCGGCAATCATCGAACGAATGGACAAGAGTCCCAGGGCGTAGTCCGAGCGGTTCGCCGAGCGCATGGTCTTCAGATCCGTCATGATCGAAGCATCGAATTCCCACACCAGGTCGATGTCGGCGAACCCATTCTCCACGGCGATGCGCTCCCCGAGAGAGGTCAGCACCGTCCCGAAGGAGTTGGCCAGCTCCTGAATCTGCGCCGACGCCCCGATCACCGAAGCCCAGTCCGCCGTCGCGCCGTCCCCGGCCTCGCCGAGCAGCAAGGCGTCCGGCAGGCCGAGGGCACTCTTGATCTTCGTGTCTCCAATAGCAAACCGCCCGTCCAGCGCGAGGATGGCGTCTTGTGAGCCGACATCCGTGACCTCCACGTCGTCGCCCTGCCACACCAGCACCATGCTGGGTGACACTTCCTCGAAGAACGACTGCATCAGCGCCGCTCGCGCAGCCGCCACATCGGCCTTGGAATACGGCGACTTCGGATCCGCCGAGCCCACCTGAACGATGGTCAGGCGGTTGATGACGTTCTCCATGCTGACCAGGTCGATCGCGGTGATGGCGCGCCCGTACCGAATGCCCAGCTTGGCCGGTTCGATGATCGACTCACCGACCGCGTCGGTAGCAAAGCCCCGATGCTTCACGTGCATCAGCAGCGCAGGGGACAGGAGCACCCGACGGTTCTTCTTGAGTTCCGCCAGGGTCTTGGTGTCAATCAAGTTCTTCACCACGTCCGCGACGGCTTTCTCCGCAGGCTTGGACCCCGTCAGCAGGTTCATGAGCTCAGCATCGGGCGTCCAATACCACAGCTCGCCCAAACCCGCCAACGCCAGCACCGGGGTGAGCGTGGTCATGGACATCGTCTGGATCGTCATGGGCAGACTGAAGGCGCCCACATCGCTTCCCAGGTTGACCTTGGCCCACTGCTGACGCGCCAGCCAATCCCCCTCCACCAGGGCCTGCCGGGCTCCCGTGTGCAGCATCGCCTTGACGCCCCGCTCACTGGTAATCACGCCACCAAGCGCTGACGCGTTCACGTTCTTGGTGAAGTAATCCAGGGCCGCCTGCAGTTGCTCCACCGCCTTCCGCTGCTTACCCTTCTTGGCTCGACGCACCCGGAAGCTGCCGCCCACGCCGACCAGGGCCGCCACCTTGTTCACGGCGTTGTTGATCAGCCCTTCGTTGCGGTAGATCTCCTTGTACTGCCGGACACGCTGCTGCAGGTTCGTCGTCGGCTTGAAGCCCAGGTTCGAGAAGTCCGCGATGTCCTGCAGGTAGTTGTTCGTGCTGCCCGGGTCCCGGCTCAGCGCCGCCAGCGCCAGAATCTCGTGCCGCCCGTCTTCGAGGGTGCGCGTCTGGATTTTGAGCTCCTTCTTGGAGCCCGATCGCGTGTAGACCCCGGTCTGCACGATCTCGTCGCGCAGGTCCTTGTAGTCCTTGCCCGGGAACAAGTCCTCCAGCATCATCTGCCCCGACACCGGCACCGGCATCACCGGCAAGTCGAGCTCCGCCGTCACCAGCGCCGCCACGTCCGTTCCTGTCTTCATGTACGACCTGCCTTGTTAGATGCCAAGAAGGAACGGCGTATCCTGCGAAGCCTTGCGCATCGCCTCAGCCCGCGCTTCATCCGTCTCCGGCTCCTCCGCGGCTGCGGGCTCCGGCACCTGCTCACTCTTTGGAAGCGGCTGCCCGCAGTGCGGGCACAGCTCCTCAGAAGAAACGACGTCGTCCATTAGTTCCCCCTCCTACACGAGTCACCACCGCGCCAATTGGCGGAGGCGTATCTTCGATCATCCGTTGCCGAATGGTATGGGCCCGCATCTGTTTGGCGGCGTAGATGTAGGCCGCCCACAAGTCCTTCTTGTTCCCGCTCTGCTCCACGTCACCCTTCATGTAGAAGGTGCGGAAGTTCTTCGTCGGTTTCTGCTGCAGCGCGCGCAGCTGGTGCGCCAGGATCTTCGCCCCACCGAACCCCACGTCCAGCTTGACATCGAACGGGCGCTCCGACTCCGGGATATCCTTCGGCAGATACAGCAGCTTCTGCGTCATCTGACTCAACGTGAATTCGACCAGTCGGTCGTTCAGCTGGTCCGTCGGATAAATGGCGTCCAGCATCGGCCGGGCGCGTGGATCCGTCGCAAAGGCTTGCACCCGCTCGTCCGCATCCAGCGGGTCGTAGATGCGATACTCCTCCGGCGCCAGCAGTTCACGGTTCAGGTGAATCAACTCGTCGCGAACGCCTGACCCGCCGCCCCGCATGTCCAGACCAATGGCGCGACACAGCTTCCACGTGTCGGTCTCATATGGGTCGTGGTGGAACGCCAGGTTGTAGCGATCGGACAGCTCCCAGATCTTCGCGGCCACGTCGGCGTGGCTGGTCATCCGGTGCTGCTCCGCCCAGACCACATTGCTCCAAGGCGTCTTGCCCAGCCCGGTGATCGGGTTGAACTCACCCTCGGCGCAGGGGCCCACCCGCATCACGACCAGGGCCGAGAAGTCGCGGCTTCCTGGGGCGTAGTCCACCCCCAGCACGCAGGGGTCCGGACAGCTCCACATGACCGTCGGGGCATAATGGATCTCCGTGTCCGGGTACTTCTTCGCCCACTCCGGTCCGCAGTCTTCTCGGGAGATCGCGTACCGCGCTCCCTTGCACGCGGCCGCGTCGACCACAAAGTGCGGGTACACATCTCCCGTCGAGGTGTCGACCACATTGCGCTGCTCCGACAGCCAGATCGCTTCCGGGGTCTCACCGGACAGGAGCTTATCTTCCACGTTCCGATTGATCGGGTACGTGCTGATGATCTCCATCGGCCGGGCTTCCATCCGCATCCGACCCTTCGTCCCGCGCCGCGTGAACGGAATACCACGGGGATCCCGACGGAATCGGCGCGTCTTGTCCGGCCACGTGACCTCGAGCTTCCGCCCGTCACGGGTCAAGACATGGCGCCGCACCAGCGTGTCGGTGTAGTCAAACGACACGTACATCGTCTGCAGCAGGCCCTTCTTGTTCAGTGCATCGAACGCTTCGATGTCCCCGGCGCGTCGCGCCTCGAGGGCCGACAGATCCCGCGCCATCCCGTCGTACGCCGCGGTCGCGGTGCGCTGGAAGTCCCGCCAGCCGTAGTCGATCGTCGTGGTGTAGAACACGCAATTGCTCGCCGCATTCTCGCCACCCGTCTTGAAGTCCCCCAGCACGTTCAGGAAGCTCAGCGCCACCTTGTCCATCAGCTCGAAGTCCGTGAAGTTCGCTTCGTCGATGTACAAGTCGTGCCCACGGATGCCGCGAATCTTCTCCGGGTCATTCGTCGGCACGGTCATCAGCGACGAGGCCGAGGTCAGATCGATCTGCCAGAAGTTCTGCTGCCGCAGGATGATCTTCTCGTAGACCACACTTCGCCGGATGAACTCGAGCCCCGACTCCTGGTCGGCCCAGGCTCCCTGAATCCACTTCTCAGCGTCGTTGTACAGCAGCTGGCCGCCTCGGAACCCTCCTGCGGACAGGGTCACACCCTTGCGCTTTGGGAAGAACAATCCCCGGTACACGGCCCCCAGCACGTCCACCACCGCGGACTTGGAGGTGCCTCGGCTGCACACAAACACCGTGCTCGGCGCGCTCAGGTGCATGGCGTACAGCATCAGCCGCTGGTGCGGGGGGATGAAGATGCCCGACAGCGAACGCAACGTGATATCGGGCCATTGGCGCCACCGGAGCAGCGGCTTGTAGATCACCTCAGCGGCGATCTTCTCTTCAGCCGTCTGCGCCGTAGCCAGGATCTGGTCCAAGGGCCTCGTCCACGTGCTAATCGCGAGCATCGTCCCCCTCGACCGCCTCCGGCTCCGCGGCCTCCGCGGCCTCCGCCTCGTCGTCCGTCTCAGGCGGCTCGTCATTAGGCACTTCCCGCAAGAAGCCCTTCTCGCCCAGCCAAGTCTCGATCTCCTCGACCTTCAGGCCCGCGTAATTCTTCGTCCCACACGTGGCACAGCTACAGGTGCGGCACCGGGTCAGCCCGAACAAGCCCACCTCGTCCAGCTGGTGCCCGCCCATGTTGTGGCGCGGACTCGGCGTGTGGTACATCTGGAAGAGCACCAGCAGCTCTTCCGCGAACCACCGCTCCCGCAGCTCGATTGGATGGGCCTCGTCCAGACGCCGCACCGCCTCGCCGATCGTGCCGCCCTCCTTGTCCTTCGCCTGCTTGGCCAGCTGGTCCGGGTGGATGTTCAACGCCTTTTCCAGCTCCACGATCTGCTTGGTCAGCGCCTGCATTTGCAGCTCGGTGGCCTTGTCCTTGTCGTTCTTCGCCTGACGGAACCGCATGCGGTCCAGCATCAGGGTCAGATCCAGCAGCATGTCCAGCTTGGACTCGGACGCCACCGACCGCAGCTGCGGGAAGTCCTGCAGATAGGCTGCCTTCAACGACTCGCGCCGCTCGAGCTCCTTGGTCGTGAAGAACACGAGCGGGTCGTCCCCATAGGTCGCCTCGCCCGCGAGCTGCTTGCGGTACTCCACCGGCAGGTTCTTGTCGACCTTGGCCTTGTCCGCCCGGACCTTCGCGAGTTCCTTCTCGCGCTCTTTGCGCGCCTTCCGCTTTTCGTCCGTTGTGACCAGCGGCTGCATCTTGTTCAGGTCAAACCGACACGCCGATCGCACCCGACTGTTCAAGGTCGCCGTCGCCATCGTGGTCCACGGCGTCACACCGTCAGAGAGTTTGACCCCCCGCAGGCAGCAATCCAGGGCGTACTTCGCCGCCGCCACCGGCTCATCCGTCTTGCGGATCTTGGCGAACCAGTCCGCGATCGCCAGGATCGCCGCGTTGTAGCGCTCCGGAGAAATGTCCGGGCCCACCTCATAGGTGGTCATGCTCGGCACCAGTACTGACTTAGCCACGCTTACTCCCCCTCCACCCCGTCATCGTCGCGCTCCGCCACCCGCCGTGGGACCGCCACACGACCTCGGGTGTAGTTCATCACCAGGGCGAGTTCCCCAGGCGCGCGTTCGACGATTTCTTCCCCCACTTCCATGCGAGCATCCAGCGACTCCGTTGACGACAGCTTTTCTTTGCGCAAGAAGTCGATCATGCGGAACTTCACCGACTGGCGGATGAAAGCGTCCGGATTGTCCCGGGCCAGCCTGGGCTGGCAATTCCACAAAGCGACCAGGCCCTCCTGGTACAAGTCCTCAACCAGGGCGTCGTTCGTCATCGCCAGCTTGCGCGCGATGGCGCGAATGACCGACTTGTACTTCGGGTAGTACGTGGCTTCAAATTCTTCATTGGTCATCCGCTCCCCAGCCTTCTGCGCCTGTATTAGGTCGTGCGCATACCATTTCTGCCGCAATCCAGACGATTCCGGTGGATTAAGTGGTCAATCGGAGTGCAATGCGGCCAGTTTACGAAGCGCCGCAGCACTGATGTAGCGAATGGCGGCTTCTGAGAGGGGCTTGCCGCGGAATCGCGAGCCCACGTACCAGCCGACCGAGGCATACGTCGGAGGCCAGCGCTGGTCAGGCCACGGCCAATCGGTCGGGCGGTAGATGCCATAGACCAGCTCGAGGACCAGGCGATGCTCCGGGCCCAGCTGCGCCAAGAGCTGCTCCACCGCCACCCGGTTCAACACGACGTCTTCCATCACGCAGCCTCCTCCGCCGTGGGGGCCTCGTGGCTGCGGTACAACACGTGCCAGGCCCAGTTCAGCGCGATCGCGTCTGCGTCATCGTCGTCGCTGAACTGCTTCTTGGTGTCGTTACCCTCAAAGCGCAGGCGAAGGCCGAAGGTCTTGTTGACCAGGGCCACCACGATCTTCTTGTTGTCTTCGTGAGAGCGGCCGCGCGTGGCCTTGATCGCCTTCTTGACCAGGTGCGCAGCCACCGCGCACTCCTTCTCGATCTCCAGCCCATAGTGCGCGAAATGCGCCGCCTCGATCACCCCGACGTACCGTGTCAGGATGCCGAAGGTGTGACGCATGCGTCCCTGGTAGGGCGCCTCGTACACCACCACGTGCGGCGCCCACTGGTGGAACATCGCGAGCAGCCAACTCCGAAACGCGTTCAGCCGCTCGCCGTGTCCCTTCCCCTCCTGGAGATACCGCCCGTAGGCGACCAAGTGTCCGTCGTCAAACACCGCCCAGCCACACGCCTTGGAGCTCGAGTCCAGTGACAGCACCCGCTCGGCGATTCCGACCCCCACGAACGCTGCCGTTGGAGCCGGGCGCTTCGACACTCGCTTCCGCTTCGCCTTGGCCCGTGGCGGCGTGGCCACCTCGGGGCGCAGTTTCAGCCGCTCCTTCTTGCCCTTACGCCGGGTCGGCATTCCGGCTCGACGCGACGAGGACAGGGATACTCAACTGAGCAGCACCACGCGCGGGGCGGGCAGGGACTTCTCTGCCAGGACCAGCAGCCCATCGAGGCGCGTCTGCATGTCGTCCAGCGACGTTTCCGCCTGCTGCCGGGTCTCCGGCGGGACCGTGCCGAGGTGCAGCTCCAGGTCGAGACTGGTGCGCATCTGCAGCTGCTCGCGACGGATGTTGGAGTAGGTCTCCAGCCGCGCCAAATGCGCGTGGAAGCGCTCGATTGCGGTGTCGATATCGCTCGCGCCGGTGCGCTCCGTCAGCAGCGTTTCCAGCGCCGCGCGCTGGGTCCCGAGCTGTGTGACCGACGCGGCCAGCTGGGTCCGCTGCTCCTCCGTGACGTCCGGGTTTGCCGCCGTCGATGCCTGATAGGCCGAGACCTGCGCGTACTTCCCGCTCATCTGCTCGTACAGGTCCACGAGGGCCTTGAGTTCCTCGACCCGCGCGATGTATTGCTGCAGCCTCATGTAAGTCAGCTCCGACGTCTCAATGTGTGTAAGCACCCCGCCCATGGTGCGGGCGAGATTCTTCGGGGTGGGGGGCCGAAGCCCCCCTGGAGGACCACTTTTGCGCATTGGATTGCCCACGTGAGTTGAGACCTAGCAGGCCCATCCGTGCGGCCTGAGAGCGGACCGCCCTATTCGGGCGAGCCCTTGCGCTTCGTGGTCGTTCGCTTCTTCGTCGTCTTCGGCTTCGCGGCCTTGACCGCCTTCACCGCCGCCCGCGCCTTGGCCGGTGCCACCGTCACCTTGGCCTTGCTCTTGGGAGCGGCCTTCTTGGGTGTCGTCGACGCCTTGCGCGCACGCGCCCGCGTCTTCGTCACCCCGGCCTCCGCCACTTCGTCAGGCGCCGCGGGCACCTTGCCCCACGGCTCCTTGCCTTCGCCCGCAGGGGGCGGCGGCGGGGGCGGAGGCGTCGCAGGCCCCGGAACCACCGGCGGGTTCGGCACGGGATCCCCGGTGCCGGGGTTCGTCGCGCGATAGCGCTCGCGGAGCAGTTCGGCCTCCGACTTCGTGCGCGGCCGAAAGGTCAAATACAGCCCCACCCCTCCGATAACGATCAGCGCAAGTGCTTCAATCATTCGACAAACTCCTCTTCGCCTTTCGGCGCCCGTAGTGACTTCTGTCGTCCAGCCCCGGCGCGCGCGTCCAGCACCGCGTCCGGCTCCCATCGTGCCCCGCAGTCGCCGCAGCGCAGCACCACCCAGCTGCCTCCCACGGGCACCGCATCCGTACTTCCGCAGAGGGGACAATCCTCGACCTGGGATTCCACGCGTGCTCTCGTCAGTTAGCGCCTTGACGCGCGATGCGTCGTTAGCTACCTTTATTGTGGGTCATCCTAGCCCACACCGGCAGCGTATACAGCAACATTCCCCGACCTTCCCGAGACCTTACAAGTCGATGATCCGAAACTGGATGCCGCAATCCAGGCAGTGCAGCTCGCCCTCCCCGTCGTACGCCTCCTCGTCCAGCATGACATGCACGCTCAGGCAGGCCAGGCACACCGGAGTTTCCGCAGGAACGTAGATCAATTCGCTGACGTACTTGGTCTCATCGTACATCCGCCGCACCAGTCGTCGTTCCCACACCCGCGGGTCCTTCTCGGACCGGCGCCAGATCATGGTCTGGCGCGCCTCGCCTCCCTGCGGCCCGAACGGGCCGGGCGTCATGCGACCTCTTTCATCCAGTACGGCACCACCCCATTCGAGCCCTTCGGGAACTCCGCCACCACCGGCACGTCGGGACAGTAGAACTTCCCCGCTTCCTCCATGCAGTGGCGCATCACGCCCGCCATTTCTTCGGCGATCGCGTCGTCCACTTCCGCCACGATTTCGTCGTGGACCATGTTCACAATGAACGCCTGGTCCTGCCACCCGCGATCGTCAATCTCCCGCTGGATCAAGCACGCGGCAGCCTTGGTCATCGTTGCCGAACCGCCCTGAATCGGCGCATTTGCGCCTTCGGTGTACGTCCCCTTCGCGTCCTCAGGAAAGAAGCGCAGCCGCCCGCACGGGGCGCGCACCCAGCTCACGGATCCGCCCGCCACCTGGTCCCAAATCTTGGGTCCCTTCCCCTTCGGGTCGGCCGCGTCAGAGCAGGCGTTCTGGAACTCCAGGATCCGCTCGTGGACCTCGAAGAACCGCTTGTGCATCTTGCGCGCGTCCTCCATGGTCGGCGCAGGAACGTGTCCCGCCACGATCGCGTCCACCATGCCCAGCGTGAGCTGGTCCCGGAGCTTCGGGACGCCCGATCGATACGCCATGGAGAGCACGATGGCCTTGAAGTACTGGCGCTCGAGCTTACCCTCCGGGGTCGACAGGTCCGGGCGATGGCCCAGCATGGCCTCGGCCACGGCGAGGTACAGGTCGTCGTTGTCCAGGTACGTCCGCAAATACGTCGGATCCTTGGACAGCTGGGCGAGCAGTCGGGGCTCCTGCTGGGAATAGTCAGCGATCACGTAGCTCCGCCCCGGCGCGGGCCGGAAACACGCACGGTACCGGGGGTCCCCAGGGATCTGCTGCAGATTCGGGCTCATGCTGAGCCGCCCCGTATTGGTCGTGGCCTGGTGCACTTCCGTGTGCACACGGCCAGTGTCTGACCGCACATTCTTGCGCAGCCACTCAATACCAAACGACGACACGCGCTGGTCGAACTTGGAGTACCGAATCAACAGATCCACGAGGTCCACCGGGAGCTGTCCGCGCGCCTTCCGCAGCTGCAGCGACTTCTTGTCCGCATCCGTCAGGATGCAGAACCGGTCTTCCGGCAGCACCCAGTCCGGAATCTGCTCAGGACTGACCTTCCGTCCCCGGGAGGCCTGAGCTTCCACCCACTCCGAGCCGTGCCCCTGCTTCAGGCGCAGCAGCTCGTCCGTGTCGGCGACGATCTGGTGCTCCCAGCCGATCTGCCCGCAGTGCCCCTTGATTGCCCATCGGATCTGCTCCGAGCTGGAGTAGTTGACCGGCTTCGCCAGTCGGGGGTACAGCGGGCGCGCCTTATGCTCGTCCGTGTCGAACAAATCGACCTGGTGGGTCAGCGGGCGCACGAACTCGTCCAGCGCCTGCTCGGTCTTGGCCAGCTCGGAAATGGCTTCCTGGTACAAGGCCCGCCAGGCGGCACGATCGATCCCGATGCCCTGGTGCTCGAGCTCCCCCAAGACCGGGATCAGGTCCATCTCCACCTTGATCACCCCCCGCAGCCCGCGCTCCTCGATCAGCTTCCGCTGCGCGGCCGCGATCACGAAGGGGTACACCACGTCCGTCGCCGCGTAGGCGATCTGGCGCAGCGTGTGCTCGCCTGGCGGCGTGGCGTAGAACGACACCCGCAAGTCCTTGTCCTTGTCGATGTCCAGTCCGGTATACCGATCCATCAGCGACCACATCGAGCACAGCTTGTAGGCCGAGCGCTCTTCCCCCTTCCCCGGCGCGGACCCCTTCGGGGAGAGCAGTCCAGCGCGGATGACCATCTCGGCCACCTGCGTGTCCGCCAACTGCCGCGCGCGTACACCGTACTGCGCCCGCAGGAAACGGTATTCGAATCGAATGTTCTGGCCCAGCTTGGTCACGGCCCGCGATTCGATGACCGCGAAGATCGCGGCCAGATCGTCCGCGGTGAAGCAACGCACGTCCAGCACCACCGCGTGTGGGTCGCCCTCGGCCGGTCGCTCAACGCCCAGCTGAAGCGTGGCAATCTTGGCGTCCAGGGCGTTCAGCCCCGACGTTTCCAAGTCCAAGGCGACCACGCGGTGCTTCAGCACCCACGCCAGCACCGCAGGCAATTCCACGGGACGCGTGACGTACCAGTACCGCACATCCGCGCGGGTCTCGGTCGAGAGCGGCAAGTCGAGCCACAACTGCAACGGGGTCGTGTCCCCGGCAGGCTCCACCCGCTGGCAGACGTGCCCGTGCGCGGCGAGATCCGCCCGCTGGGCGTCGAGGTCAAAAGTCAGTGAGAGGATGGGTTTCTCCAGCGAAAAGGTCAGACGGCACGGCCCGCTGCATGGCATCAGGCGCGACTTCAAAGCGCGACACGGCTTGGTGCAGCAGCAGGTCGATCGCCACTCCGGCTTCGCCCTCCCGCTGCTTCACGATGGTCAGCTTGCGTTGCGACACAGCGCCGGGGGTGCGCTCGCCCGTCAGGATCAGCGCCACGTCTGCATCCGCCTCGATGCGCCCCGTGCCCTTGAACCAGTTGATGGCCGGTTCGTCATTGGCTTCTTTGTTCCGCGACACCTGGGAGAACAACACCACCGACTGGCGCAGCACCTTGGCCATGTACTTGAACTCGGCGGACAGCCGGGTCAGGCGGTCATAGTCACTGGCGCCCTCAACCCCGGTCGAAGTAGCGAACTGCAGGTAGTCCATGAACACGACCATCGGCTGCGCCAGCGCCAGGCGCTCACGCAGGATCGTGTCCTCCAGCAGATTCATGATCAGGTCCGGTTGGGCCGCGGAGTAGTGCGTGTAGATCGGCAGCCCGGTCAGCCGCGCCGCAGCGGCCGTCACCTCCGCGTCCTCCTCCGGCGTCAACGGCATTGGGTGCCCTGCCCACATCCGCTCGCCGCGAATCGCTCGCGAATCCACGCCGGACATCCGCGCCAACAGGCGCTCCTCGAAGCCCTCCTGGCCGGTCTCGGCGCTGAACAGCAGCACCGGCACGCCCCGCTCGGCCAAGGACACGGCCGCATCGACCATCAAGGAGGTCTTGCCGATCGAGGGCAACGAGCCCACCACCGTCAACTCCTTCGGACGCAGTCGCGTGTACCGGTCCAGTCCCGCGATGCCCCACGTCGCTCCCGTAGGCACTTCGCCCCGGTTCCGCCGCCGCATCCGGTCCAGCGATCCAGCGTAGTTGGAGTGGATCATGGGTTCGTTGGTGTCCTGCACCAGCGACAGCAGATCCGGGTTCCCTCGGTGGTACGGCGCCCCGCTCGGGCACGCCTTGCATGCCTTCGAGGGGAAGTGCTCGCGGATGTACGCACAGCCCACGGGCGAGTGCCGCAGGGCTTGCGTGAACTTGTCGTCCGTTTCCTTGGGGGAGTAGGAGGGGTGGCCTTGGCTCACCAAGTGCGCCGCCTCGCGCCCGTGCTGGAAGCACGTGAGCTGCTGGATAGCCGCATACCACTCGGGTTCCTTCAGCCGGTGCTGTTCCGTAAACGCGTGCGCCATGAAGCTGCACCCGAAGTCCGAAATGAGCTTCAGCACCCCACGCTGCGGGTTCGCTGGGCGCCCGCGCGGTTCAGTTTCGCCCCACTCCACGACTTCACGCGGGGCCTCGTCGTACAGGCGCGTTTCAGTCGGCTGCTTCGCCTCGGGGGGAATCGCCCGCACCAAGACGTTGATCATCTCCCGGGTGTTCAGGTACACCTGGGCGCAAAAGTCCTCGGGATCCAGCGGTTCGAAGGTGTCACGGTGGAGAAAAACACTCGCCCCTCCTGGCACCCCCGGACCCAGCGCGCTGGCCCATCCCGCCGGGGCCTGAGCCCCGAAAAACGGCAGCGCAATCAGATTCCCGTAGGGCTTGGTCTCGCTCACGGTGGTCTGGACAGGGTACATCCGGTCGAAGCTCTCCGCGTCCAGCAACAGCGGCCGCAGCGCCCGCCGCACGTCCACCGCCGGGACGGGCTGGTCGAAAAACCCCCAAATGTGCAACCCACGGCCCGAACGGGACTGCTCGAGATAGCATTGCAGTCCGGCGGATTCAAAGGCGTCGAGCTGCTTTGACGCCTGATCCAGCACGTCGGTGCCGTCGCTGTCCGTGTCAAAGTCCAGCGCAAACCACCACACCGTCGAGTCCGGCAAGAGCTGGTAGCGCCCGAGCAGCTGCTCTCCTGCGAGGTGCCCACGGACGGCCTCGGCGGTCAGACCATCCTTCACCAGGACGTACCCCACCTTGCCGTTCACGCTGTCCTTCTTCGGGAACGCGCGCGCGTACACCTCGGTACGTCCGTTGAACAGTCGCAGGGTTGACTCAATCAGCTCTGACACATGCCCCCAAGCAGAAGTGGCCCACCTCGCGTTCCGCGAAGTGGACCACACCTTACCCCGGGACCAGCGGCCGGTTAGATCGGCGCTGTCACCCGCACCACAAGGCTGTCTGCGCCAGGCACCACCAGATCATCGATCTTCATCCAGAACGCGCGACTCTTGGGGTTCTTCGTCTCCCACGTGTTGATGCGCGTCCACGCCGTCGCCACCACCTGCACCGAGTCTCCGTACGCGCCCGTCCACACAATCTTTGCTTCCTTGCCGTTCGGCACGGGCACCGGCTGGCCGCCGAGGGTGATCACCCAGCGACAGCTGTTCACCGACGGATTGGCCGCCTGCCACGCCGCCGTGCCGCAGTCAATCGAGCGAGCCACCGTGGTGTCCGCCGCCGTCAGCATCGCACGCACCGGAAGCTCCGGCGTGTTCGGGACCACGACCGGCACCGGCTTGGGCGTCGGCTCAGGACGGGCTGCGCCCGTACAGCCGATGACCAGCGCCGCGACCGCGAAGTACGAGAAAAACTTACGCATTACAGCTTCCCCTTTCGTGAAAATGAGCTCAGACTACCGGGCTGAGCGTTCGGCTGCGTCCGGGACAGCCGGAACGCCAGCGCCGTCGGGCCGGAGGCCGCCACAGCGCCCACCAGCAGAGCCGCGCCCATCTCGAGCAACTCAGGGCTCGCCTCGCCGCCAATCCACCGCACAGCTGCCAGGACGATCGCTGCCGCCAAAGCGTTCAGGCCGCGCTTCGACCAATCTCCCAGAGCCGCCACAGGGCGAATAAAGGACGCCAGGTACACCAGCACCGTCGCGAGCGCCGCAGCAATCGGATACTGGTACTTGATGAACAGCGCCTGCAACTGCTCCTGGAAGCTCAGGGCGGGCAGCACAGCCCCTGCGCTGTCCGCGGCGGCCGCAACGATGACCGTGTCCTGGGCGGACAGCAGTGTCGGAATCCCCGCCGCTGTGGCCAACACCACGCACACCGCCAGCACCCCGGCCACCAGCAAGGCCTTCTTCATGGCGATCAGCGCCTGCAGATTACGGGTCATACACACTCCTTCGAGTAGGGTCCCAATAGCGTCCCTCGAGTAGACAAGGACCTTACGTCCACTCCCATAGGTCGGCAGCAACAGGTACCAATCGCACGCCCGCCTACGGCCGGACCGCAATAGTCGCCCCCAACACCCAGCCGGTGCCTGTACGAGAAAACGTGTCCACGTCGAACGCCGCGACTTCGCTCTCCGCCGCGGCCGCCGCGACGCCGATGTTGACCCCGCCCTGTGAGACCTGGTACAACGGACAATTCGCGGGGTACGCGCTGACCGTGTCGCTGCCATTTGCCCAGGCGTAGGCCGCGACCCAGAGCGTCTTCTCCACATCCCACCCCGCCGGGTTAAACGACGGCAGGTTCAGATCGCTATTGAAGTTGTCAAATTGCCCCGTCGTGACAGCAACGTCCGACAGCGTCCCGCCCCAGCTAGTGATCCGATGCGCGACATAGGCGACACGCGCCCCGGCGCTCAGCGTCAACCCGACCGTCCCTCCCTCACCTCCCGTAGCCACCCGCGCGTACACGGTCAGTTGCACCACTGAGTTGCTGTTCCAGGTGACCAGTTGTGTCCAGTCCGCGACCGTTGCCGTGGCCGTCCCAGCGTTCGCGATGATCAGCAGCAGCAGCTGCCCGGAGGCAATGCCTGACGGCAGGTCAAGGGTGTGCGACGTCAGCCCCGCAGATTCGTAATCGGACACCGACGCCGCGACCAGCGGGAAACCACTGCCCACCGGCGCCCCCGCACCCCACCCGAACGCCTGAATCCCGAGCATTACGACTGGCTCAGGTAGCTGACATACCACGTGGCACCCGCCACCAGCGACACGAGGTTGTAGATCCGCACTTCCCCGCTCGGGATCGGGACCGCAGGGGCACCCGCCGCCATGTAATTCGCATTCGTGATTGCGAACGTCGCCGTGCCATTTCCCGTCACCACCACGGTCAGGCGCGCACCCCGCCCCGAGGCGGGCGGGTTCGTCACGGTCATCGTCGCGTTGCCCGTCAGGGTACAGGTCGCGACGTTGCCGAGCGTGTAGTCCGCGTTGAAGGCCCCCGTGACGTTTCCGATCGCGTTGACCTTTTCCGCGTAGTCGGTGAGATACGCACGGGACAGTTCATTGTCCTGCAGCGCCGCCGTACCGCTCACCGTCAATCCGACCAGCGTACCCACGCTCGTGAGCGACGACGCCGTCACGCCCGCCGCCAGCGTGGCACCAGTGAGGGCGCCCGCATCACCAGCCGCCACGAGCTTGATCCAAGCCCCGCGCGCTGTACTGTACGCCCACGTCGCGCCATTGGCGGTATAGGTCTGCCCATTGGTGGGCGCGGACGGAAAATCAAGAACAGCCATACAGTCTCCTCACAGTTGTCCCGCGCTCCACACACCCGCCATGCCCGCACAAGCCGACCCTCGGGGCTACGGTCCTACCCCAAGCGTGCACGCCACCCACGAGTCACCCGTCCCCGTCGTGAACGCAGTCGGATTCTGACTTGCCGCCGTCGCCGTTCGCGTAGCCCAGGCCAAACACACGCCTTGCGCGTTGTTATCCTCTACTGTGCCCGTGCTGACGAAATCCGTCGGGAACGCGGTCAACGCTCGACCGGAAGTGCCGTCGTCCTTGGCGGCGAACGCGAACCACAGCGTCTGCTGCGTGCCCCACGTGGGGGTCAGCGATGGGGGGTCCGCCGATGTGCCACTGCCTGTTGTGATTGCCCCCTCGACCGACGACAAGCTCAGCCCACCGGAGGGGCGACTGATCCGATACACGCGAAACGCGTTTCGCTCGGAAGCGGAGGTCGTGACACTCACCGCTGCCCCCTCCGACCCATCCGCAATACGCTTCAGCACCGTCAGCCGCACGGCCGACTCGCTCCCCGCTGAGACCGCTTCAGTCCATCCAGTGGCCGTCGCCGTCGCGTCGCCGTCGTTCGCGAAAGCAAGCAGGAGCAACTCACCTGTCACGATGCCGGACGGCAACGTGACCGAGTGGGTCGTACCGAACGTGAGCGCGGCGCTTTGCGGCGTCCCCTCCACCACCGGAGGGCCCGTCGGCGCCGCAGCGTTTCGGTACGCCGCTAGTCGTCCGATACCGATCACGTGTACGGTCCGCTATACGACCCGAGCCACACCGTCCCACCATCGACGCTGATCAGTGTGACCAAGGTGACCTGATTCGCCGTCCCCAAGGAGGGCGGCGTACCGCCCACCCACTTCACAGACCCGGGCCACGCGATCGTCCGCCCTCCGGTAGCGTCCTGCGTGACATACACACTGAGGGTCGCCGCCCGGCCGGAGGCCGGTGGGTTCGACAAGGTCAGCGAGGTGATGTTGCCCGACAGCGTGCACGTCACCACGTTGCCCAGCGAGTAGTCGAACGTTTGCGCGCCGCTGATCGACCCGCGCGCATTCAGCTTTTCGGCGTAGTCCGCAAGGAGGGGCCGCGTCAGCTCGTTGTCCTGGAGTGCGACCGTGCCGCCGACCGTCAAGCTCGTCAGCGTGCCCACGCTCGTGAGCGACGACGCCGTCACGCCCGCCGCCAGCGTGGCGCCGGTCAGCCCACCCGCCGCCGCGTCCACCGTAATGTTCGCGCTGCCGTTGAACGACACCCCGTTGATCGTGCGCGCGGTCTGGAGCACCGTGGCGCTGCCCGCATTGCCGGTCACCGTGGTCTGGTCGCCCGTGTTCGTCCCCGACACCGTCGCCGTGGCCGAGACCGTCAGGGTCGCGCCGTTCGCGATCGTCAACGTCGCGCTGGTCGCCGGGGCGGTGATCGCCACCTTGTTGATCGAGGTCGCCGTCGCCA